GCGAGACACTCTTGCAACCCTGTGGGCAAGTTAGTTGCGATATGAAACTGACCCAGTTAGATGGCCTGAGTTTCTGTGATACCTGCAATCTTCGCATTTTGTAATTTGCTTTTGTAATTTTGAAAATTGAAAATGGGCTGGAAAAGTAAGTTTTTCCGACTTCTTTTTGAAGCTGTTAAGGGCAGAAACTTCTTTCTGCTGGTTGCAATCCCAGAATCACCCCCGTACAATTCTCTGTACCCATCCAGTAGGTATTAAGTTCACCAGAGAAAAGGCTGAACTGCTAACGGCTATCTACTGGGTGGGTTTTTACATTCTCAGTATTTAGTAATCATGAACAGAATGCCGATAATACAGCTAATCATGATGATGACTAATGCGCCTTCCATTACACCCCCCACATCTGAGCAAGAGTCGGCCTTATCGGCTTTATCCCTCTTCTTCTCTGTTCAGCAGCTAACTGTCTACTAGTCAATCCGGCCCATACTCCATGCATATCCGCTGCCGGAAACTCAAGTGCATACTCTAAGCACGGTTCCTTAACAGGACAGTTACTGCATATCCTTCTAGCCTCCGCTATATAAGTAATATCCTTATGTTCTTTAGGGAACATTAGATTGGTCAATCCCTTACAAGCAGCGTGTTCAAACCAGTCCTTTCTGCCAATATACAATCCATTTAATGGTTGACTATTATTATTGGTAGATTTTTCTTTGGTCACTATAGTGAGCCTTTCTTGATAGGTTTCATTAATTACAGCACACAAAAATAGGCAACCGTGATACCGTTTTAGTAAACTCGAATGTGTAATAATTGCTGTATGCCAGTTACCTATGGACACCCACAAGACATGCCGTTTAACCAGTCTCACGACATAGACCAGTACACAAAATGGTTTAATCTCATGAATATGGACTTCGAATTACTGCATATCGGTAATAGCTGGATATGTAACGCTTGGTCACGGGAGAAGAACACGGAACTAGTGAGCAGTTCGGGGGCTAAGCAGACAATCTCTGAAGCACTACAGCAGTGTTACTCAGACATACGTGCTCTTACTAGGTAAGTTGTTTCTCCCCTATGGGGATTCCTAAGCTTTTCGAAACTACATGGCACCTTAAAGAAGGCGGCCTTTGTTATTAGGCTTGTTTCTCTAAGGTTTTACGGTATGGGGCTTCCTGGACAAAAGTCTGGAAAGGTGAACCCGTATAAGGGTCAAACTTAGAAGCGACGGTAAGTGCTTTTGTGCAGATAGACCTAGCTTGGGTCAGTGTTGGACGCTTATTCCCTACCAGAGAGTACAAAGCTCCTAAGGCATAGGAAGAACCAGTACCCGTAGAGTAGAGATAATTTGCCTCTGTTGTCCAGCTGTAATCGGACTCAATAATGTAGATTGCGCCGTTTACTACGACTACTACAGAAGAACCCTGTTCAGCACGATGCTCTTTGGAATCCCCGGAATCTGGAGGAGAATAACCTTGAGAATCAAAGCAAGCTCTTAAACTTGGGATAAATTTACCCGTAATAAAGGCATCGAGCTTCTTTCCCCTTAGTCCTGGGGTTATAGGAGGAGGTTGGAATACATGGTGCAATATGTTAATTGCACGCATTTCGCCAGCCGCACCGAGCAAATATTTTCCATTTGCGGCGATTTTGGACGAGCCATTGCCTAGTGTCGATACCTGATAGGCGCTTCCGTCGTCGCCAAAGGATGAGATACGAGTATCGCACCCCACCACGGCAAAGCCGTCCCCCTGGATTCCGACGATAGTTGTCATTATTCCGCTATGTACTCAACTCCACGGAACATGCACCAGCCGTTGTATATCGGTGCCACTTCATAGGAGAACTTGTGCTTGCCAGTATCTTCGTAGGTAACTACACCAATACCCTGTTGCCAGTTTTCGTGTCTTGTGAGCGGGCGACCATCGAGGTCTACACCACCACGGGTTGAAGGGATAGCCCCATCTATACGGCAAAGGCATCCTGGGGACGCAGCCATAATAGTGCGAGCACCGTCAAAGTCTTCACGGGTCTTGAATGCTGTCTCGATACGGTGAATATGGCCGTAAATGACAGAATGCTTCTCGTTATTTAGATATACATGGGCAGTTGAGCCGGAAGACTTAACGCGGTCTCCGTGAATAATGCGCAATTTCTTATTTATCCACAGGTCTGCTGCCGGATATCCTGGCTTATACTCAATTCCATAATCGTCCATTCGGCACAGATAAGGAACAGACAGCACGGGCCATGAGTCTGGGGTGTTGCCTTTTCTGAGTCCATATGCCGCTCCGGCATTCTGGACAAGATACTTAGGCATTCTTTCCTCATGGTTTCCTGCCAACCATACGATTCTGGCATGGGGAGCAGCCGACCGCATTTGAGCGCAAAACATTGCGGCCCTATCAATAGAAGCCTGGGTGGTCTGGGCATATGCTGGGTAGGTAACGTACTTACCCATCTCTGGAAGGTCAAGATTGTCTCCAACACAGGCAATTAGCTCTGGTTGAAGCTTCTTTATCATTGCCAGCACGATGTCTAGGGCCTTGTCATCATGTGATGGCTCTAGTTCGCCTTCCTTATTACGGAAGAAACCTATCTGTATATCAGGCACCACAACGCAGGTTTTGAAGGTGGTTGGGGCTTTCGGTTTTGTCGTTGTCTTTTGTAGTTGTATTGGCTTGCTTTGCTGGACAATTGGCCACTCTGGGCCGGTATCCCACTTGGGTGAAAACTGAATAGCGACCCTGCTTGAATCTCTTGTTTCTAAAGGATTGTCTGGGTTCTGAGTAGAAGACTGATTAATTGAGATTTTTTTGATTTCTCCTACATCGTCTAAGCTGATATCCTTAAGACGGAGCATCTCTGCAATTGAGTCAAGAACCTTTTTGTTTTGCTCAGACTGCTTTTTGTCCTTCGTAATAGAACTAAGGGCTGAAGATAGTGGTTGTTTTTTAGCGGTCATTATTTGCCCTCATTCTTTGCTAGACATGAATCGATTGTTTCTCGGATGCAGCAGTTAAAAGAAGGGTCTTTGAAACACGCTCTTTTTGTTCCTACAACATCTCTTCCGATAGAGTGACCATCAGCACATAGTGCTCTTGTGATGTCCATTGTTGATGCTTCACTAGCCATAGCTACTATTAGTGCATCTTTTGTTTCACTATCTAAAGAGTTTGTTATTGAGCCAAACTTGCATATCTTTTTGCTTTCGCCACTGGCTACAGCTTTTAACGCATCTTTTAACACGTTTCCTCCACGGCAATAACGACACCTACGGCATCACTTCTGTCAACATGAATACTACACTATTGCCACAGGGTGATGTAGTATGAGCGCATGAAGGTCGACAAATCTGCAGAAGTAAAGAGGGCCCTAGAGGAAGCGCTGAGTTCTTCTGTATCTAGCGACTCCGGTGACATCGTTGATGCTGTTCTTAAAACACTTGACAAACAGAAGGTTTTCAGGTATCACAACGAAAATTCAATAAATCTCATATCTACGTCCGGGCGAGTGTTGATTGCCTTGATGGAAGACCCGACAATGACTCAGCGTGCTCTTTCTGTTTATTTAGATTTAAGCGAAACAATGATTGACAAAACGGTCAAATTGCTCATACAAAATAAGCTCATTACAAAGACAAAAACACAACGACAAAATATTTACAAAGTAAATTTAGAAGAAGTGAAAAAACACCCTGATATACAGCACCTAAAAGAAGCTATAGCAGGAATATTCGATGCAAAAACTATGCCGAATAAGAATAAAAACGGGTTTGAAGAGTCTGTTTTCTAAGTAAACTGTCGTTATGAAAATTCGTGACGACCTAAGTGTCATCTTCAAAGAGAACTCGTGCTCTCATTATGTGTTGAAGTACGTAAAGTTCAAGGGTGGCAAAGCAGACGTAACAGAGTCTTCATCACTGTTTAAAGGAAAAGTACAGGATAAGAACAAGGCTAGGAAATCTGCCCAGGTTCTAGTGAAGGATGGATGCCTTCTTTGTATATCAGGTGATACCCATCAAATAACCGCAAAAGGTTTAGACGTTATTATGTCTATTGGTCGGAGGAACTCTCACCTAAAGCCAGACCCCCGAGACTGACTAGCCAAGCGCTAAACACTTCGTCAGCTATTGGCATGAACCATACTTGACAGGATTCAATGTCTCTAGGATTTCCAGATAGCGTCCAGCATATATCCAAAGATTTATCTGCATAACAGGAGCCAACATTGCATTCCATGCCAAACCTGTTGGCAAACCATTTGACCGCACACCCATAGTCTTCCACGAAACATGCGCCCTCGTTACCGTGAGGACAGTAAACAGATTCTATTTCTATTTCGGATTTAACGATTTTAAGAATTAGCTTGTGACCATCGTTGTGCCACATCATCTCGTCGATTGCCATCTATAACTCTCGTTTGGATAAATTTGAAAAAATTAGCTCAGCTCTTAACAGCAGCACTGAGCTAACTACAAAATAGCACTACACCTAGGCTCTCAGGCGCTAGGTGTAGGTGCTTTTTTTCTAGGTGTTTTCTGTGCTGTTTCAGAGTCTGCAACTGCTCCTTTTTTGTCGAATCTAGAAAACACTGTGTTTATTTCACTGACAGTAAGTTTTCCGTCATCAAGGAATGCACGGGAGAGGCCCTCGATAACAGTGGCAACTCCTGCTATACCAGCCATCATTATGGCTTTAGTCATGCTGACGCCAGCGATTGCGCCAGCACCTACAACTCCGAGACCGGAGGCTGCAAATGTTGCAAATATTCGAAGAAGAACGTTAAGAAACAGTTCTTTCTTCATTACGACTCAGGTGTCTCTTCGGCCTTCTCTGCTTCAGGTTCTGCGACAACTTCTGCTTCTGCAGGTGCTTCTTCTACCTTTGGCTCTTCGGCAACTGGCTCTTCAGCTTTCACTTCTTCGACAACTGGGGCCTCTTCCTGCTTCTTCTTCTTTGCAGGCTTTTCTTTGATTTCAACAGGCTGAGAGACAGGAGCTACTGCTTCTGCTGCCTTCTTTGCTGCTCTTTCTTCGGGGGTAAGTTTTCTCACAGTATTTCCTCGTCTTCGTGTGTGGTTTCTTTTACTTCTTCTGGCTGAATTGCCTTGTTTTCAAGAACAGGAGGGAAAGATTCTTTCACTGGTTCAGGCTGAACTTCTGGCTGTACTGGCGCTTCGACCTCTACTTCAGCTTCTACTTCAGCCTTTTTCTTGGACTTTGCTTTTGATTGCTCTTTTTCTTCCTCGAGCGAATCATTTTTTTCAGCAACAAAAGAAGGGGTAACGCCCTTGTTTTTTTTCACCAGTTGAGCCTGGCGTGCCCTGTAAATTGGACTATCGTTCATCTTTTTCTTCTCCTGAATCTGTTTGGACCATTTTAAACGATTGTTCAGCACATCTGATTGAACAAAAGCTTTCTTCTCCTCTAATCCTTATCATTCCTCGGACGGACTGCCTTGAGCAGTACGAACAGACGGAAGGGGAGTTCTTGGTTCCAAAAACTTTGAACAGTGTTCCATAGATAGAGGGGTCGAGAATCTGTTGGACCTTAGACTGGCCCGCTACTGGTTTTGCTGGTTTCTTGCCTGCCATTAGAGGTCTCCTTTTGCATGGTCACGAATGTGCTCGTCAATTTTTGCTTCTGTACGCTCTACGCCTTTTTCAACTCTGTCAATTGATATTCCAAGAGTTTTGCCCATTGTGTCGATTTTGTCCACGACAAAGTTATGGTCAGCCTTGTTTTCTTCCCAGCGGCTTTTGTCTGAACGTCTTCCGTGCTCCATAAAGCCAACAATGACCATTCCAATCATGCTGATTAAAGCAATGATTATCTCGTTCATTATGCAGCGCCAGGCTTAGGAATGGACCTCCACGCTGCTTCCATTTTTGCAGCGTCTTTTGCAAATTCAGGCTCGAGTTCTATGTGTATCCACTTCCCTCCGAATGAGCCAGCATTATCTTTTTCGTTATAAATTTTCACCCCTGCAGCGCCCTCGCCGCGCGAGCACCTGAAACCGCGACCGAAGCCGGGCTTCTTGTCTGTTGCGTTTGCATCGAATGCGTAGTCGTGAATTTCCACAATGCCAAGAGCTTCTGCGTTTGCAAGGAACCAATCCCACATTGCTACGCCGATTTTGCGGTCTGTGTAGCCGATGTCTGCTGCTGCGCCAGTTGCATGGACGCTCAGAAACTTCTCCATGCCTGGGTCGCCAATTTTCTTGCCAGCAGTCTTCGAATTTCTCATCAATCGATTGGAATAGATTCCCATGTTCGTCGTTTTCCATCTTCTGGAACAAGCATTAACAAACCAGACAGTTCCGTCTCCAGCCTTTTTTCCGTCAAAAGCGGGGAAATATGGGTACTTTCTTGTCATTTTGGTCCTCCATAAATAGGTTGTGGGGCGTGCAAAACTATGGCAAGTTAAAACACACCAATATTATACCTCATCAAAAATGATGGGTAATAAAGGAGCTATGCGGCAGTTGGTTTATTTTTGTTTTGCTTTTTTGAAAATTATCAAAAAGAAGCCAAAGCAAATTGCATAAACACTTAACAGCACCCTGTACAGGAATTGAGCACCAGTTTGTGGAAGATTTGGTTCGTGGCTATGAGAACTATGGTCATGAACTGTGGTTGTAGTGATAGGTGCTTCAACAACAACGCTAGTAGTGCTTGATTGTTCCGTGCTCGGCACTGGGGGTTGTGTTGTTGTTATAACTGGCTCAACAGTTGTACTAGGAGCAATAGTCGTAGTTGGAGCAACTGTAGTAGTTGTAGGGGGAACAGTGGTTGTAGGAGGATTCCACGTTACGGTTGCAGAAACTGTCTTAGAAACACCACTAACAACAGCCGTAGCTGTATATACGGCTGAACCTGTTGAGCTTGTGCGTACAACTATTGTTGCCACACCGGAAGCGTTAGTCACGGCAGTGAGTGTTTGACCAGCATCTGGCCCACTGCTAACCGTAACTGTAACTGTAACTCCAGGCTGGGCAACGCCAGAAATAGTCTGTGCCGTTGCCGTGATTGTGAGGTCCTCACCTGCGTTTGGGTTCTGGGGAGAAACAGCAAGAGTAAATGAGCTAGGCAAAGAGACAGAGCCTCCACCGATAGATACAGCTTTTCTTGTGCTAGATGCTGATGGGTACGGATAATCGGCCAAAACTTTTAGCGTTCCCACATTCCCAGTAAAGTATCCGTGCCAGCAGGCGGCAACCATTGTGTTTGATAAACCGAAATCCGAAATTCCATCTGCTGCCGCATCTGGTCCACCATTGCATCCGCCATCGTTGAATGTTGCAGTTGGAAGAAGAGCCGTTAACCAGCCGTATGGGTTGTAGCTAGAAAAAAGTCCACCTCCAGAGTTAACAAAGTCTGCAATTTTTTCAGCATTTGTTGTAAACAATCCATTTATGGCAGAAGACCGACTCCAGTCGTCTGGTATCCAAATCATTTTTGGAGGATTTGATGTTATCCCAGAAGAAAAAAATGTGTTTAATTGCGCTGATGTCGATATAAATTCAACGCTTGGTTGAAGACTGGAAGACGCATTACCAAATTGTGTTAAAAATTTTGTAGAAAGAAGAGTGTTCCAGTTATTGCCACAACCGCCAGCACTGTTTGCATTATCTATGCCAAGAATTGCAATTTTTCCATTATTTCCAGGAATTATGGATTGGTCGTAAACGCTTTTAACAACCTTGGCAATGTATTGGTCTGTATTCTCGCCCATTGCAGCGTGACAAACTGGGTCCATGCCGTCAAGAACAATAGGTCCTCCGCCAGTATTTGCACTTGCTGGATTTCCCCACGTTAAAGAATTTTGATTCTTGGAATAATCAAGGGGAAAGATGCTAATTCCCAAAACAACACAAGCAACAGCAATTACTTGAACAATCCTGTAGTTAAATTTATCTAAATACATTTTAGTCTTCTTTCTTTATTACTATTCCAGTGAGATGAACCAATAGGGCAATGCCGGAAATCCACATGCCCATTGTTCTTGTTTCTCCGGAAAGGGTTATTAATACGGTCACCGCTCCGGCGAGAGTCCATGCAAGAGCATGGAATTCTTTGATTACTTTTTTAAAAGCTTTCAATTTATTCTCCTTCTATTAGAAGTGTTTTTGTTTTCAGATGGGCCTGCACCGCCGCCGCCACCGCCACTATTCCCACTCGGAGAAGATGGAGAAGATGGGGCACCGGCCGACATGGTTATGCTTGTTGCGGCAATGGCAGCTGCGACAACGACTCTTCTTGTTCCAACATCCACGGCAGAGCCAAGCGGAACATATGTGTCGATTGCTCCGTCAAATACGTTGATTTCAGATTCCATTGCTTCTCTGACTTCAGTTGGGGCGTCTTGGGCAGCTTCAACCAGCTCTGCTGCTTCTTCCGCTGTTACGTTTGAAATGTCAACCGCGTCAAAGATTTCTGTTGCCTGTTCGCCGTCAATGCTCTGCAAAACCTTTTCACTTGTAGCAAGTTCGGTAGCTTGGTCCTCGTTTACACCAGCTTCCAGAACAGAATCAACTGCGCTCGCAACCTGCTCTTCTGTGACGCTGTCGTTTTCAAGGACGTCCACCACTGCAGAAAACTGTTCATCAGTTAGTGGTTGGTCTAAAACTTGAGAAATAACTTCGTCAAACTTTTCATCAGACAAAGGCTCATCAAACACGGCTTCAAGAACATTCGTTAATTCGTCTGTTGAAAGAGGTCGTGAAAAAACTTCATCAATAACAGCAGAAAACTGTTCTTCGGTCAGCGGTTTATCAAGAATGTCGTTTACGGCCTCACCCAAAGCGTCCGGATTTGTAATTTCGTCAATAATTTCAGAAACTGCATTTGACAAAGCTGTAGTAGATATGTTTTCAGTATCCAGATTGTCAATTTCGTCTTGTTTTTCTTCTTCTAATTCTGGCGCATCCGGCGTTGTTGGCGTTTGTTCTTCGGCATATTGTGGTATCTCGGGGGCGGGTTCATCGCTTTCGGGATTACTCGTGCTCGGGGGTGTCTCAAGTGGTACCTCTGTTTCTGGGGCGACCGTTATTACGGTAGGAACATCGATTTCTTCTGGAACGGTTGTAGTGGTTGTACTAGTTGTGGTTGCGCTGGTTGTAGTAGTAGGTAGTGTTACGCCGTTAACTTCATTACTCCAGCTGGAGTAAACGGGAATTGAGTCGTTATCTGCCCTCACTTTGAACTGACAAGACTGTTCAGGCTCAAAATTTTCAATTACAGCAGAAGTTATTGGCGAAGCTATGGCAAATCCAGAAGCCCAATTATCACAAGACCAAAAAACCGCATATCTTTCGACACTGGCATTTGACTCTTCTGGGGCATCCCAAGATAAATAGACCTTACTTTCATTGGTTGAAGTCACCATAAGGTTTTGCGGACTGTTTAGATATGGAGCAATTGTTGTAGTCGTAGTAGGTGCTACTTGTTGAGTAAATGCACTGTCTGGGACCACGGCCCAACCTGAACCAATGTCCCAATAAAGCGTGGTCCACGCACCTCCACCGTTTTCGTAGAACCACATTTCAAATTTCTTAGATACGCCAGCCTCAAAATCAACATAACTTGACAGTGTTCCACCGCCACCTTTGTCTCGCCAGTCGTCTTGTATGCGTACATCGTCTACATAGAGCTGTGTTCCGTCATCAGCCTGAGGCCAAAATCTAAAAGAACCAGAAACAGGAGAGGTTATGAAACCCTCATATCGGACAATAAAGTCTTCATACATCCCAAATGGCGGACTTTGGTCAAAGTTTTGCTCCACCCTTGACACCGTTGTTTGACCCACGGACGGTCTGCCAGAAACTGTAGGAAGCGGCGGATTGGAGTTGTAGCCAAAATTGTTATAAACGGTCATTAATAAACCGGGGTCAACATCAGCTCTAGCGAAGCCAGAAAATGTGCTAACTATTGACAATATTGCTACAGGGAGGGTCAACCATGCTGAACGTCTAAATTTAAACCTAGTGTTCCCAAAAAATGACACCATTTCCCCAAATGTGATAGTCGATTGCCCCAAAGACAAAACAATTTTACCATTTTTACAAACATTAAAAATCACGGACATTAATATTGTTAGCGCCAAATTAACAAAAGCACTGTGACTTACTTGCTACTCAGGTGTTTTCTCTCAACTACAATAAATACTGGAGAATCTCTAGGAGTTGGCCATGATTGCAGGCATTTACAACATATTTTGTCAGCAGGGTGCTACCTTTACGCGAATCATCGACCTCCAGTATCCCGACGCCGTTGACCCCACAATTTTTTACCCGTACGACCTTGAAGGTTTTACTGCGAGGATGCAAGTAAGAAGAACTATTTCTTCTACAACAAAAATAGTTGAGCTAACTACTGAAAACGGAAGAATAGAAATAGTTCCAGAAGACGGAAGAATTATTCTGAATATGCCACCATCAGTGACCGCGGCGATAACAAGCAGCGGAGTCTATGACCTAGAAATTCAAAGCACTGAAGGGGTCGTGTCAAGAGTTGTTCAAGGAAGCTTTACTCTTTCCGAGGAAGTAACAAGATGAGCAATGTTCCGAACCAGGTAAATATTCATGAGGACACTCCAAACCAAGTAATAATTAATCAGGATTCACCGAATCAAGTAATTGTTAGAGGTGGGGGTATCGGAGGAAACTCCGCCAATACGAGTAGACACGTACATGCTCAGAGTGTTGCTTCAGACGAATGGGTAATTACTCACACTCTTGGTGGCTACCCTTCCGTATCCATTGTTGATTCTGCAAAAACAGCAGTCTTTGGTGAAGTACAATATGACAGTACGACACAAGTGACAGTGTACTTCACCGTGCCGTTCTCTGGATTCGCATACCTAACATAAGGACAAAGGGCTGATGGCAACTAAATTTCTTACAAATATTGACCTAAATCAAAACCAACTGGTCAATGCCACCTTTGAGGTAGTCGGCACAGACCCTAACTCCGGCAACTTTGAAGGCCGGATGATTTACAACAGTACCACAGACTCAATCAAAGTCTACGGCAATGGTGCGTGGCGTTCATTTGTAAATGGCATATCTTCTGGTGGCGGAGCAGGAATTTCTGAAGCCCTTACTGTTTCTGAATCAAACGGCGTCGTAACCCTTACGCTAAATGTTGCCGATGTTGATTCTGCTGGTTTACTTTCTTCAACATTTTGGGGATTGCTTAACGGTGCAACTTCTGATGCGACAGTTTCCACTCTTGTAAAAAGAGATAGCAGCGGCAATATTAAGGTTGCCACTCCTACCGACGCTGCTCATGCTGCCACCAAGGGGTATGTAGATGCAGCTCGTCAGGGCCTCGATGTTAAGCAGTCAGTTCGTGCTGCTACTACTGGTCCAGTCAACCTTTCAAATGAACTTGAGGCTGGAGACACGATTGACGGCACGGTAACCCTCGTTGCTGGTGACCGCGTTCTCGTTAAAAACCAAGGAACAGCATCACAAAACGGTATTTATGTTGTTCAAGAGACTGGTGCACCAGTTCGTGCAACTGACGCAAATGGCACTGCCGATACGGGAACAGTATCTGGTGGAACATTTACCTTCGTTGAAGAAGGTACTGCAAACGCCGACTCTGGTTGGGTGGTTTCAAGCAACGGAGTCATCACTGTTGGCACCGATGCAATGAACTGGGTTCAGTTCTCTGGTGCTGGTGCAGTAGTTGCTGGTGACGGTCTTACAAAAGATGGTGCAACAATCAATGCTGTCGGAACAACCGACCGTATCTCAGTTTCTGCTAATGCTATTGACATTGCTTCCACGTATGCTGGTCAAGCAAGCATTACAACTCTTGGCACAATTACCACAGGTACATGGAATGGCGTAGACATTGCAGTTGCTGACGGTGGTACCGGTGCTTCAACAGCAGCAGATGCTCGTACAAACCTTGCAAGCACTTCAACTTCTGGTCAGACAACTTCTACTGCAGTTCTTGCAAGAGTTGTACATCAGGCTTGTGCCGCTTCTTCGGTTGGCGTTTCGACCACAACAGTTACGCACAACTTTGGCACAAAGAATGTGACTGTTCAGGTTTACCAAGTATCAACTGGTGAAACAGTAAACTGCGATGTTGTTCGTTCAAGCAATGACTCAGTTGTTGTTACAATGAACGGAACAATCTCGTCTGACGATTTCCATATCGTAGTAACAGGCTGATAGTCCGCCCTGAGGGGCAAAAATGTAGGAAGCGATTGAGGTCGTGGCACAAAAATTTATAACCCCAATTACAATCAAGCAGCTGTCATCTGCTGGCTCTGATGGGTTGACAATTTTTGTAGACGGCGACACCTACGCAAGACTTCAAGTTCAAGGTGGTGGTCGCCTTGTTTGGGGTGACGGAACTGCAGTCGGAGATGTAAATCTCTACCGTGACGAAGCAAATGTTCTCAAGACTGACGACACCCTAAAAGTACCTGCTCTCTATATTGACGGAATTGAAGTTGACACTTCAGGTGCTTCATCAGGTCAGATTCTTCGTTTTGATGGTGCCAAGTTTGTTCCCTATACGGGTGATGCTGGTCCAACTGGTCCTACGGGTCCGACTGGACCTACTGGACCACAAGGTGCAGATGGTTATGTAGGTTCAGACGGCGCTACTGGGGCAACAGGTCCTGCAGGCCCAACTGGGCCAGGTTACGATGTTTACTCCACTACCGAGCATTATCCCGGCCCGTCCGGCCCGACTGGTACTGGATGGTTTCATTTTGCAGTAGAAGAAAGTGGGGCATACACACCAGGACAATATGTCCGTGTTGCCAGTATCTCTTCTCCGAATAGCCGATACATAGAAGGCACTATTGCAGAAGTAGTAACAGACACTGAAATTGTTGTTGCTCCTGCTCAATATATTCCCTCTGGACCTACGGGCCCAGAATATTTAGTTGACGACTGGCGTTTTACCTTAATCGGTCGCCCAGGACCGACTGGTGCAACTGGTGCAAGTGGTGTTGCAGGGCCCACGGGAGCAACTGGACCAGAAGGGGCTACAGGTCCGACTGGTAACAACGGTTCGGATGGTCTTTCCGTAAGAGTTAAATCTCCTGTAGCAACATATGAAGACCTAGAGTTGCTGGGACCTAGTGGAACAAGTATTGGAGACCTCCGCTATGTGATTGACGAAGGAAACTTGTATTCTTTCGGACCTACTGGTGCTGGTTATGGGTGGGTTGATAGTGGTCACATAGAAGGACCAACGGGTCCGACAGGTGCTACTGGACCGACAGGGCCTCAAAGCGCTAACTACTTAGGCAACTATGACGATGAGTATCCATACGTACTTAAAGACGTGGTTACATATCAAGGTTCACTTTGGGGGAGGGCTACTAACCCAGGCGTGGCAGGCGTTGAGCCACCAACAGATTGGGTTCTTTTGGTCTCTGTTGGCGCAACCGGTGCAACCGGACCCACAGGCTCAACCGGCGCTACGGGAGCAACCGGCGATACTGGCTCAGTAGGTGCAACTGGCCCAACAGGCCCTGCTGGTCCGCTCGATGAATTAACTGATGTCATTATTACTACCCCAGGAGAATTTCAGTCTCTTCAATACGACGGAACAAACTGGGTAAATACATATGCATCAACTGCTACCTATGTAAGAAATGCAGAATCAACAACATTAACTACTGGAACCGTTGTTTATCTTTATGGCGCAACCGGTGACCATGCTTCTGTAAAAAGAGCAGACAATAGTTCTGATACAACATCTTCAAAGACAGTTGGATTAATCGCATCCAATATTTCTGCATCACAAAATGGAGTTGTAGTTACTCGTGGATATGTAGACGGAATTAATTTGTCTACTGGCTACTCCGCTGGAGATGTTCTTTGGCTTGGAGAAAATGGAGCATTTACAAAGGTAAAGCCGAGTGCTCCAGACCATTTAGTTTTTATCGGTGTAGTCGTTCGGGCAACAAATAACGGAATCATTTATGTTGCAACACAAAACGGATACGAATTAGACGAACTTCACAATGTTGACATTAATGCTGGAACACTTCTAAATGGTGATGTTCTTGCATATGAATCAAGCACTGGTCTTTGGAAAAACACTCAAGTAGTTGGCCCTTCTGGTCCGACTGGTCCAACCGGATTACAGGGAGACGTCGGCGCTACTGGTGCAACAGGAGGTGTGGGCGCAACAGGGCCTACTGGACCAGCAGGAGCAACTGGGCCTGAAGGCGCAACGGGCGCAACTGGAGTTGCTGGTCCGACAGGACCAACCGGCGAGACAGGACCAACTGGTGCTACCGGTTTAGCTGGAGATAAATACCAAACAACAAGCTCAACCAGTCTTACGATTGCATCAACTGGCTCAATAACTCTTACAGTAGGAACTAATCTTTCTTACTCAACAAATCAAACGGTTCTTATTTCTCACGACATAAGCAATCATATGCATGGCGAGGTAGATACCTACAACCCGTCAACCGGCTCATTAACGGTAAGCCTTCAAGACAGCGATGGTTCCGGAACTTATTCATCATGGACGGTCAATCTTTCTGGTGCGGTTGGAGTACAGGGTGCTATTGGTGCAACAGGTCTTACGGGCGCAACTGGCGCAACAGGTCCAGAAGGTTCGACTGGTCCAACTGGCCTAACAGGAGCAACTGGTGCCACAGGGTTGCAGGGGAATGTTGGACCAACTGGCGCAACTGGAGTACAAGGTGACACCGGTGCAACTGGACCAACCGGCCCACAGGGTCCACAGGGAGACGTTGGGCCAACTGGTGCAATCGGAGCAACAGGGGCAACTGGCGTTCAGGGTGGAGATGGCGCAACTGGTGCGACTGGTGCTACTGGTCCTGTAGGTCCAACAGGGGCCACTGGATTAACAGGAGCAACCGGTGCTACTGGAGAAACTGGCCCCACAGGACCGACTGGTCTCACAGGAGCGACAGGAGAAACAGGAGCGACAGGGGCAGCTGGACCGACGGGCGAGACTGGTCCAACTGGAGAAACCGGTCTAACTGGTGCAACAGGTCCGACTGGTGCGACTGGTGCTACTGGTCCTCAAGGCGATGTTGGTGATGTTGGCCCAAGCGGTCCCCAGGGTGAAATGGGACCAACTGGATTAACAGGATTAATTGGCGCAACTGGACCAACCGGACCAACTGGACAAACCGGTGCGACCGGCTTAATTGGTCAAGATGGTGCAACAGGTCCAACCGGCGCTACGGGTGCGACTGGTGCAACGGGTGCAACAGGGCCGAGTGGTGCAGATGGTTATGTAGGTTCAGACGGAGCAACAGGTGCAACAGGACCAACAGGACCTACCGGTGCAAGCGGAATAGGTTTTTCATTTCAGGGTGAATGGAACGGCACAACTCATGGTTACTACTACGTCAATGATGTAGTTACATACAACGGTGCTACATATATTTGCGTTAATGACGTTTATGGTAATACCGCTCCTAATGTTGATTCATCATTCGAACTTTATGTTGATAAAGGTGCAACCGGTGCTACTGGACCAACAGGAGACACTGGTCCAACTGGCGACACTGGTCCAACTGGCCCAACCGGAGAAACAGGACCAACTGGACCTACTGGCGCAAGCGGTGTACAAGGAGAAGTTGGTGCTACAGGATTAACTGGTGCAACTGGTGCCTCGGGCGCACAGGGAGCAACTGGTCCGATAGGTGCAACAGGTCCAGAAGGTGCGACTGGTCCAACTGGATTACAGGGTCTACAAGGTGATACTGGTGCTACTGGCGCTACTGGTGAAGTAGGTGCAACTGGCCCGACAGGAGTTGGAGCAACTGGCGATACAGGCCCAACTGGTGCTACTGGATTAACAGGAGCAACAGGCGCAACAGGACCGACAGGACCAACTGGTGCAACTGGTCTTGCAGGAGACAAGTATCAAACAACAAGTTCAACTAGCTTGACAATTGCTTCTACTGGTTCAATAACATTAACAGTAGGAGCGAATCTTTCTTACTCGACTAATCAAACTGTTCTTATATCTCACGACATCAGCAATCACATGCATGGTGAAGTCGACACTTACAATCCATCAACTGGTGCACTGTCTGTAACTCTTCAGGACAGTGATGGCTCTGGAACATACTCGTCTTGGACGGTAAACCTTTCTGGTGCAGTCGGAACACAAGGTGATGTTGGCGCGACAGGTCCAACTGGACCTACTGGTGCTACTGGTCCAGAAGGACCAACAGGTGCAACTGGTCCACATGGTCCAACCGGTGCTACGGGTATACAAGGTGATGTTGGTGCAACTGGTGCAACCGGTGTTCAGGGTGACCATGGCGCAACGGGCGCAACAGGACCACATGGCGCAACAGGTGCAACAGGGCCGACAGGGTTGACTGGTGCAACAGGTGCTACTGGTGAAATTGGTGCCACAGGTCCAATTGGTGCAACGGGCGCAACAGGACCTCAGGGTATAGAAGGTCCCACAGGTGCAACTGGTCCTGCAGGTTCAACTGGTCCTGCAGGTGCAACAGGTGTTGCATCTGTGGCAGTCTCTGATACTGCTCCATCTTCACCAAACGCTGGAGACCTTTGGTTCGAATCCGACACGGGTAAAACTTTTATTTACTATGACTCACACTGGGTTGAAGTAGGAACGCAGCCACTGGGCCCTTCTGGCCCAACTGGTGCCACTGGTCCTGCTGGTGCAACTGGCGCTACTGGTCCAACTGGAACTACAGGTGCGACTGGTGTTGCTGGTGAGACTGGTGCAGCTGGTGCGACAGGTCCAGAAGGACCGACCGGTGCAACTGGTCCTACTGGGGTAACGGGCGCAACTGGTCCAACCGGTATTACCGGAGCCACTGGTGCAGATTCTACGGTACCTGGTCCTACTGGCCCTACTGGCCCTACTGGTCCTGCTGGTGCTACTGGTCCTGCAGGTGCGACTGGTGCGACTGGAGCAACCGGTCCTGCAGGAGCATGGTCTGACCCTCAAACAATTACATCAAAGACGTCAAACTACACGCTTGCATCATCAGATGTTGGAACATTTGTTCAAGCAAACTCTACTTCAGCAATAACTTTGACGGTCAGCACCTCAACAGCTCTTTCTGCTGGTCAATCAATAAACATTGTTCGTTACGGTTCTGGTACTGTTGCTGTTGCTGCTTCCGGCACAACAATTTTTTCCACTCCAGGATTGAACCTGCGTGCTCAATATTCTGTTGCGACGCTTCTTTGTGTTTCTTCAGACACATACCTTCTGTTTGGAGACTTGAGTTGATATGCCAGTTCTCCCTGGTGCAAGCACTCCAAAACTGCTACCTACTATAAGCATTTCTCCAGTTACGAATTTTAACGAGAGCCTTGCAACATTAAATGCGGTAGTTTCTGCAAACAAATACCCAACTACTGTTCATTTTGATTATTCAACAAGTTCGTCTTTTACTACATTTACGACAGTGACACTCGGCTCTAGTGTGAATGGTCAGATTTCAAGCGTTTTTCATAACATAACTGGTTTAGCAGTTGGTACTGCTTACCATGTTCGTTGCCGTGCGACAAATGCAATTGGGACAACAACAAGTTCAAGCGAATCATTCACTACATGGTCGCTAAAGACGTTTACGCAAACCACTGCTGGGTCTTTCTCTGTTTCAATACCATCAGTTACCCCCACTGGCGGAAGTGCTATAGCCCCAACTGTCTATGAAATGCTTCTCTATGGAGGCGGAGGTGGCGCAAACTATGGCGGCGGCGGCGGCGGTGGCTATCGACTATTCTCTTCCCACACATCATCTTCTGCTGGAACACAAACAATCAGTGGAACTGTAGGGGCAGGTGGTGCCGCAGGAAATGGCGGTGGCGGAGTCGGAACTGCGACAACAGGCGGAAGTACAACACTGACAGTTGGTTCTACAACATGGACTGGTGGAGGCGGAACAGCAGGAGAACATCCAGGCGCAATAGGTAATCCGTTTGGTCGGGGAGGAACTGCTGGTTCCGGAACGAATGCATCCAATCTTGGTGGAACAAATGCTTATGGTTATTACTACGTATCTGGGTATGTGCAGGTGTGTACAGCTTTTGACAAGAATGGAAACTGCACCGCATTCGGCCCAGACTATAACCAGCCAATCTATGCATGGGATGCTGGGTATTATGCTTGTGGTGGTGGCGGTGGTACCGACTCTGCTGGTTCAAATGCGTCTGGCCACACAACAGCATCGCAAGTCGGTGGAAACGGCGGAACTGGTGGTGGTGCCTACGGTCTCCGCGGTGGCAACGGCGGAGGTGGTTTCGGAACACAGGGAACAGGTTCTGCTGGTGGTTTCTCTGTAGGTTCTGGAACAGTTGTAGGTAGTGGTGGAACTTCATTTGCGGCAGGCCTTGCTGGCGGCATCACATTCAAGTATTATGGCCCATAGGAAAAATTATGATTACAACACAACCATTCACTATCGATGCCATTAAAACACACAAGCTGTTTTATGTATTAGACAACATTTCTGATTCTTCTGTAGAACTGTATCGCCGTACTCCTGCCGGAGATGACCCATTTGAGGATGCAGAAGTTTTTTCTATGCAGGATGGTCATCTTGTTGTTGCTTTACGGCACCCGTTTAAGTATGCAGGCAACAATTGTTTAATTGCCAAATTGGGAGACATTGAGGAGATTGTTAATCTAACTCCTTGGGAGCGTCTTGTCGACGTCTATGACACGAATATCGACAATACAGACCAAGGATTTTTTGCTTTCTCTGATTCGCATGCCGTATTTGACCCTGATGTTGAGTGGCGTTGTGACAACACCTTGTATGGTCCTCGCACCTTTATTAAGGAAGACGGGCGAATCGCCCCAACCATCAACAATGTAAAAGCCTACGAAACAATAATGTCATTGCCTAGTGTCGGCTATTTGGTTTATATACACCTTCATGACGATACTGAAATACGCGAAAAATATAAGAACAACTCAGAGGTTCCATGTGTTGGGTTAACCTTGTCTGAAGCCTTCAAGTTAATGCATGAATGGTCGGAAGTAGCCAAAGAACCATTTAACAACACAGAAGACATTGCTCTTAAAGCAAAACAATTTTTAGAAACCTTCGGATTTTCATACGACCTTATTGATGGCCAAACCGACATGCAGGTGGCTAATTATTTAAAGGGAAGCAATAACGCACGGCTTAGACCGTTAGGTGTTCAACCAAACAAAGAAGAACTTATTAAGTTTGTTCAAAAAAGAATGGCTTCAAGTTCGCTGGCTTTTATTCACCACCTGTATCCAGAATTAACTCAGCTAGAAGGAATTATCGTTCACGAAAAAGAAGAATTAGACGCAGGAATACTGAGGTTTAAAGAGTTCTATCAAATACCTCTTGATTGGTTAATTGAAGATACTGAGCGTATTGTCGAACACTGTGAGTTGTATTTCAACCCAACAATTGGCTCGTATATTCACAATCAGCTTCGTCTTTTTAAGAACAAAAAACACATTTTGGATAAAGTTGCGAACAACGAACTCTAAGAAAAACAATAGGGTTTTTCTTTAAATTCTCTATATCACTAAACACTTCCGATGGGGATAAACACACAAGTCATCCTGGGGTATAATTATCGTCATGGCCATTGATTTCCCAAACTCACCAGCAGAAAATGACAACTATACGGTTGATGGAAAAACATGGACCTTCAGCGATGGCAAATGGGCCTTAAATGTTGGCGCTGCAGGCGTTCAGGGTCCAACCGGTCCAACCGGTCCAGCAGGGGCAACTGGCCCAGCGGGAACGTGGGCTACAACTCAGGAGATAAACGGGCAGACCGGAACTTCCTACACTCTTGTTTCTGGAGACCTGGGGAAAATGGTTATGCTTAATAACTCATCTCCTGTCACCGTAACGGTTGGCACGTCTCTCAATCTTTCTGCCGGTCAAAGTATTGACTTATTGAGCATGGGTACAGGTCAGGTGACTGTCAGTCCGGATGGAGCGACTCTTGATGGAACACCAGGACTCAAACTTCGTACACGCTATTCTTCCGCAACTCTTTTTTGTGTAGGAGAAGATAGCTATGTTCTTATTGGCGATTTGAGTGCTTAATGCCAATTCGCAGAGGAACAGTAGCAAGTAGCGTTTTATTTACGGAGCCTGGTGCGCCTACATCCGTATCGGGAACCGCAGGGAATGCTCAGGTCTCTCTTTCGTGGACAGCACCAGAATTTACCGGGTTCACTAGCATTACTGATTACACAATTCAGTACTCAACGTCTGCTACTTTCGCTTCGTCCATAACTACATTTACTGACTCGGTTTCTTCAAATACTTCAGCAACAGTTACCGGATTGACTAACGGCACAACTTACTATTTCAGAGTTGCGGCAGTAAATACGATTGGGACTGGACAGTATTCGTCAATATCAGCAGGCGTAACACCAATAACTGTTCCAACAGGAGTGACGAGCCTCACTGCTTCTGCTTCAGACAGGACAATATCGGCAACGTGGTCTGCCCCCTCAAGCGATGGTGGCTCGGCAATAACTTCATATACGGTAGAAACTCAACTCAACAGTGAGGCATGGGTTAACCGAGGCTCTCAATCAAGTGGTGTGTCTTTTACCGTTAGAAACAACTCTGCAGTAACCGCTCGTTCTTACAGAATAAGAGTGACTGCAAACAATGCTGCTGGAGCAGGAACGGTCGTAACCTCTTCATCTGTAACTCCAAATTTCGGAACGCCAGCAACTCCTGTGCTTACAGCGGTTATGCCAACTCAGCCCTCTTCTGGTAATGGTACAGGACACAGGCAATTCACCGTAGCCTACGACCCGTTGGCTTGCAGTGCTTTTTCTAACACACAAACCTTTATAAAGCTTTCAGGATATTCATATACAAATACTGCAAATAGCACAGCATTAAATACAACAAACTCTGCTGCTGGAAAATCGTGGACAATCAGCACCCTTAATGCTCCAGAGTGGAATTCTGATAGAAATCTTCTTGCAAGCGAAACATATTTTGTTTTTACAAGAACATGGAATACCGATGGTGACTATGTAGATAGTGCTGAAGCATCCGTAACAACAACGGCAACACAGTCTTATAATGTTGTTGTAGATACCTCATACTATGTAACTGTTGATACAAGCAGCTGGGGTGGTAATGAGGCATACAGCGACCAAACCGGAACATTTACGGTAACAGGAAACACATTCAGCCAGACTTCTGGTTACGCAATACCTGGAGTTACTGCGACTGGAACCACATGTCCTGGTTGTCCTGATGGAACAAGAAGGTACTCTATTAACCATTTAACGATTAGGGCCCGAGTTGTTGTTACTGGAATAAATATCACCACTTCTTCTAGAAACTTTATTGTTGATTTCTCAGGCACATCAACATCTGCCGGAACAGGCGGAGGAACAATAGATTGTTTGCGAGCACCTTTCTCTACAAGCTCAGGAACAGCAGAGCAATCTCTTCAATGGAACTCCCCCAGCGTGTCCATGGGTGCAGCCGCTGGCGGCGGACGCATAAGAATTAGGGGCGCAGGTTCTATCGGTACAGTTTCAACCAACCCTGACCAAAGAATTCGAGTGATAGTCAACATATCTGGAAACCAGCAACGATGGAACGTGAGCAGCAGACAGGACCTCGTCCCAGCTTCCAGAACTGACACTTACTATTACTAAATAACGTTGCTAGTATTAGCTGCATGAGATTTCATGTGGTTTCCCTGCCTCACACAAATACAACCGAAGACTTTACGGCTTGTGCTTATACGGAAAAAATCCGCAAGTTTTGCATCATGATGAAGAATCTGGGCCACACGGTTTTTCTGTATGGCGGGGAATTCAATGAGGCTCCTTGCGATGAGCACATTAAGTGCATTACAGAAGAGCAGCGTCTAGAGGCCGTAGGAAACAACCACTATTCGGCTGCCTCCTTTAACTGGAATCTTCCGCATTGGGTCGAGTTCAACGGAAACGTCATAAAGGGGATTCAGGAACGCTTAGAGCACAAGGACTTCATTTGTCTTATTGCTGGGCATGCTTCAAAGCCAATTGCCGACGCCTTCCCCAGTGAGTTAAGCGTGGAGTTTGGTATCGGATATGGTGGCTCTTTTGCGCCATTCAAGGTTTTTGAGTCCTACGCATGGATGCACTCCTGTTATGGCTCCAAGGTAACTGACCCGCATGCTCTTGATGGCAAGTTCTACGATACTGTAATCCCAAGTTATATCGATATTAAGGATTTCCCTTTACAGGAAGAACCAGACGACTACTACCTCTTTATAGGACGCCTTATTGAGCGCAAGGGCTATCAGATTGCAGTTGACGTCTGCAAAGCCCTAGGAAAGCGTCTGGTAGTCGCTGGGCAGGGTTCTGCGCCTAGTTATGGCGAGTATGTAGGCGTTGTTGGGACGGAAGAACGAGCCAAACTCATGGGTGGAGCAATCGCCACTTTTACCCCAACTATCTATGTGGAGCCATTTGGGACTGTAGCCATCGAAGCCATGGCCTGTGGTTCCCCAATTATCTCTACTGACTGGGGCGCGTTCACTGAAACCGTTATTGATGGAGTGACCGGATTCCGTTGCCACACAATGCAAGAATTTGCTGACGCAACAGAAAACGTAAAATCTCTTGACAGAGCATTAATCAGTAAGTACTCAAAAGACCGTTATGGGCTAGACACGGTTGGCTTGATGTACGAGAAGTACTTCATCCGCCTGCAGGGACTATGGGGTAAGGGCTTCTACGAGCTTGAATTACCACTTGCCTAGCGGACATACTGCGTGATTTAGTTTCACTTTTAGATTCATAAAGCAACCGCATTGTTTGCACTGCTTCGTTACTTTTGTTAATTCAGGGCAGGCTTTACAAATAGAAAAACGTTCACGTTGTAATGCAGTTGATGCAAACTCGGTGTCAGACTTTAAAAAGTCAGTAGGACTAGATTTCTGGTTTTTCCCAATTTCTTCACGCATGTTTGAACGTTACCATGTAATGAGTGCTGGCGTAGTGCTTATTCTCGTCCGCTTAGTACCTTTAGCTATTATAGTTACGTCAATTCTTTGGTCAGGATTAGTGCTGTAGGTTGTACTGCCTAGTCCCCGTATTCTAACTATTCCAGCCCCAGCGTTTCCATATGCTATGTCCGTAATATTCCATGTGTATGACATGGTGTTATTTGAAGCGCCAGGCCATAGATTACTTGGGTCCGATGTCTCGGAAGCCGTGAACGTTGTGCTTGTGCCACTGTGTTCTAGATAAAAGGACCTTGACGTTGTTGAAGCAGAGGTAACCGACCTTCCTGTAGCTGTAACCCTGAAGGACGTAATGGTGTATTGAACACTTCCTACGGTTGTAGCATTTGTTCCAGGCATACCACTGCTTGTTTTTATATAGGAGCTTCCACTAACAAGAGCTGTCATTGTGTAGACGTCAGCAGCACCGTTATCCTGCCAAGACTCGACATTTGGTGGCTGACGGCTTTGTAGCCCTATAACAGCCAAGTTTATCCATGATGTTCCGACAATGTATCCAGTGTCCTCAGAAGAAAACTGCTCCGCTCGAATACGGTACTGTTGGTCGCGTTCAACGGTACCCGAGGTTGTAAAGCTTGTGCCAAAACTTCCATTTGCAGCATTTCCAGTATAAGTAGCAATAAGTTGCTCAGCATGCGATGGGTTTGACCATGTGCCGTCTGCAGTCATACGCTGAAGATAAACTCTTGTTGTTGTTCCAGCACTGGAAGTAGAGCTCCTAACGTCTGTCGGGTCCACGCTCCATGTAATTCTTCTTACATTTGGCTCAGATTCTGAGTTATAGCTTGCATTGGCAGTAAGAACAGGAGCGGCGAATACGGGAGTTCTTGCAGTTGACGCAGAGCTGTACGCCCCATTGCCGACAGCGTTTGTTGCTAAGACTCGACCAACATACGAGACTCCGTTGTTCAGAACCCATGATTTTGTGCGGTTTGTAAATTCGGTTGAACCAGAAGAGAAAGTTTCTGCAGTAGACCAAGATGACCCGCCATTTGAAGAATATTGAACCGTGTAGCTAGTTATGTTGCTTCCGTTACTTGCCGGAGTAGACCAAGATATTGTAAAAACTCTGTCTCCAGAAGAGCTTGTTGGTGTTCCTACTTGAGAAGGTACTCCAGCTGTTGTTGCTGAAACAACCGAAGACCAGCCACTTTGGCCAACCTGATTAACTGCAGCAACCCTAAAATAGTAAGTAATTGATGCTGATAGACCCGTAACTGTTGCAGAAGTATTGGTAGATACGCCGTCTGGAAAAGTCACAACATCTTCTGAAGGAAAGTTAGGAAAAATAGAACGTTGAATTATGTAGTCGGATATAGGCGAGCCATTGCTTTCCGGAGCGGTCCACGAAAGTGGGGATTCAGATACGCCATTACTCCCAGCACTTAGAGAAATCGGAGCATTTGTTAATCCTGCTGTAATACCAACCAACATATTGCTGCTACTGCTTGGACCAGCAGCGTTTACGGCTCTGACACGAACGTTGTAGCTCGTAAAGTCAGCAAGACCAGTTATAACGTAATCCGTAGTTCCGGACTGTGTCATAGATGTCCAAGAAGTTCCGTTATTTGTTGAAAACTCATAATCGGTTATGGCGCTACCACCGTTAAATGTAGGTGCTGTAAATGCAACAGTTAACTGTCTGTATCCGCGTGTTACAGAAGAAAGTGTTGGGGCATCGGGCGTAGTTCTTGGTGTTGTTGTTGTATTCCAAACATTTGACTCCGGACCAGGGCCCATACTATTTACGGCTCTTATTTTTACATAATAAGCCTGGCCATTGGTAAGTCCACTTATTGTTACTGGAGAAGTGGGTGGAGATGTTGAGGAAGAAGCCAAAGCCCATTCACTCCATGTGGAGTTGTTTGTTGAGAAAGCCTGCTCATATTTTGTGACTGTTATGCCACCATTGAATGTCGGAGCGTCAAAGGCAATAGAAAGAAAAGACGCGCCAGGTGTTGAAGACGTTATTGTCGGCGCTCCCGGTTTTTCCTTTTCGCCAAAATAACATCTAGATGCAGTAGCTCTAGCTCCAATAAGAGGCATTGCTATTCCTTAAATGCAGACTGGCTAGCAAAAACGGCAAATTGGTTATTTCCAGTTTTTACCACAGTTATCGTATAAACGTCAATCGAAGAAGCGTTACCAGAAGGATACGCAGAGCCACCAAACCAACGAACAGTTACACCAGATGTCAACTCATCAATAGTGATAGCGGAAAGCCTTCTGGCTGTTGTTCCCTGTGTACAAAAAGCAACAACGGTAATAGTTTCATGTGTTGCCATGTCTGTATTCAGAGAGTTTGTTGATGTGATTTTAAATTGAAAATCAGCTGATGAGTTGCTGGAGTAGTAATAAATTGCACCGTTGTCTGTATTTAACGTATGAAGGCCATCAAGGCCGGTTCCAGAATGTACAGCTTTTTCTATTAGTTGCTGTATTTTCCCGGTACCAGAAAGTGTTGTTATCCCAGAAAGAGTAAGATTTGATGCCAATTTCCCGGAAGTAACAGCGCCTGCTCTGATTTTTGCCTCAGTAACCGCCTCTGAGCCAGATGTCCCATCGAGCTTGTCGGTGGTTACAGCTCCAGTTCTTATCTTTGCTGTAGTAACTGCCTCTTCGCCGACAACGTCGCTTTTAAGCTGTGCGGCCCCAATTCCATTGTCAGGAATGGTGAACTGACCAGAGTCGCTCCAGCTGACACCGTTGTAAAACTGTATTTTTTTCGTGCTTTGCAAATAACAAAGACGCCCTTCAGAAAGGGATGGTTCATTAGCCCCACCAAACGCGGAGTCCCTTGCGGCAGCGTTGACAAAAACAGGGACTGTCTGGTCCATGAGATATTCGTTTATTTCTTTATCCGAAAGGGTTTCCCCCACCGTGAACTTCTTTATTCCTGCGCCAGCCATTTTTCCTCCGTTATTGCTCCAATTTTACCATCTAGGGTAATTTGTATTCGCTATGTAAGGCTTATCCCGTCTTCGGGGGTCCCTGTTATGTCGTTAGGGACAACGTTGCCCAGTGGATACATGCCGTCAACAGTGTCTCCAATTGGATTTCCTGAAACAGGTGTTCCGTCTGGCAGTATGCCCGCAAGAGTGTCTCCAACTTTGAATTCAACATCTTCTACGGCTCGGTGATAAATCTTAAAACCCATTGGCTTCGCCATTTCGACAGCGTCAAGTATTGCATAACTTTCGTCACCGTCTTCTTTGCAATCAAATGTCTCATTAACAAGCGTCTCAATGAGAATCTTAAATGGGTCACTTTGGTAGTGGGGAATTATGAAAATATAATATGTTGAATCTTCTCCATCTTTTGTGTAATGGAGAACCTGTTTAGTGGCTTCTTTGATTGCGTCTGTTGTTCCAGCCGCTCTTCCGTAGTATCCGGTAGAAAGCTGCCACTTGACAAAAGATTCAATGGCTCCATTGGATGTAAACATATCTTGCGGAGTTTCGTATGTTTCATCTGTTAAACCATTATAGAAATATTTAATATTTTTCTTTAGCTTATGACCGTTGAACTGAGATAGCCAAGGCGCATTTTTTGAGTCGACATATTTTGGATTTACTAAAGTGCTGTGGGTGTTGTTCGTTGTGTATTGGTCGGAAAGAACAGCAAGCTGACGAGGTTCGTAGTGGTAAATACGATGATACTCATCAAGCACATCCCTGGCACCGGTCATCAAGCAGTCCATTAGCCTGTGTAGCGGAGCAGATGGGTTTGTTTGCGCTAAATCTATGTCCCAGTAAAAGTCGGGCATTGAAGAGCGGGCATCATAAACGTAGGGATTTGAGTAATAAAGAAAATCTTCTATCAAATGCGGGGACGTAACATAAACGGGTTCTCCACCATGCCCTGTGAGGGTGATTGATATATCAAAGTTGTAAGTATCTTCTTCATCAAGGGGAAGCATTTCTACATTGCTTCTAAATGCAGAAAATCGTCCAGGGTAAATAACAGAAACAGACGGCTCTGTGGATTCTATACCAACCCATCCAGAATAAACTAAAGAGCATGTAACAGAAGTTTTGCTGTTGCAGTAAATTTTTCCATTAAAAGAAAAATCTTTGCCATTATCCCCAAGAAGCATTGGTGTTTTTTCCAAAAGGCTCAGCACTACGGGCTCTGTACCACTAGGATTAATTTTAATTGAATACCTAGATGTGACATCATATATTTCCGAAGTTGTAGAAATTGTTCCACCACTACACGTCCACTGATGTGGATATGGGTAGTAAACAACGCAGTCTGTAGAGGAAGAAGTTATTTCTCCCATTGACCACGAAAGCTCTGTTTCAACGTGTATGTAGTAATAGCCCCCCGATTGACTAACATACACAATGTTGTATGTGTCATTTAGTGAGCTGGGATTACTATCTGTTGGTGTTGGCGCATATCCAGTAAGGTCTGAGATAGATATCCCGTCTACTCTTATTGGGTCACCAACTGATGGCAAGTATGAATTTGACACTTTTAATATTAAATTGTTTATGCCTGCTGGATACGAAACGTCTTCATCAATTCTCCATTCATGCACAGTAAATGCATCGCTAGACAGAGGTAACGCAGCACCTGTTAATCTGTTTTTTGATTCTAGGCCATTGTATTGAGAGAGTCTGTTAAAAGTTTTTGCCACGGCTAAACCACCGTATATGAAATTGTTAAATTATCAGGAGTGATTCGTGGGGACCAGCCTTTATTTGCAGGTTCCAAATTCTCGTCAATTTGTGGAAGCCAGTTTGAATCACCTGGGTCTAAAGACAGAGAAGAAACGTATTTAACTCCAGGAATAGAACTAATTAATGCAATTATTTGATTAACCCTAACTGCATCTTCTGAGATGGGGTAAGAACTAGGGCTTAGATACTCGATAATGGAGTTTTCTACTGTTTGCTGAAGCGGCTCTTGGTCATAGTTTGAGTCAAGAACGACAGAAGCTGTAATGTCTAGTGACAATAACTCGACATTGCTTACGCTAACTATAAGACCAGGAAGGGACTTTTTTGTAACCTCAGATTGAATGTCATTAAGCTGTGGTTCGATTAAAAAGTTTCCATTTCCATAAACAAAAACAGCAATGTATCCAATAGCGTCAATACCTTTTGCAACAGTCCCCGAATCAGCAGTGGAAGACTGAATAGAACCACTGTTTGCATAAGAGATGGTTGTTGTACCGACTTCTGTTAATTCGTATGTTCCGTTGTAAGCAGTATTTGTTAAACCAGAAACAGTAACCATATCTCCTACCTGAAACTGATGACCAGAACCAACAGTTACGGTTGCGATTTGACTTGGTGAAGTAACCCTAGAAACGTTTGTAATTGTTCTGGTTTTACTTGTTGCGATGTCTCCAGTGTCTGGGTCTCCATCTGTTAGGTCATAGGTACGAACCCTGCCAACCAAACCTGAATACCCATTTGACACAAAAGAATCAACCTGGGATGCTTTAACCAAGGTTGAAGAAAGAGAAGAAAGATAAGAAACAGCCCTAGATAAAAACTCTGGAGAGGTTTCATCATTTAGACCATTTTGAAAATCTCCACCAGCTTCCACGCTGAGAATTGATGTTGATGGGCTCAAAATAGAAAGAGCGGTCCCCTCGTTGACGAAAGGAATAACGCCAGGGGTAAAACACTCCGTAAGAACCTGACCAGATGGGAATGGGTCACCAGGGGATGGGGATTCATCGGAAGGAATTTCTAGCGCTTCAACCGTATAGAATACGTACTCAAGAACTTCGTCTTCAAACTCAACCGTATATCCGAAAATTGTTCCAGGAGGTATTGTTGCACCCTCATACGAGTCGGCCGTAACCGTAACAGACATCTGCGCTGAAGAAGACAGGTTTATTGTTACTCCCATCATCGACAGAATTCCTGACATTAACCTGTCTGGAATTCTGTTCATGGCGCTAGCGTTTACCCAGCCAATCCATGACATCGCTTGAAATATCGCGTCTTCTACGGTTCCCGCCCTGAGCGTGAACTCTGGCATGGTCAGTCGAGCCATCTCTATGGCCTCAAGGTACATGTCGCCGGGCTGTTTGTCGTAGACAGTAAGGTCTACGTATTCTGAAAAATCTGCTGCCATGAATTTAATCTTCCGTTATTACAAAAGAAAACTGAACATTCACTGTGTCAATTTCTTCCGATATGTTTAATGATGTTATTTCAACTTCTGGTACAAAACGAGAAGCATTTAAAACAAATAGACCTTTATCGATTGTTGTGAATGTCGGGTCGCTAACCCCAAATCTTGGGGTGAATGGATGAATGTTCGGCTCTGTAAGCAAGGCAACTGTCAATAGTTGTGAATAAAAATCATATGTACCATCGATGAGTTTTTCAACACCGTTTGCATTGAACTTAAGTGGGAATTTAATTGTATTCATGCTTAATTATCCCACAATCGAGCCATAGTGGCGTAGGCAGGAATGAGTTAAACAACATTTTAAAACCTCCTTATTGGAATAACACCCATTGCTGTGTTTTTTGCAGTTCCCACGACAGTGCTTGTAAAAACAGAAGCACTTCTTGCTGTGGAGTTGGTGTACTCGGTTGATGACCAAAAACTGTCAGTGACATTCACCGACAAACCTAGTTGTTCATAAATAACACTAAGCATAATGCGCATTTCACCTATCGAACCAAGGTACCAGTCTGTTTTCCCACCATAAACAAGCTCATGACAATACCCAGCAGCAGAGGTAGACGTATTCCCTTGTGCAACAATATCTAAAGTGTTTTGATATCCGGAACCAAGACCTCTTAAATCTGCACCAACTACAGCCGTTGATGAGTAATTAACTGGGGCAGTAGAACTCCATGTTATAAAATAGCTACCGCTGTCTGGGAAGAAAAGTTGCGGGCCAGCTTCAAGGTATGTAAAATCTGCATATTCATTGAATCTGTCAACAAAAAATATAATTCCCCCACCGGGTCCAGTGCTACCAACTTTATATTCAAAAGATGACTCAAACGACGGGCCCGTTGCCCCAGATGGTCCAGTCGGTCCGATTGAACCAGGCGCACCAGAAGGTCCAGATGGTCCGGAAATACCTGTTGGTCCTGTCGGTCCTGTCGCGCCAGTTGTTCCACCCGTTTGCACCCAAGCAGAACCGTCCCAATACTCAACGACAGAAGTTCCGGTTATATACGTAAATATGCCGGTATCTGGTGAAGCGCCAAGTGAAACCGTTCTGTCGTCTTCTGTCGCAAAAATAAGAATAGAGGAGCGATTTGTAGTTTTTGTAGAGCCAAAAATAACAAAACTTGTCATTGCTGAAGTTAAGAAAGTTCCTACAAGAGTGTCGCCAATTTTGTATTTTTTTGTTAGGTCGACATCAAGGGGCATGACTGGACCTATGTCTGTGCCGAGTTCAGGGACATGAACATGAACGCGCCCGTCATTGCTCGTCATTGTTACGATGCAGTTATATATTTCACCAGGCTGTTTGGGTATGGAAAATGCATTATCTCTACGTATTGTCCGTACTTGTGGAGGTGTAAGCATTACTCGCTCCCCGGTGTATTGACGTATTTCCCATTAGGAAATTTTTTTATTAGTATTTCTTGTTGCTGTCCGCTTATGAGTTTTCCATAAACACTGGCGTTGGCAATAGATTCTTTTCCTGTTTTGCCCCTTACCTTGGCCAAAAATTTTCCATCCGATTGATACTTGGCGATAGCCTGGTTTTGCGTTAACTCAACTGGGGCTCCATTAACTGTCCATATTGGAGTAAGAAGAAGCGAGAATGGTTTTCCACCATTTACGCCTGTTTCTCTCCATGGATAAATAGTGATTGAATAGGTTGTTTTTGGTTCAGAACCGGACATGAGCAATGGTCTTCCGTAAAGGTCTACGTTCCCTGTTGCAAAAACGCCTTTTGTAGCTAACGGGTAGCGATTGGTTCTGTTTTCTGCATCAGGCAATGGGAATATGCCTTTGTATGCTCTGTCTTTAAAAAAAATTGAACCGGCGCGAGTAACTTCATATGCCCTGCTTGCTCCAATTATTCCAACTTGTGCATCCACATCGATAACCTGTGGCCCTCTTGCGCCGATTGCCAAGTCTTTTATTTCTTTAGGTTGCTTTTCTGGTTTTTTAAAAGAAATATTTACCGCTTCAGGGGATATGTCGGGAAAAGAAACATCGGATATTAGGTAGTATCCATCGTATTCAGACATGCCGCCAAGCTTTATAGTCATTCCAGGCCTTAGACGAACTGCATTAAATCTATCTACTCGTGCTGTTCCGGAGGCTTCCCATGGGTTGTTGTCTGATATAGAAATACTCGGAATTTCCATAAGCTGAAGGTCTTCTCGCAGGTCCGCAGAATCAAACTTTTTGTTTTTCCATGTGAGTGGAATGTATTTATTTTTTGTTTTTTGATTTTTGTCTTTGCTTTTTTTCTGAGCAGCAGTTAAAGGAGCTTCGTGGGTTCCCCATCTTTTTAAAATAAATTTTTCTGATGCAAAAATTAGGTATCCATCAACTTCGTAAACAACAAACTTTGCATCACTAGCCAGTTTTGTGATTACGTCCCATAGTGATTCTGCTTTATTTCCCGATGAAGCCTTGCTTATGTTTTTGGACTTAGAAGTAGCTTCGCCCCAAAATTTAAGTCCATATTTTTTTGCAGCTCTTTTTACAAACTCTGTTCCTGAGCCACCAACAGTCCCAGGCTTTCTGTCTCTTTTCATCTGCTGAATAGCCCTTGAGTAGCAGGTAACAGTTATTGTTGGATTTTCTCCAGGACCCTGGGAAACGCCAACATTCGCTATTTCAAAAAGCTGAAGCTGTCTTTCAGATATGTCTGGAAGTGTTGTTTTTTCAATTGTTCCAAAAGTTTCACTCATATAAGCAACTACTCGGCCTATTTTAAAATAATTTTTAGAAAGCATTCCGAGCTCTTCATCTAGAACGGAAAAAGTAAGCTCACTAGACATGTTCATCGTGTAGCTAATATCAACACTAATTAAACGTTCTCTTACTTCTGCAATTTCTTCCCTTTTTTCGTCCATGAAGAAAATAACGCCACCATATTGGCGTTCGAGAGAGCGGGGAATTTGCTTCCATAATTCAATTGGAATCCTGTTATCTGTATTACTCATGGGTTTACAAAATTACCATTATCAAGAATTTCGTCAAAATTCATAGTCGGATTTTGTTTAGCTCTAGCGTAAGCAGCTTCGCGGCCAGTAACCACAATAACAGAATTGCATTTTGCATTAAATTCTATAAATCCTCTTGCAGCAGCTCGAGTTAAAAAGTCAATCGTAAGTCCTGTCCTTAATGCCAAACTTGTACTTGGTTTGGTTCTGCTACACAGCGTTCCTTCTCTTGGAGTACGTGGCGGTAACTCTACAATTGGCGTAAGTTTTGGAAACTCAATAAGTTTTATTAGTTCTTTCGGATACTCAGTCAATGTTATGTCGCATGAAGCCCTGCTTATTGCCCCAGTTGAACTTCTGTACACAGATGTAACGCTAAAGTCAGCTATGACAAACAGTGAACCGCTACCCGAGTCTTTGTTAAATGGGTATCTAACGGGTTCTTGTAAGAGTTTGTCAAAACCCATAAACACAACAGGGAAAGGGCTTGAGGCCATTTGCCTAAGTGTTTTCAAATCGTTATCTACACTTGTTGTTATTACACCGTTGTCAAGCGCCCTATCAAGACTTCCCTCAGCGTTTGGTGCAACTAAAAAGCTAAACGAAACACTCATTAGCTTGTAAGACTTCCAATCAACCATCGGCCTATTTGCAGCGCGGTCAATTGGCGACCATTCAGAACCAATGCTTGTATAAGAAATTTGGTTTGGTCTATGAAGAAACTCGTATGTGAGCTGAGGCTGTCCAGAAGTTGTTGTCTGTACAAGTTTTGGCGCTTGGGAAGCAGAAATAGTTACAGAGCCAGCATTAACTGTTCGACTTAAAGCAGGTGAGGCGACAGTTACCGCTATGTTTTGACTTCTTGGTGTTTGCCTGGCAATTCTTGCACTTGGCATAATTAATGAATTTGCTGCTCTTGTTGAAAGTGCAGCAGCTGAATTTGCATTTACAAGAGCAATTGCCTCAGCTCTTGTGTTCCCTCTGGCTATTAGTTCATCAATTTTAGCAAGCCTAATTGATTCTGCAACGTTAGCCATTAAAGATTCGTTGCTTTGACCAGATGTGTCTCTTGTAAATAAACTGTCAATCAAATATTGACTGTCGGTAAACCCAAAAGTTTCTAAATTTCCAAATGTATAAAATCTATTGTCAAACGGGTGATACCAATATGCAGGAATAATTAGGTTGCCGTTATCATCGTATGTGTTTGTGTACGTTTGAGGGCTTTCAATCCAAACCTGAATATTATTGTAAGAATATGGATTTGTTGACGCAGGAAGAGATGCAGAAACAGGGTATAGCTTTGTTCTGCTTGTTGCAACAAAAAGCTTTGTTCCATAGTACTTATGTGTATAAACACTAAACCTGTCGGGGTAGTACCTGCGGGTTGGTTTTATGCCTATTTCTGTACGCGGTTCGTATCTTGTTCTTTCGGCGGGAACGTTTTCATCTCCAGGCATATATTGCTTGTACGCAGTGAGGGCAGGAAGAGGAAGCCAGTATTCAATTTCATTAATTCTTAAATCGGTGCCATTTAAGATGCGTTTGTATAGATGAAAAATTGGATACCCAGGGTACACAACACCAGGACCGGGTTGAGTTTTTCTGACTTCTTTGTAGTAATAGGTTTCTTGAATTGGCTGAGGAGATATAGACATTAGATTCTCTCTCTTATTCTCTGCTCAGTAGTCTTTATCTTTGCCATTACCATGTTTGCTATCTCTTCAGGGTTGTTTTGTCCACCGTTTATATGGAAAGTAAACGAATTTCCTCCTGATGTAACAGTAGCCTGAGTTGCTACACCCATTTGGTTAGAAGCTGGAGTCAATGTGTCGCCAAGTGCGCCTGGCCCTGGAACTGCATGAAGATGTCTACCCGCTCCACTTCCATGGAATTCGGCAAACCCACCAGCATTACGTGTTGCCACGGCGTAGGAACCAAGGTTTTGACCAACAAGGTCGATTGCCCTACCCGTTACATGGTCAGAGTTGAGTGAACCAAGACCATATGTTCTATACGAAGAGGTGATTGACCTCTTCCCAGGAATAGAGCTGTTAATAGCCTTGTGCCTATCCATTGTTTGGCTAAGTCGTGAAGAAGTGGTATCACCGACAACGCCACCACGAGGGGTTGTCGTGTCCGTCTGCATTATTTCTTTCATTGCTTCTTTTGACCACCACTCAGGTTTGGCTGCTTCTGGACCAAAAGCGGTACTCATATCTCTACTGAATTTTTCAACGGCCTCTTTAAACGTTGTTGATGCTGTTTTCATTTCTTTTGCAACAGCGTTTGTTTGGTCAGTATCTTGAGCACGAACTATAAGGCCAGCGTTTGTAACCCCATAATTAGCGAACTGTTGATTGAGAAGCATTCCCTGATAGTGTGCTTTGCTCTTGGCTCCTTTAGAGGTGTACAATTTCTTTGCTTCTGCGTCCGTCATGTTTGCAAACGGGTCCGTTATTTGGAAAATTCCACTTTCAACGTCGCTTAGGAATCTTTCTCTATTTTCAGCACTCATTTTAGAAATTGCTTCGTTCATCTTTGTAGTGTTGCCGTACCTCCCCATTCCGCCAAGCATTCCCTGCACTTGAGCGCTAGCGTTGGATATGAGTCCTTTTTCGGTTTCTGTAGATGTTTTAGTGAGAGCCTCAGTAACTTCCGGTGTAAAAAAATCAGCTGGGTTAATATCAGCAAATGCGCCACCTGGCTTAAAAAGGTCACCAGGGTTAGCAAGTGTGCCTATCTGTCTCTGTTGGGCATAAAAATCCGTTATCGGGTTGTCTGTCATTCCTATGGATGACTCTTGAAATGCCCTTAAAGCATTGAGTACAGATAATGTGTCTCCTCCACCCCTAATGGTGTCACCAAGCGCCGTACCTCTTTCGTCATATATTTCGGGCGCTTGAACTCTTTTTATTATTTCGTCAAAACCAGTAGCTATAGCAGAAAGCGATACGTCTATATTGGCCTCTTTCATTTCTTTTGCAGTTTTAACCATTGTTAAGCCAAGTTTTTCAACTATGTCAGAAGTCTTGAGTGTCGCGTCGTATAGGTCTACACCCATCTTCTTGGCAAGAACTTCTATTTCTGCTCCAGACTTTCCGCTCATGTCTTTGAGCAGCTCCATGCGTGCACCTTGCTGCTTGCTGATTGTGTCTGCTGCTTTAAGCCTTTCAGGAAGCTCTTTAGAAAGCTTTGTAAGTCCAGCGCCTTTGTCTTTGCTTATGGCTGCCATTTCTTCGGGCGTAATAATTCCTTTAAAGGCTGGGTCTTCGCTTATTTCTTTGAGTATCTTGTAATCTTTTTCTTGTTTTTTCTTTCTTTCACCTCTACCAAAAAGACCTTTTGTTAAACCTGTAATTCCTCCCACGACTCCACCGAGAACTGCACCAATACTTCCAAAGGTAGCTGCTGTTACTAAAGAGCCGATAGGTCCGCCGACGCTTCCCGCTATCGCGCCAGTCGCGACTCCAAGTCCTCCGCCTATTGCTGCGCCAGTACCCATGCCGCCCTTGGTTTGCTCCCATGTCGACTTTCCGTAGTCTCCGCTAAATCCTCGCTCTTTTAGTGCTTTGCTGAGGTTTCCGTAAGCTGCAGCAGTTTCTCCAGCTATCCCTTCATATGCTCCCGTGCGCCCAGTCATATCTACACCTGCAGCTGCATCTGCCTCTTGTCGAAGTACTTTGTCTTTGGCATTCATGATTTGACGAGTAGCTATGCCATCAAGAAATGAGCCCATCGCTTCTTTTGATTCTTTTGCTCTTTGTCTCATTCCTCCAGCAAAACCAGCAACTGCTCCAGTTATCGCACCAAGAGCTGCACCTACAGCAGTACCAATTCCTGGGGCAATCATTGTTCCAATTGCTGCACCCGCACCAGCACCGGTCATTGCTCCGCCTGCTGCCGTTCTAGAGTTAAGTGCTGCTCCACCGAGACCAACAGCAAGACCGGCTAGTGGGTTGAATTGACCAACCATTGCACCCATAGCCATTGCCCCCTGTGCTTCTGGTGCCATGTACTGAGACGCAACTCCCATGCCTAGGCCAACGCCCATTTTTGCACCCATGCTTCTGTTAACTCCGCTAATACCTTTTTCATCGTTACCGAGAATTGCGGAACCAAGGGCGCTGTTTCTGCGTGAGCGTGAAGTGAGGCCTGCATATTTAATTTTGTTTCTAAAGGTTTGACCTTTTGTGTCTACAAAACCTGTTTGTGCGTCATATCTAGCGCCCACCGTGGCTATTCTTTGACCTGTAACCGGGTCTATCTTTCTACTTAAATTAAGCACTTCACCAGTAGATTCATCTAGTGTCGCAAATCGACGGCCAGTAATTTTTCCTCTAAATAAATCTTGACCAACTCCTGTATTACCCTGTGCTTGTTGTCTTGAGCCATCGAATATGCGACCCAAAAAGCCTCTGCGGCTGTACGCGCCTTGCGTTCCTGGTCCGCCAGCACCAGGAGGAGCTGTTCCTGGACCTCCAGGACCGGGCATGCCACCGCCACCACCTGCGCCACCACCTGTTGCGCCGCTAGAAAATCTCGCTGCGTCAATTGGGGAACTAGGGCCTGCTGGAGTCGAGTCGATAAACTGATAACCTCGTTGGACCATCATTATTGGTCTAGTGCTGCTTCCGGCAGTTGGTGCAGGCGGGTAAGGTGCTCCACCCTGCCCTGTTCTTCCAACTTCTCCGGTACCCGGAGTTTTTGCAACAAAAGCTCCCGGATTCCAGTACCGTGTACCGTCTTTTTTGGTTACCCAGTTACCTCTACCGACAAGCTTTGCGTCAGGGTTAGGGTAATCCTTGCCCCAGGTAATTGGCCTTCCACCCGCATCAACTTCTCCGGTGCGTGTATCTCCAGGCCACCTACGTCCTCCATACAAGGGACTACCGTGCGGGTCATAAAGTGGTTTACCCCCTCTTCTTACGGTAACGGGGACGCCTGGTGGAATAGCTGGCGGTCTTTGTGGGCCGATAGGAACAGGTCCGGTGGGTATTGGTCTTGGTGGAGTCCCCGGTGGTGTTCCTGGTGGTGTTCCAGGTGGCGTTCCCGGTGGCCCGCCCGGTCCACTTGGTCCTACTGGTGGACCTCCAGGCCCTCCTGGTCTTCCACCATTAACAATAACGCTTCTAGCTGTTACGGTCATCGTATTTACTGGTGCGCGCTCTCTGCCCAAAAAACCACCAGTATTGCCCTTCATCTGACGGCCCAATATCAAGAGAGCCATATACGCCATTGGCCCTCCGAGAATGCTGCTGAATTTAGAAAGCAAGCCGGTCATCATTCCAACAACCTCGGTAATACCTTTAATTACATCGCTCAAAAATGGAAGAGCATCAGAAAATGCTTTAGTAAAAACATCCTGCAATTTAAATAGTTCTGTTATTAAAGAACCGAGGTTGTTGCCTATTTCTACAAATGTTTCTTTGTTACTGATGGCTCCTTCATTAAAATCTTTGAAAGAATCCAAAAATCCAGATTTCAATGCTGAAAGAATTGGTTTGAATATTCCTTCTACGGCCCTTGCGCCTTCAATAAAAGGCCTAAGCTCTTCTCTGGAATTTTTAAACCATCTAGAAAACTTCTCCCATCCGCCAGCCATGTTTTTGAAAAATCCATCAGTCTTTGGAAGCCACTCGCGAATAAGCTTTACAAAGAAGTTTGACATTTTTTCGACTCCGCTTACTATTCCGTCGAAAAAAGAATCATTTCCAAAATCAGAAAGCGCCCCACTTACGCGAACAAGGTCTGTTCTAATAATCCTAAAAATCTTTTGCATTGCAACTTTGGCTGGCTCAAGAAACTGTTGACCAAAGTCTCCGAACTCAATTTTTAAAAGATTAAAAAATGATTTTGCCTGTCCAATGAGTGTCGAGTTAACAGCTTCAAATTGACCAGCAACTCCACCAGCCTTGGCGAGTTCGCCAGACATGATAAGTTCCTTCATCTGCTTCTTGCTGGTTACTTTTGCATCTTTGAGCGCTTTTTCCATTTGTGGACCAAGCGCTTTTGCGGCTTGTTTAACGCTAGCCATGCTTGTCTTAGAGTTATTGAGAGCCTCAATAAGAGCCCCAACTTTGTCAGCCGCCGCTGCTGGGTCTTGACCCGCTGCTCCAAAGTCCATGAGGTTCTTAATCATGGCTCCACTTTGTGCAATTTGCGAGGACTTCATCGACTTAGCCATTGATGCGTAAGCTTTGTTAAGTGCATCAACACCAAGGCCTGCCAGCTGAGCATCGGCTTGAAGGGTTCGCATTGCAACACGAACCTGGTTTGTTCCTGTTATGTATTCCCCTGCTCCACCTGCCGTGTACGCATGCATTGCGGCTTGTTGTTCGCGAATAGCGGCAGTGGCAACTCCAATTGCAATCGCTGCGCTTGCGGCCGCACCGGCCATGGCTGTCATGCCCCAGGAATAGGCTTTGTGCAACCACTTTCCTGCAATAAATAGAGCATGAATTCCCATTAAAGCAGCAGAAAATAAACCAAACTGAAGAAGCGTTGATTTAAGAGCAAGACCCAGGACTTTAGTTAGTCCTGTGCCCATCATTTTTATGCCCTTGTCTACAGAGTCGAACACTTTGCGTGTTGCCACGCTGGTGGTTACCAAGCTTTTTGATACAGTTGCTACCGACCTAGCACCACTGCTTAGCTTTTTTCCTTGCCTATCAAGCCTGTCGATGGCTTTGCTGAGAGTCCTGACTTCAAGAGCACCCTGAAGGGCACCCTTTACCTCAATATTGACTGTTGCTTCAGCCCTGGACACGGTTAGACCTCACACGCTATCTGACGATTTTTTTTAGAAATCGCGTGAGTGTAGGAAGGGAACCTAGCTCATTGCCTAGATTTGCGTTCCTGCTCTTCGCGGTCGTTACTTATTACTTTAGCACAAGCAAGCCTTATGAGCCATTCAGTTTCTGTTGAATCCAGAAGCCTAATGGGGTCGGTTCCGAACAGTTCACCTAGTCTGGCCGCAGATATGACCAGAGGGTCTTCAACTAGTTCGTCGAAGACCCCTTCGTAGGGTCCTCTACGTCAACCGAGTCTGAATATCCTGCGGCGTCAAGGATTGAGAGAGCTGCTGCCTCGATGTGCGGGTCAACACCGAAAAACTCTTTAACGCAGTCTGGGAGTGGACGGGTTGTCCCTGTCATCTCCAAAATAACTGCTGAAGCAAAAGTTAATTCGTGTCCAGCATCATCAAACACTTCTTCGTCATCGAAAAGTATTCCGATAGTCGTGTGGCCGATAACTGAACAAGCAAAACGTGTTCCGTCCATGCCGTTACGAGTATCTTCACCAGCTTGCTTACGCCAGTTCTTCATCTGGTTCTGTGTAATGTTCGGGCTAATCTTGATTTTTACACCAGGACGCTCAGGAACAGGAATAAGAACAACAGGGCGTTCAACTTTGCGCTTAACAACGCCGGTCAGCTTTTGAAGTGGTGTTTCCTCTACGGAAGCAGCAGCTTTAGCCTGTCTGGCTTTCGGAGAAGAATCTTCTGTGGATGTTGTGTAGAGTTCAGAGTTTTCTGTCATGAGAGAAAACCTAGCACATCATTTATGCTAGCGATGGAACTCAGTAAAGAAGATTTATCAGCCAGCTGCGCCAGCGCCGGACTCAACGTCCGAGATGGCAAATGTTAGCGAGAAAGTTGCAGGTGCGCCCGAAGATGAGTCACCGTCTGGCTCGGTAATGCCAACCAGAAGGGCCTTGTAATAAACTCGGTCTGTGCCTGGAACCTTAAGGTCGCAGTCAGTCGTTTCGATGGTTATGTCATAAGAAGCGCGACCAACCAATGGACGAAGTGTTGCAATCTTTTCTGCAATTCCGGTAGGGCCGTCTGCTGCAATTCTGTCGTCATCATAATGAGCGGTTAGGGTGATGTCGCCAACCTCAGATGGAGCGCAAAGAACTGTCGGGCGGAGCTTGCCACCTTCGTAGATTTTTTCTACAGATGCGGTTATTTCTCCACCAGAAACTTGGGCGAAATAGAAACCGGTCCATTTCGGGTGCTTTGTTGGCTCTACTGGATTAATAGAGGCGAGTACTTGGCGTTGAGATACCTTTGGCATGTTTATATCCTTCTTTAGACGACGCTGGAGGTCAGATTCGACTTAATGATGTCAACCTCAATCTTGTCACCGACGCTGCTGGTTCGAACACCAACTTTTGCCTTGACAGTACCGCCAGCAAGCTGGGTTACCGGATTGAGAGCTGAGTCGCATCGTACGGTGTAGCCATTGTCAACCTTCTTGCCATTGGCATCAAATGCCTGGAAGAGAGCGCCCTGCTCACGGAGTGGAGCAAGGATGGCTATCAGTCTCGATGTGATTGCAGAGAAAATAGTGTCTCTACCGTCGATTACACCGAACACAAGGTCTTCAAGTGACCTTTGTGACTCAACAACAATGTGGTTGATGATTTCTTGAGTTGTGATATAACGGAAGTTTTCTGTATCGATAGAAAGCGAACGAGCACCGTAGATTCTGACAGAGTTTTGAATTATTCTAATTGCATTGATATTTTCAGAATCAAGAGAATCACCAACGGTCTTGTTGATGTCCAATGCTGTTCCGGATACATATCGTGAGTTAGAAATCAAACCAGCTGCTGGAATATGTGCTCCACCCTGGTTGTGTGCCTGGGCACGCTTAGCAGCAACGTAACCATCTGGTGGGATGGTCTTGCTAAGGCCATTGGTTGATGTTGGAACGGTAACCCATGGGAAGTAGATAGCTGCATGCTCAAGGCCCTCAAGGAGCTTGATGTCATCAGCCTTAGAAATTGCATTGGCAGCCGTATCAGCAACGCCACAGTGCAAGATTGCTATTCTGTTGTTTGCATTTGCGTGCGCAATAAGAGCAGCAGAAACTTCAAAGTCTGATTTAAGTGTTCCGTCGTAGTCTGTTGCTGGGCCTCCCGATGAGGCGAGGGTTGCTGTTTCTCCGTCTGGAATTGCAACAGCTCCTGCACCAAGAGAGTCATTGAAGGCTTCAAGACCAGCAATCAAAACAGCATCGTCAACACCAGCAAGGTCATCGGAGCCTGTTGAAAGAGCTGTTAATGAAATTGCTGCCGGTATCTGGCTTACGCCAACTGCTCCTGCATCTGGGCCCAGTTCAGCAACTACATAACGTGAAGCGACACTGCTTGAGTTGATTCGCCCAACAGCCTGTGCAAGAGATGTAACAACACCAGTGTTATATACAGGGTTGCCATCATATTCAATAATTACAGCGAATGCTGAACCTGGATTGGTAACAGTCACGCCAACTTCGGCGCTCCAGTTTCCAGGACCAGTTGCTTTAAGGATAAGCAAAGAGTCTTCGTCTTCGTTTTCAAGAACAAGCTCTCCTACTGTGGCGTCTTCGCCAGCAACCCTGGAAACATAGACCTGGGTGCCACCCTCTTCAAAGAACGTCTCTACCGTTGGGTGAAGGTATGACCAGGCTACATAGCCGCCAAAAATGTTTTCAAATTCTGTGAGGCTCTGAACAAGAACTGCTTCACCTACTGGTCCGCGTTCTGCTAGTCCGACAACAAAAAGCTGCGAAGATTCGCGCACTGTCGCGGAAGATGGGCCTGTTCTGACTGCTGTGGAGATAACTACGCCTGGCATAAGACCTTCCTATTGGTTATGTTGAGTGACAATGCCGCCAACGATTTATATTGTACAGATGATTTGTTGTTGATTATTGCAACTGTTACAAAAGAATGCTGTACAAATAGAATACGGCAAAAAGGTCTACAAAACAGGAAGTGTTGACGCCGAATTGCCGGTTCCATCTATTTCTAGTTCAATGTTTGACACTGTTCCGATTGGCTTGCGTGAAACAACTTCATCTATCTCCATGTTGTAGCCGATGTAGGCTCCAGCCATGATTCTGTCGCCTTTTAGTAGTGTTAAATCCGAGAACTCTTCACGTATTGAGCCTTCGTCAATCATCGCTTTAAAAGAGTTTCTTTCGTCATAAGCTTTTAGACACGGATAGTCAAGGAGCGCTGAGCGCAAAACCGTCGTAAGCCTGTCTCTCATTATCGTGCACTCTTCAGAACCTTCTGTTCTGACCCAAACGTATGTACGCATTGAATAAGAAACGCGGTAAAGAGGGTCTCGTCCATCAAAGCCAATCCTGTTAAATGCCGTCGAAGATATTACGACAGTTATAACGAGCGGCCATGTATCGATGGCAAACGGCTCGTATGTTGTAAAGCCTTCAGGGGTAGGGAGGGTTATGTCGTCAACATTCCATCCGTTACGGTAGTCAATAATCCTGACAGGAATGTCGTTTGATAGGTAGTCCGTAACATACTGTTTGGCGAACTGGGCACCGTGCATTAATGGATATCCGGGTGGAGTTGTCATTATGCCGTAAGCCCTTCATTTCCTTCAACAATGTAATTGGCAAGCTTTTCAGCAAATTCATCAGCAAACGACTGAGGTATAAAGAGTATTTGTCTTTTAGGCATTTTTGATGTCCCATACTGATGAAATCCTGCGTATTTAACGCCAGTTCCAAAAGTAGCACTTAACCTATTTATTTCATTGACAGAAGGGTCGGAGAGTTCTGAGATGCTCCTAAATAGTTCCCCGCTACGAACAAGTGTTGGCCTTCCGGGGAGGTCTCTTGCTTTCCATGCCGCATATTCGGCATCAAGTGGTGACCATCCACCAACGGCAAGACCTTGAGATGTAAAGTTTTCTGCGAATGTTTTCTTTAATACCTGTTGAGCCCACCTAAAAACAGGCCGAGCATCAATACATCTTTCGTTCACATCGTCGATAAGGTTTTGGACTTTTTCAACCCTTACCTCAACATCAATCCTTACTGGAGCCTTTGCCATTTTAAGACACTCTGCTTCGTCTGTACTTCCTTAAAGACATCAGTTCAGTGTCTAGAAATCCAGTAACAAGAGGACCGACGTTTCTTGTGGTCAAGTCTTTTAAGCCAACAACATCGTCGTGCATGTTTTGCATTTCTCTTGACGCAGCCCTGAGTATCAAAAGCTTAAACATGGGAATATTTGTTCCGTCGAGTCCTGCCGTATATGTGACGGTGACAACATCTCCGTCCAGGGCATAGAAATAGTCGATACCAAACCTGCGAACAACATAGTCATGCTCAACGACCAAAGTTCTTGGTTCGCCGTAGAGCGGTTTAACCACTACTTCAGATACCTCTACAACTGGAGAGTTTCGTAAATAGATTGTGCTCGGTGGGGTCGCCCAGGTTGTGCTGTCAACCATGTTTGACTGAACAAAAGAGTCCGTGTAGCTGTGGGGAGGGGCGCTCAAGAATGTACCCATAGGTACTCCGTGATACGTTCCTTCAACAGTGTGGTCTTCTTCAAATTCTTCTACTTCAACTGGTCGACGGAGGTATGCCTCCATCTCGGACTGAAGTCCTGCAAGAATCATTTCTGCAGCATCCTGCTGGCGAAGCGTGAACTTCACGTCCATATAGTTAACAAGGTCTGCTTGTGTGACTAGCATGTGTTACCTCCGTAAGGATGACAGGTCGACTATTTTCGACCTATCTCCTTTTCTGTGGTGCCTTCTTGGCTGGAGCCTTCTTAGCTGGAGCCTTCTTTGCTGCGGCTTTTTTAGCGGGGGCCTTCTTAGCTGCGGCCTTTTTGGCTGGAGCTGCCTTCTTGGCTGCAGGAGCCTTCTTGGCTGCAGGAGCTTTCTTGGCTCCAGAAACTTTTTTAGCTGTTTTTTTGGCTTTGGTTCTTGAAGCTTGCGCTGCAGTTCTTTGAGCCCTTATGCGACGCATCGTCTCATTAGCCTGAGCTTTTGTTGTTGCAGACCTGTATAGGTCTGAATGTTCAGTCTCTTTACGAGCCTGGAAGCCTTGTTTGCGACCAATCTGCTGACTGCGACGGCCAGGTGTGGCGGGGAGGCCGAGTGGTCCTTTGCCCTGGACTTTTGCGTATCTTTTGGCCCCAATAGCTTTTACTTCCTCGGGGGTCATGTACCCCTGCCTTCTGACAGACTCGCGTTGTAGCTTTCTGGCATTGGCTCTAGAACCAAAAACTTCTTTAATTGCCTTGTTTATAAGTTCTCTTTGCTTAAGAAGCTGCTCTCTTCTTCGACCAGTTGCAGTCGTAAGTTGATTTTTGATTCTACTTTCATCCAGCAACAAGGAGTCTGCGTCGTCAGTAATGTCTGGGCCATATCTTACTCTGGGCATAATGAGCCAACTCCTTTAAGAAATACTTTAAAGAAGTTTACCATATGGCGCCAAGCTATTGATAAATAGCCACGCCAATGCCTACCTGTCAGCGTTTGGTGGGGATTCTATTGTTGGTCCCTTGTCGACAGTTCCTGGAGGTGCCTCAACCGGAACCCATGCTCTTGAGTATGTGTATTCTTTGATATTTCTTGACTTCAATATCGTTCCGTCAATCATCAAAGAGTATTCATTTGGCTTCATGCACAATGTTCTTTCTAGGCTTTTTTCATTAGCCGCTCTAGCTCGAACAAGTTTTTTAATTATTGAGGACATGGGTTTGGCGACTACTGAACCTCTTCCTCTATTGAGACGAAGGTGCATCTCCATTGCTTCCATGGTGCCAATGTCATGTTTTATAACTGGAATTGTTCCACCAGTTATTTCCATTATTTGCTTTACATTGGTAGCCAGCAGGTACCGCTCAGAGCCGTCAATTATCTCTCCGCTTCTGGCAGATACGTGAATTGGTTGAATAAAACCAAAATCAGCAAGAGACGCAGAAAGAACCAAAAGGTCTGGCCTCAATATGTAGGTTGCTCTCCATGATGGAACCACAAGCGTTGATGGGTCGACTTCTTCAATTTCATACTTCATATGTTGAATCTATTTCTTCTTCTTGGTTTCTTACTGTGTACGCCCTGGTCCTTGGTCCAACGGGCGAAGGCGAGCCACCATCTATCTCATTTAGAACAAGGGTTCTAATTAATAGGCTGATTGGATATGCTCGTTGGTCTTCTAGGTGTTTCTTGCGAAACTTGGACACATACGCTTTTGCTTCCATTTGTCTACGTTCACCAATAAGGTACTCCTCAATAAACATAGAGGCACCTTCTAGACCGAGTGCTGAATATTGGTCTATTAGTTTTTCGATGTCAAACTCTGGCCACCATCGACGCTGGGCATCTATGTAGGGGAAGCACTCAAAAAGTTTGTCGTAGAACTCTGGTTCAGTAGCAACCACATCACCAATTCTGCGGATAGCAATACTATGGAGTGGAATACCGATTCTTGTGTTGCTCTCTGTTTGGGCGGCAAGGTCGTAGTACTCACAATATTCAGAACCGTGCTCTTCAATTAGAAACTTAAAAACATCGTTTGTATTCCAGTCATAAATGACCTTTGCAAACTTCATCGGAATTCCGGTTTTCAGCTTGTACGGAGTGACGATGTAGTTTTCGTGAAGCTTCTGCACGCATGAGCGATAACGAACCATCGACTCGCTAGCCCTAACTCCAGTGATGAAGGCAACATTGCCTTTCTTTCCCTGCATTGTGTAGTAGTCGGTTTGCTCGGGCAAAGAGACGTCATGTGTCAAGCCAAAGTCTTCAGCAGTAATTGCCCATGGCGGAATATCTCTAACGAGCCTTCCTTGGTTCTTGCGCGTATTGCTCCAAAGAACCGTGGTAACTCTTTGTCCAAGAACCCAAATCTCTGCAGGGTATGGAAGGCAGTACCACTCCATGTCAACCCAGTCGTAGTTTCTGACCTTCTCGACGTACTTGATGGTTGCCGGGCTAACCATTTCTTCATCTCTAAAGATGACCTTTACAGGGCCAAGTCCTCGCTCTTCATGGACTTCTTTGGCAAGGTACATAACAGCAGAAGAGTCTTTGCCACCAGAGAATTGAACACACACGGTGTCAAAGGTGTCGTATACGTGGCGAATTCTTTGACGAGCTGCATCGATGCAACTCATGTCAAGAAACATTCTTTGTCTAGTCATTAATATTTCGCAATCTGAGAAAGCCTCTGATTTTCTGCTCTAACATTTTCCAACTCTATGCGCAAGCGTTCAATCTCATCGGCCGCTTCCCAGCAGGCAACGGGAACGACTTTGCCGCTCATGTCGCCACGCAGGGATGCTATGTCTCGCAGTCGGGTCAGAATATCATTTTGATTCATTGTATTTCCTTGTGTTTTTGGCATTCCTTGCATAAACCGCAGCATAGGCAATCGCCATCAATATGAATCCATATTGCTTGGTTCTTATTGCGTAGACAATCCAAAGAATTTCATTAACGAGGTTTATTAACCAACCCCACCAAACCCTATTGCCAGCGATTAGGAGACCAGTAACTCCTAAAATGCCCAGCACCCATGACCATGCACTCATTAAATCTCCGAGTGTTGGCCGATGAAGTCCATCAGTCTTTCTGCTGTTGTGTTTCCAACAATTGCAGGGTCGCTACGAAGCCATCTAACAAAGTCATACCAGCGAGACTGCTGAGCAGGGTTATCAAAAACAATCGTAAACTGAACCACGGCCTGCTGTGCGGCTCCGTTTGCCATTGTCGAACCTCTAACGGCAATGTCATTCTGGTCGGATGAAGGTGGGGCAACGATTCTTTTTTCTCCATCGCTATCACGAGAAACAGAGAACTGTTGTTCTGGCAATTCTGGGACATCATTGAATCCCTGTATTTCTGTGTTGCGGTCGATTAGAACAGGCGGAACATAGGAACCAGTTGTAGACATCTCGCTACTGTTCCTGTATGCCTCTTGCTCATACTCGGCAATCTCAAACTCATCCCAACCGAGTCCTTCTAAAAGTTCTGGGTAGTCATCGCTTACTGCGGTAATCAGTTCATAAAGAACTTCTGGTTCTGAATAACCTAGTTCAACAGTTCTATTGTCTGCCAACGCAAACGCAACTGCACGGGAATCGTCACCGTCAAGATAAACAACAGCAACTTTGTCCCACCCAAGCATCTTGGCTGCTTCAAGTTGGTGGTTTCCTGCGATAACCGTGGCTGTACCATCATCGTTTTTCTTTGCAACAATTGGCTTTACTTGTCCGAATTCAGCATAGGAAGCGGCAATTGCATCAACGTCGCCAATTCTTGGATTTTTTTCAAGCGGCAAAAGAGTTTCTATATCTACTGCCATTCCTAACAGTGACTCATGAATTCCATTACTCATACTTGATGTCTCACATTGGCGTTGAGGGTTCTCATAGCATCAATAGACGTACGAAGTGAAAGTAACTTCTCTCTCTTTGACTTAACCAATGCTTCAGATATTTTGTAATCGAAAGAAGATGAGTCAAGCTTGTAGTCAGCCCATGCTTCACGTTCTTTGATTGAGCCTTTTGCAGACAAGTATTCTTTCGCCCAATTAGACTTATGAAGTGCTTCCTTCTTGGCATTGTCTGTGGCCAAAACCTCAAAAGCTTCTGTCTCTTCTTCAAGCATCTCTATAAGACGAAGAAGCTCGTTTTCGATGTCTACCTGGCTAATTGGCTTATTTCTATGTTGCACTTACGCTCCTCTTATTATCCAGCGGCGACCAATCTATCTTCTCCAGAGAAGATAGTTGCACCGATGTCCAATCATATGAACTTTTACCTAAATATGCAAGTCCCATTTGTTCAAGAATCCATGCGTCGCATTCGTCGTCGGCTCCAGCGCCAGAAAAGATAAGACCGGTCTTTGATGAGATTGCAGAGATAACTTCCGTTTTTCCCGCATTGCCTTTTCCAGTGGCAAATTTAGCCCTGGATGTTGGAGGAACCTCTACATATGCAATTCCACACTCCCAGAAAGTCATCCTGATACACCCACCAAGCTCTCCAATGCTGTGGGCCTGTGAGTTGCGTGATGCAAACGAGTAGCCCTCAATGATGGCGCAGTCAATTTTATCGTCAAGACATGTCTGAAGAACGGTCTTATTTATATAAGACAGCCTTTCAGGGCCCTTAGTTTTAGTGGAAATAATCGACGTTTTGCCATTTATTGACACTCCGGTGGAGGTCAGTGAAAGGTCTAGTCCTATTAGCTTCAAATCGGGCACAAACAGACCCTACTACACAAAAATCGGGCAGGATTTCTCCTACCCGACTTTTGCCTATAACGGTCACAAATCTTGTGCTGAAACAATTGTACAACAATAACAAACTGAGCTGATACAGCAAACAACCGCTTATCCTGCAGAGACAAGCGGTTGTAGAGAAATTAAGAAATAAATCTCCGAATTGCCGTGGTTAGGCCACTAGACATTGACCACCGTCCTTTCCTTTCCGACAGCAGGTTTGTAGGTACCTGGTATCAAGAATACACGCATGAATAATAAACGAACAATAAATAATTGCCGAAATAATGCAAAGAAGAAAAACTTCTGATGCTATTATTGTTTCATACCCCCTCACTCAAGGAGAAAATATGTCAACAGCAGCATTGGCCCCAACAACGGTCACACTCACGATTCCCGGAACCCTTTCGACCTCAAGCCTTGTTTCCGTAGCTTTGCCTTTCAATGGCAGAATCACTGGAGCATACGTTGCAGTTACTGGTGCACCAGCAGGTTCGGCACTTACTGCAGACCTCAAGGTTGGCTCAGATGTCGCAGCAGCCTTCTCAATCGCAGCAGGCGGTTTTGTAGACGCAGGAACGCTTACAGCAGCCAACACGGACTTCGTTGCAGGCGACCTTATTAGCCTTGATGTTTCAGCAGTTGGTTCTGGTACCGCCGGTTCAAACATGACTGTTGCTTTTACGGTTCAAGAAGGCCGTTAATTAAAAATTAACCAAAATCTGATTAAAGCGCTTCTTCGGGGGCGCTTTTTTCATGCCCAATATAGAGCCGTAGGGCTTATTCGTCGTATGAGTGTTTAGATAGTCCAAGGTCAAAGGCAAGCTGGGGATAGTTCCCTATCCGTGTATGGCACTGACGGCAGACACACATAAGGTTTGACTCATCAAGAATAGAACCACCCTGTGAGCGTCTCACTAGTTCATGCACATCAACAGATGGTCTTTGCTGATAAACGGCAAGGCCATCATACTGGGCAAAAACAGGACATGCCTGACACCATGGTCGCTCCTCTAAAAGCTTTTTTACCAAAGGTCTGCGAAGTTCGTACTTTTCTTCCGTCTTCTTGGAACGCTGATTTATCTTCTTGGAAGAGTTCTTAATCGGAGTTCTTTTTAGCGGTTTATCTGACCGCTTGAGAGGCTTGCGCTTCACTCTGCAGGGAATAGGCTTGACTCATCGATTGAGTCAAAAAGCCATTCATTGTCAAGAACAGCCCACAGCGCCCTATCGATTGAAGTCTCTTCAAGGTCGAATTCTCGCAAGAGGGTCCGATGCTTGATAATTGCCTTTTTGAGAGTTTCCATCTCTTGCCAACCGTTTGACTCAGGGGCCTCTCCAGTATCAATCATTGCTGAGATTTCGTCAAGTCTCTTGTTTACATGAAACCTAAACCTAAGAATCTTCTTCTTGCGTCCTTCGTATGCACGAGAAGCCTCTTGGGCAAGAATCTTTCCATCTCTGCCCATCCTTTGGAATCGCTCCAGGTCTGCATCGTTGTCCATGTCAATGTCTTCGATTTGGTCATCAAGGTTGTCAACCAAAGCCTGCAGATTGTCTCTCCATCTTTCCCAGTTTTCTCTTTCCATTAAGAGGTCTCTCTGGATTGGGGATAGTTTGTTTTTTACTTCCTCAGCAACCATTTGTGCGAAAGTATTATCGTCAATCATTTCTTACCACCAAACATTGGGCATATCTCTTGGTAACTACACCAGTTACACAGTATTGATTTTCTTGCTTCAAATTCACCGGTTCGACAGCATTCGTCGACCTGCTTTTTTGTATCGATTACATGCTCAATCATGTTCTTAGCTTCTCTGCTGTTTACATGTTTTTTGAGCCTTACGCCATCTTTGAGATAAAGAAGTTCAAGCTCTTTAGCAGTGCCTACTCCCATTTTCTCTAACATGTATGCGTAGACATAAAGTTGGAAGAACTTGTCACCCTGATACTGAGGGCGAGGTGTTTTGCCTGTTTTATAGTCGCTCACGATGAGTGATTCTCCGTCTCTAAGGGTTGAATATCGGTCGATAAACCCCTTGATTACGACACCCTCAATGTCTCCTACGACTTCAAACTCAAGACCGTCAGGCTCTAGTTCCTGAGGGTTTTCCAATCTCCATAGGTTCTCAATACAGAACCATGAGCGCCATCTAAAGAGGCGTACTTCTTCTGAGTTCTTTACAGAGGAAGTTGCTTGGTCAACCCAAATCTCTTCCCATACTTGCTTTGCAAGAACCTTTGCATTATCAAGCGTTCTGTCTTCCGCAGGAAGTTTATAAAGCTCCTCAAGAACATCGTGAACAAAGTTTCCCATGACGGCAGCTTCACCTGAAACATCTGGAATTTTGTCAATTTTGTTATATCTGAACTTAAGTGGACATTGATGAAATGTGCCAATAGAAGATGCAGAAAGATGAGGAGGAGGTGTTAGCTCACTCTGAGACAAGTGTGCCACCAAACTGAATGCGGACAATCTCTGCAATCAAGTCGTCAAGGTCTTGGTCGGTTGCATTTGACTTTGTTGGCTTTGGTCGACCACCTGCATGCTTCTCCCAAAACTCATTGAGTTCTGTCTTTTGTTCAGCGTTGAGCGACTTAGCAAGGCCAGCAAACTGCTCCCACTTGTCAAGTCGTTCTTGTTCCTGTGGAGAGATGCTCATTGCTTCTTCAACATCCATTGCCTCTTCACTGCGAGCGAGATACAAGCCAACTCCAAGAGTTTGGGCTGCTTTCTTGAGCGCATCAGAAACCGCACCCTTCATCTCGTCACCGAGGTCAACAATGTCGCCAGTCTTCGTGCGCTTGATTTTTTGACCACCAAATCCATCACGAACAATGACGCTTTCTGGACGTGTTGCATCTGTGTGCCACATTAAACGCACATGGGCGACAATGTAGTCAGGGTCAAGAGTGTCACGCTCGCACGAAAGAATATTGAATGACCACGCTTCAATTCCAAGAACTTTGTTTAAGCGAGTAATCACTTCACTTACCGGAATGTAGGTAAGAGATGCTCCACCTTTCTTGAGGATTTTTTCCATTTCTCGTGGAAATGGTTCGCTTAACTGTTGCATAACTGTGTTGTTCATTCTGTGTCGCCCTTTCTGACGATGATGCTTGTTTTTAGTACGCCTGTTTCGCAATACATATCTGGGTTGATACCGATGTTGTTGAGTTCTTTGATTCTCCAGTAAGAAGGAGCGCAGTAAGTCATTAACTCCATAGCAATATCCTCTGGAGACTTTACAACCTCGCCCGTGTCCATGTCAACGGACATCTGACCAAGTCGGTCAACTACCGCTTTGGCAAGGTCTTTATGTTGCCAAGCTTTTCGTTCGTATGAAGACTTCTTTTCAATGATTGCGTTTCCAGGAAGTGGAACAGCAGACTCTTTGTCCATCATTTCTCCAAAACGATTCGCAACAGAGTCATAAACAAGAGACATGTCTCGTTTGGCTAGATTCATCTGAAGAAGCATGTTTCCCGCTTCTTCAAGAGTTGCTCCATTGTTCATGGCTTCAAGAACTTCTGCTTCGAGTTGAACCATGAGGTAGCGAATCTCAACAATTTTTTCTATGGTCATTAGTACCGTCCTAGTTAGTAGCTGGTCTCCCAGTGCTAGATAACGATAGCAATCCTTCTTCTTTGTTGCAACCCGAGTCCGGCCAAATGTGTAAAAGCCCCAACAGCAGAGTCCACTTGGTCGTCATGGTCGCATGCTTCAGGGAAAGAAGAAAGTTCATCAAGCCATTGAGTCAGCCATGGACCCCTAACTACCCTTACGTTTCCATTTGCTACTGCTGCGGCAAATGGTCTAGCCCTAGTGACCTTGTCTCCGGTTGCCCTAACTCCAGAAAAGTTATAACCGGGAAGAACGTATCTGGCGTACTGGTCGACAAGCGCTTTACCGCTTGAGCCGGGCTCCATTTCCATAAGAATCGGGGTATCTAGACCGTCTTCGTATGCTGTTTGAGATATTAATTGCTCGACTTTTTCCCCACGAACCCTGACTCTCTTGACGTCCATGATGTAGGCAATGCCTTGGTCAAACATCATCAAGGTTCCAACCGTGTAGTCAGGGTCAGGGTTGTTTGAACTTGGTTCGGTTGCTGCAAGGTCCCAAAACCTAACAACTCTTGCTGTGTTGGATATTGTTGGAACTTCAGACTGGTCAATAATAATTACCGACTCTCGTTCAAAGAGGCTTCCGAGAGTCGTGCTCCACCAGTCACCTTCTTCAAGTCGTCTACGCTCGATTGGGTCAAGGGCTTGCAGAGCCTGACGATACGAATCAGCGTCAATTCCGGGGTTGTCCGTAAGTTTTGAAGGTACGAATATTCTTCCTTCAGACAATCCCTCAACAATGAATCTCTGCCTTACCCAGTTGGGCGCAGGGTTAGATGCGCAACGCATTCTGAGGGGGACTTCCGATAGAGGGCCAGAGTTGGGTCGACGCAAGCGGGAGAACATGTAGCGATAGTCGGATTCCCGGATTTCGGTGACTTCGTCCATTCCGATGAACTGGAATTCAGAACCTTTGTAGCGAAGATAGTCGGACTGGTTGTTTAGATATCCAAACGAGATTCTTGCCCCCGAAGGGAAGGTAGCCACGAAGCTGTTGTTGTTCCAGTGGACATCGTCATAGTTGGACATCCACGACTTAAAGCGGTCCATGAGCGCTCCAGGGAGCGACAAGTCTGCGAATGTTCTACGAAAAAGAATTGCAGAATAGTTGGGAATATCTACAAACTGAAGGGCGGACATTAGAAGCGCAGAAGACTTACCACCGCCAGCAGCACCCCCAAAAAGGGCCTCAATGCCGTTAGTTCTTAAAAACACCTTTTGAGGCAAAGACGGCTCTTCTGGGCAGTAATCGGACATCTTTGGTTGGAGATACTCAAGAACTTGTTCCCAGTTCGTAGGTTGTTCTGACATATATATCTCCGGGTTGTTTAGTCTGATGATACTCCAATGCGCTAGGCTGTGAGCATATGCAAAAGTTATGGCTACGAGTTAAAATCAGACTGAACAGGTCTTTGTTCGCTTATTTTTTCATGGTTTCATTTATAATACTATCTAGTATTGGTGCAGCGCTTATATACCCCCCAGCTGGTTTGCTGGTTGGAGGGGCTACATGTGGCTTCTTCGGATTTTTGTTAGGTCGTGAGTAAAAAATATGGCATGGAACGCTTCAACGAACAAGTCGCTGAATAATCAAGCACAAAAAGACATTGGACCTGGAGCACCAGTAGCCCAAAATCCTGGCTATGCAGGCAAGCCGTACAGGGACTCCTGGGATATTGAGCGTGCCTATAGAGAAGGCATGCAGAAGGTTACATGGGTGTCTAGGTGTATCGATGCCATTGCTGGAAACCAGGCAAGACTGCCGATAATACTCAGAAAAGACAACTCACCTAATGGTGAAATTCTTTCAATCAGAGAGTCAAAAAAGACAAATCTTCTTAATATTCTAAACTCAAAGTCTAATGTTGGAGAAAACTCCTACATTTTTAGGTACAGGCTTTCTGCTCAGCTGATGCTTGGTACTAGGGGTGCTTTTATTGAAAAAGTAAGAGGACGAGACGGCGGAATAATTGGCCTCAACCTATTACCTCCTCAGTCAACCTCCCCAATACCAGACCCTAAAAAGTTTGTTTCTGGCTACGAAGTTCAAATGCCCACAGGAAACAAGGTCTACCTGAAGCCAGAAGACGTTTGCTGGGTGAGAAGACCTCACCCAATCGACCCATACTTGTCACTGACCCCATTGGAGGCCTGTGGCGTTGCGATTGAAATAGAAAACCTGGCAAAGCTTTACAACAGAAACTACCTATTAAACGACGGTAGACCGGGTGGTTTGCTTGTTCTTCGTGGAGAAATCGACGACGACGACAAAGAAGAATTGAGAAGCCGTTTCCGTGGAAACCTTTCACGCGCTGGATATACCTCTGTAATCGCTTCCGACGACGGTGTTGACTATGTTGACACTTCAGCAAACCCAAGAGACGCTGCGTACATACAGATGCGGCAAATAACAAAGGAGGAAATCCTTGCTTCATTTGGTGTTCCAGAGTCGGTTATCGGTAATGCTGCTGGTAGAACTTTTAGCAACGCTTCGGAAGAAATTCGTGTCTTTTGGATGGAGACGATGCTTCCCCATTTGGAGATTCTTTCACGGGCTCTAGATGAACTAGATGAAGACAACTATGTTGACTTCAATGTTGACCAAGTGCCCATTTTGATGCTTTACGAGCAGGAGCGCCACCGCTACTTGATGGACGAATTCAACGCAGGTCTTATCAGCAATAACGAGTACAGAATAGGCTCAGGTCGCAAAGAAACAGAAAGCGACCTTGCTGACTCGCTCTTGGCTAATCCAAACCTTATTCCTATTGCAAATACGAAGAAGAAGATGGAAGAGCCTTCTCAAGCTCAGGTTCCAGGTGCACCAGGACAGCCTGGAATGCCCGGAATGCCCCCTGGGGCACCCGGAATGCCCCCAATGCCCGGAATGCCTCCAGCACCAGGACAACAGCCACCGCTCGACCCAAATACGATGGCTGGGGCAATGGCAGAAGTATCTGGAGCACAGCCAGGCGGAGAACTGGCGCAATCACCAATTCCAGGAATGCCTCCAGGAATGATGACCGGAGCAGAGCCAGTACCTCCAGGTGCTACTTCTGCTGAGTCGCCAACCATAATGACAAAAGATGCTCTTGAAGCGATTTCCCAAAAGCAAGAAATCGAAAGATGGGAAGAGATACTTGTCAGAAGCATGGAAAGAGTCATGGAAAGACAGCAGCGTGTTGTTCTTGAGAAGTCAAGTGGAGCAAAAGCAAAGAAGGCTTTGTTTGCTGGAACCCTAGATATCCCATCCGTGCTTCACTCGGAGACATGGGACAGACAATTTGATGAAGACATTAGGCCAGTAATTACAGCCATCGTCAAAGAGTCGTTGAAAGCATCTACATCAATCGAGAAAAAGTCCGCGAAAAGTTGGGAAGTAGAGTCTGACATCATTGCTCAAGTCGATTCTCAAATGTTACGAATCAAGAGCTTGAACCAGGATTTGACAGAGGAAATTACTTCCCTCATGTTGTCTTCTCTGAATGTTTCTGACGAAGACCAGCGAGCTGGCGCTTTTAGGTCAAACATCGTGTCTTTGTATACAAATGTGTTGGCAAAACGGCTTCCGGAGATAGCTAGCGAGGAATCTAGGCGTGCCTGGACTTACGGAAAATTCATCGCTAGATAGTTTTAGTATTTAGTTTTAGTAAACGACGCTAAAAACCTGAATACTTGCGGTTTCCATTGGTATTTTCGTTTATTATCGAAGAAGACACAAGGAGTCACATGTCCTCTTCTAATAAAAAATCCGACATTCAGTACAAGGCTGCACCGCAAGGAATGGTGAATTTAGACGAGGCCCAAGGCATCGTCGAATGTTTTGTCGCTGGGATAGGCAACAAAGACTCTGTTGGTGACGTTTGCGCACCAGGAGCTTTCGGCAAGAGCCTTACCAGAAGGAAGCCACGAGTCGTATGGGGACACAACTGGAACGACCCCATTGGCAAGGTCATCGATATGTACGAGGTTCCACCCAACGACCCTCGTTTGCCAGCAAAGATGAAGGCTGCAGGAATTGGCGGTCTTTATGCTCGCGTTCAATTCAACCTTATGTCGGAAAAGGGTCGTGAGGCGTTTGCCAATGTTGCTTTCTTTGGTGAAGAGCAAGAGTGGTCTATTGGTTACAAAACAATCAATGCAAAATTTGACCCACAGATGCAAGCAAACATTCTTTATGAAGTAGAGCTTTATGAGGTGTCTCCAGTTCTTCATGGTGCAAACCAGTTGACAGGAACAATTTCAGTAAAGTCGGAAGAGCAGCCATCTGGCGTTTCAGTAATTAATGCACCAAGCATTGATGGATTAAACGTAAATGAGCTTTCTTCTATTCTTGATGCACTCAAGGCTATTTCTTCTTCCGTTTCAGAAGACGAAAAGTGTGGACCAGGAATGATGCCACAGGGAATGCCAGGAATGCCTTCTGGTGGACCAGGCATGCCTTCTGGGCCAAAGCCAATGCATACACATACCCCTGGTGCAGCACCAAGAGAAGTTGTTAAGCCACAAATTCCATCCATGCCAGAAAACCCAATGACCGTAGCGCTTCGCCGCGAACTTGCGACTCGCACCGGCTCAAACGTAATCGTGCGTTCAGCAAGCGACAGTGTCGTTGTTTTTGACAGAGTGCTGGCTGACGGAACGTCAAGCACATACAGACTGCCTTTCCATTATGCCGGTGGAGAGTTTATGTTTGGCAAACCAGAAAAAGTTCAGTCTCAAGCAAACTACGTCCAAGATTCTCCTTTGTCTGAAATCATGGTTGAAGCGCTTCTTTCTGGCCCCACTGCAGGCGCAGAAAAGTCTTTAATCTCTTTTGATGACCAAGAGTGGGGTGAAGGATTTGGGCAATCAATTCCGTCACAGCAAGTTGATGCTTCAACTTTGAATAGCGTTATCGCTAATCTTCAAAAAATAATCGAGCAGAAATCTGAATATGTTGTTCAAGTTGCTCCAGAACATGCTTTTGAAGTAAAGCAAGCGATAGACCCAATTCTTGATTTCTACAAGGTTGACGCAACCATCAATGAAGATGGAATTGTTGTTAAGTCACTCAATGAAGACTTTTTGAACGCTCTTGACATCGCCACAAAAGGCGTATTACGCAGTCTTGGCAACCTTGCGGGTAGAGCAATAGACCGCCCTAATATTGGCAGAAACAGAAGAGACAGAACACCCAACCTTGCATCACGAGGCCCTGGAATTGGTTCACGAGGAGCGGTAGTAAGACTCCGTGATGGAAGCATGTGGGACCCAAAAAACGCACCGGATAGAAACCGTAATGGCATTGTAGGTGAAGGCCTCTTTGACAGTAGCGGAAGGTCGTTGGCACAGCCAGACCCAACACCAGAGGGGCCAGATTCTATCCGGGGAGCAAAGACACCAAAGTCACCGCAGACCCCTAAAAGGCAAGCAGCGGCTGCCGCAAAAAGAAACGCTACTGTAAAAAGAACTTCTGGGCAGCCCCAGAAAGCAAGGCAGCGTCTTTCTTCAGGCGGAATTGACCAAGAAGTTGACGATACACCAATGCTTGAGGAGAAGTTCAAGAAGGAAGTCTCTGGCTTTTTGTCTGAAATAGGAACAAACCGTAATGAGATAGAAAACATTCTTGACCTGTGGGAAAACAACGATGCAGACCATGACAAGTACATGGAAGAGCATGGAGCTGGTTCAAAAAACTTTGCTGAAAACGTGGCTTATGCAGCGTCAGCAATGTACGAAGACTACATCTCTGATGCGGGAGATAGGCAGGCTGACCGTCGTGCCGAGGGAGGGCGTTTCTCGTCTGGCGAGTGGACAAAAATTCCTGGTGTTGGCTATGAGATGGATGCCCCAGACATCGAAGGTGCTTACGAAATCCAAGAAGGCCTTGATGGGAAGTTCTATGTAGTTAGATTCTCTGATGGCAACCGCAACGGTGGTCAGGACATGACCGAATACGAACATGACAAGCCTTTCTCTACTCTTGCAGCAGCAAAGAAGTGGGCTGAAAAAGACTATGCACAAGCAGCGGACGAGTACATGCCAGATGAAGAAATGCCAGATGGTGATGCATCCGAAAGACTGAATAGCCTTGTTGCTCCAGAACTACCAAGCCTTGACGGCATGGACGAGTCTGAAGCAGATGAAGCCTTGCAAAACTTTAGTGACGAAATGTTCAGCTTTGTTAACGAGACAGAGAACATTGCCAGAGAAGTACTAGGTGACGACGAATACAACAAGAGATTTGGCGGAGCAGTGCCCCTCATTGAAGAGATTTCAAAGAGGCACGATGGAAGCATTGAGCAGCGTGATATTGCTCTAGAAAATGCCTTTGACCAAGCAGAGAGGTTTAACAACTCTGTTAACGGTTCACTTGGCGGCGGAAGATTCTCTTCTGGTCAAATCGACTTCGACAAGATAGGTGAATCAGGTCTCAGGGAAATGCGCCATGTTGAGCGCAACCCTCTTAGATTTGATACACAGGCAGACAAAGATGCACGCGCTGCGTACGAACGGGTTGTAGCAAACTTTAGAGCAAACAACGGTTTCTTCCGTGAAGTGCCCATGTATGCAGGTGATAAAAAGTGGCACAGCGAAGACTGGTTCCGTGGCCGCGAGATGGCAGAAAACGTTGCCACCTTGCGATTTGGCGACCCGATTGACCAAATGCCGTTCTTCGATAAACCAGGAAAGCCATCAAAAAGAGAATTCTTCGAGAGAACTACGGCTGTTGATTACAAGTCCTGGTATATGACCAAAATTCCAGCCATGACGCAAGAGCTGGACAGAGTGCTTGCTTCCGACGCCTATTCAGATGAATACAAAGAAGCATTCCTAGAAGGAATGAGGACATTCTTCTACGTGAATAGGCCAAACCTTCAGTACGCTCCGAAAGATACACAGGCGCAGTATGAAGAGTGGCTTCAGCGGTCAGGTCTCGGCTGGAAGGGTAGATACTCTACTTCTGGTCCAAAATTTGAAGACCTTGACGACACGGGAAGATTTTCTTCTGGTGCTAAAGACAAAAAAACAATCAATTCGTATGACAACTCGGAAGACCTTAAATCGGCGATGTTTAGCGCATTGTGGACAAACGGTTCACGTGACGAAATAAACAACATGACAGCTGAAGAGCTGGCTGAAATACTAAGCGTAAATCCAGAATGGGTTGAACCTCTTCTTGAAGACACTAAAAAATACACAATCGAGGCAATGGACGATTATGATAAGTATTTATCTTCTCTTCCTGAGCCAACTGATGAAGAGATAAACCAGGAGTACCAAGAGTGGTTGTCGCGACAGGCTGGCGCAGACTACGCACAGGGCATGACTGTTAGAGACAAATTCCAGGACATGACCGACGAAGAGGCTGCAGACTACGCTGCATGGCTCGACGAAGAAACATGGAGAGACAGAGACGATAGGTTCTCCTCGGGAGGAGGCAAAACACCTGAAGAGCGTCTTGAAGAATACAACAGAAGAAGTGCAGAAAAGAACGCAGTTCTTGAAAAGATGACTCCCGAAGAGCTAGAAGAATACGCTCGTGAATGGAATGAAAGTCATGTTGAAGATGTTCGTCTTTCATCTGGTTCAACAAATAGACCAAAGTCTACAAAAACCGGAGAAGAATTTATTGGCCGTAGCTATGGTCTTCATGATTTCTTTGTCTACGACGAAGAAGACGATTTTGAAAACATCGACAAAGCTATTGTAGATTCGCTTCTTAAGAACGAAAGAATAACCCTTGATGACCTTTTGCTTGAAGTGCGAGGTATTAAGGACCCTGACCTTAGCGGAGAGGCATTGGTCCGCAGGCCGGACTATATGGGCGCAAACGCAAGGCGTGTTGCTGAAGCCGTTGCAAACAACACATCCGTTAATCCATCGCTGGCCAACCAGAAAGCCGGAAGAGAAGACATACTTCACTTTAGGTACAACGGTAAGCAGCGCTCCATATACCCAGAGACTTTTTCAACAAGCAAAAAGGGTGTTGGTTATTTTGTTGGATGGGACGAAACCGCAGATAACGGCAACGGTGCATACAGAAGTTTCAATGTAGACAAAATAGAAGGTCTTATATCTAGCGCAATACCTCCACATGTAGACAGAGCAGCAAGGTATACCGATTATTCATGGAACATAACTGACTTCTCTGATGAAGATAATCAAAAAATTCTTGAACAGATGCGACGCACTAAAGAGTTCAGGGTTCTTGATGACGCGCAAGACCTGATAGACGATGAGGTGAGCGCAGGAGGCACAAGAGTTGCAGGCTCGACTCTTGATATTGCGGAAAAAGAAGCCCAAGCAGCTTTCCAGGATGCTCGCAATAGACAAATCGACAAGATGGTTGCCGACGGCAAAATTAAGCCGCTATCAAGAGATAGTAGATTCTCTTCAGGAATGGTTAACGACGGTCTTCCAGACGGATACTGGGACACCGCAGACGACATGGCAGATTCTTATGGTGATAGAGAAGACTATACAGACGCAAGATTCTCCTCTGGTGGAATGCCAAGCACCAAAGAGCAAGCAGACCTAATAGCGTTTGCTAGGTCAAAGCCTGGCACTTTTACAGACAGTGTTGTTTCTCAATTTGACAGAAATAGAAGACTGTCAGAAAAGCAATGGGACGCAATACGCAGAATGATGCGCGGCGCATCTGGTGGTAAGGCTGCTCCAAAAGCAGATAAACCAACTGCTCGTTTTTCTGGAAAGCGTCGTCAAATTGTAGATATTGCCGATATTGAAAAGTATGACTACCCAGAGCTTCCTGCAAAGATAAAGCCAACACCGGAACAAGACAGAGCTATCGATGCGATGATGACTGGTGCAGACGTAAAGATTGGTGCTTTAGCAGCAACAGGAAAGACGACAACCGTTATCAACTTTGCTAACCGTCTTAAGGCTAAAGAGCCAGACGCAAGGGTTGTCTATCTCGTGTTTAACAGAAACGCAAAAGACGACGTAGAAAAGCGTGGAATGCCAGGAAACGTTTCTGTCTCAACGATGGACGGAATTGCTTACAGAGCAATGGACGCTATCAACCCAGAAATGACCAAGAAGAGCTTTGACAAAAAAGAGGGCCACATAAAGCCAATCAACTCTTTCAAAGATAGGGCTAAGTATCTTGGTACAAAGGGAATGGTTTCCCAAGGCGAAGAATTGACCGATGTTGATGTTTATAGAATCGTAGCTAAAGCGATAGATGCCTATTCAATAAGCGACGACAAGGAAATTGGACCACAACACTTTACTGGCCCATACAACGGTTCATACAGGGTGACAGACACTTCATTGCTTCCTGAGTTGCTTAAGTATGCAAACAAGATGTGGGAAGACATGAATCTTCCTAGAGTCAATGGTGCCACCAGGAAAGACCAAAAAGGAATGCTTCCTGTAAACAACACACATCTAACAAAGATGTGGGCATTGACAAATCCAGACATAAGCGAAATTGCTGAAGTCAATGTGGCAATGGTTGACGAAGCTCAAGACATGAACCCAGTTTTTGCTGGAATATTGAGGAACTCAAACCTTCAGAAAATCTACATTGGTGACACAAACCAGGCAATTAACGCATGGCGTGGAGCAGACGGAACAACGCTTGCAAATGTAGAAGCAACATACGACATGCCAATTACTGATTCGTTCAGATTCGGCAAGAACGTAGCGAACATGGGCAACAGATTCCTTTCGCTTCTCAATACAAAAGAGCGCATGACCGGAAGAAAGACAGACAAGTCTGGAAATCCTGTTGACGGAAGAATTGGACAAGTTGATAACCCAACAATGATTTTGACACGCTCTAATGGCGGAGCTATCGCTGCAACCATGGAAGTGTTTGCAGATGGTGGAATTGTTTACGGAAGCCAAAACTTCAAGAGAGATTTGGAGAACTTCTTAAACAACATCGAATGGATGCAGAATGCCCAAAAGGGCAAACCGTTCTATACAGACGTATATGGAAAGAAAGTATTTTCAGCTCCTGAGTTCAGTCAAGACCTTGACGGAATTACAAACATTGCAGACTTCAATAAGGCTATTGAAAAGGGCGATGACAACAGACTGAACATGCTTTCTAAGCTGATGAACGAATACTCGCTTGAAGACTTGAGAGAATCTCTCAATAACATCATTACAGACAAAAACAAGCTTCCAAAGAATCGTGACGAGTATGTCCACATCCAGACAGCCCACACATCAAAGGGCCTCGAATCACCACGAGTGAAGATTTGGTCAGACTTTAGAAAGCCAAAGAAACTTCCAAACGGTGAATGGGAATACCCGAACGAGCAGGAGATGAGGCTTTCCTATGTTGCTGTAACAAGAGCAGAGGAAGAACTTGACCTAGGTTCACTTAGTTGGATTCTTGACCACACAACAGAAGAGGACGGTATGCCGAATACTTTCTCTTCTGGAAGAAGCAAGGCAAGAGGCAACAGAGGTGATGGCAAGGGAAGACAAAAACCATGGTCGGCAGAAGATAGGCAAAGATTTGCGGACAGGGACATTCTTCGTTCACAAACACGCCCAGGAAAGCGTCGTCCAGGTCCTTCAGCAAACGAATTCTCGTCTGGTGCTGAATTTGATTTCACTCCAGAAGAGCTCAATAGGTGGCAAAAAGCTAGCGAACATGCCAGCGCGTATGGCGATTGGGAAAATCTTCCAGAAAACAGAAAAAACGGATATCTTCGTAAATTCAACGGAGATGAAAATCTTGCTCGCGAGCAATTTAACGTGGAAAGAGATTTGGCAGACTTTGCTGCAGATGCACAATTTGACAAAACAGATTCACGATTCTCTTCTGGAGGCCGCTTCGCAACACCACTGGATGCACCAGAGGGCTGGGAAATGCCAGAAATTGGTGATGACGGCGAAATAAAGAATGGACCGCTTAAGGGTTACTATGTTCGTGGCTTCGGGGACGATTACGTACGAGGAAGAAAATACGTAAGCTATCGTGGTGCAGACTACAGTAGTACTGATGAGCACAAAAATAACTTAGTTGATTGGGGTGATTACGAAGCGGGATACACCCTCGACAGAAACATAGGCTCTGACGAGGACATTAGGAGCATTTCTGACTCTTCCGAGCAAGAAGAAATGGCGCAGTATGGCGACGAAGGTTTGTACTATGGCAATAGTTCACGCGGGCGATACGACCCTCAAAATGATTATGAAACTCCAGTAACCGACGACTCCCATTCACCAGAAAACGGTGCAGACCACATCGGTAAAGCCGTATCCGTAACGGATGAAAATGGAAACAAATTCTACGGTGTAGTTGTTAGAGGTTGGGAACCGGAATACGAAGAAGACTTAGATGTTGATGAGGATGGGTGGGCAACCCCGAGCATGAACATACAAGACGGTGGCATGGTAGTTCTCGCTACTCATGATGCTGACGGCAAAAAACTTGATAAACCAGTAGTTGTTGAGGCAAGTTTTGGTCTTGAAAATGAATACGCCCTCGTATCAAATGTTGAGAGAGGTGGAGACGACTACGAAGGGCCAAAGGTCAATGTATCAAAAGGCCGTGTAAGTGAAGAAACCCTTGACGAAGCCAAAAAGCTTTATGAAGAACTGGACCCATATAGAAATGGTAAAGCCGAGGAGTTCAGGCGTCAAGGAGCCTTGATAGATAGAGCATGGAGAATGCCGGGAGGCGAAAAAGAGCGCAGGGAAAAAGCTGCCGAAGAAGCTTACAGAAGAAGCCCTGAAGGAATACAAGAGCAAAGAGAAAAGCTAGAAGCATCCATATCGGCTATAGAAGACAAGATAAGAAGCGCGGAGTCTTCTCGTGAATCTCTCATGGAGAGGCTGAACGATGTTTCTGAAAGTGGAGACAATGTCCTTGCTTCAAAAATGGAAGAAATATTAAGAGACAGAGAGGGAGCGGTACGACTCCTCCAAGAAAGACTTGAAGAAGCAAAAGCTGAACTAGATGCTTTTAATGGCGAAGGAAACAGGCTTTCTTCTGGAAGATTTGCGCCTGATGGACAATCGGGTTCAAGGCTTCAAAGAAGACTTTCTTCTGGCGATGTTTTTGGCCCACCACCAGGACAGTCGGCAAGGTATGACCGCAAGAAGCAAGTCGAGGCAACGATGGGTGCATTCCATTCTGACCCAGGCAAGGCTGTTGTGTCGAGCGACACCGAAGGCTTATTGGGTAAAATCCCTTCCGGTAAGAACTCCCATATCCTTAACGCCGAAGCAGCTAAGAGAATAATTGCAGACCCAGATACAGAGTATTCAGCAGATACCGGATGGCCGGTAGATGCAGGAAGACTTCTTGATTTCATCGAAATTGAGAATCCTCTTGGTGGACGTCCAAGCACTCTTCGTGATAAAGACGACGCACAGCTTATTGCAAGGGTTTTGGGTATACCAGTATCGGATGCTCAGGACATGCTTGACGGAAAGCCTGTATACATTGCCAGCTCAACTGCGGCTGACATGTTTGACAACCTTTCAAGAAGCAGAGAGTACACAGCAAGCGTTGGTGGATTAAACGACGTAGCGAGAGTTTGGGGATTTGATGGCGCTCCAAAGTGGGTGCGTCATAGCGATATTGCTACTCCAGAATTTGACCTCGACGAAAACGACAGAGTTAACTGGTCGCAGGTTAAGTGGGATGGACTTTCGAGGGCTGACTTTGATGCAGCAGTAAGAAGAGGGAATAACCCACCAGAACCCGTATACACATCACCTGTTGAGTTTTTCAATAGTGATGCAATCGCCAGTAACCCCAAGTGGGACGCTCGTGGTGGCTCATTCAGAAACCCAACTGTGGATGCTGAGTTCACTGCAACACCAAAGAAGGTTGCTAGAGCTGAACAGCTGGAGCCAGAAAGATTTGTTTCTCAGGCAAGAGCCGGAGAAAGGGTTGCACGCGCTGACAAAGATTTCATGGATGAATGGACCAACGGAAGTCATGGAATTGGTGCAGCGCAGCTTATGCAAATGCTTGGATTGGAAAGAGATTCAGAAGGCGACCGCATAAGCAGCCAAGACGTAAGAAAGCTTCTTGATGAAATAAACAAGATTAAAGAAGAAGCTGGAAGCGGACTTGTTCCTGCTGCAAAGAGGGAAGACGGAAAATTTAAAGAATCACTTGAGCTGGACACAAAGAAGTCTCCAATCAATGATGAAATAATGCACGCCCTCATTGTTTCTGGAAGATTCAAGAACATGAAAGAAGCGGTTGCTTCTCTTGGTGACCCAAGACTTGATTCTCTTGCTGCAGAATATGACTCCCGCATGCTTGTAGATGCAGCATTTATAAGAATCAAAGACCATTTAAACAAGGTTGGAGCAGCAGACCAAAAGAAGATTCTTTCTAAGGTAATCACTGCCACCCTTGGTCGCAAGACAACACTTGAATCTCGCGTACAGGAAGGCAGAGCATCAATCAAGGGTGTAATGAATTCAGACGCAATGATTGGCGATGAAAAGCTTTCCGAAGTAATTGGCATGGTCAACGAGGTTCTTGATGCAAGGGGTCTTGAGACAATCGACAAGGATGCATTGTTCCCAAGGGACGAGGCAGGCGGATTTGTGAACAACTTGAGTGCTTCGGCTCCAGGCGCAACGAGGCTTGCTTCTGGTCAGAGGTTTGTAGCCAGAACCGCATCAAGCAGAAGAGCTGATGCCGGAATGGATGCTGCAGCAAGAAGAGCAACAGATAGGCCAACGTTCTCAAGCGGTGCAAAGCCAGCATTTAGGGACCCAGACGGAAAACTGAACGCCACAAACATGAGAGATGCTGCATCCGAAGCAACAATTCCAGAAGGAACAATGATAAGAAAAACTCCTGGCCAAAATATAGAAGACTTTGAAAAAGCAGTTAAGACGAGGGCCGAAATAGCAGAAACCCTAAACATAGATACTTCAGCAATAAATGGCTTTACTGTCTACGACGTTATAGACGAGCTTAAAAAGGCAGGAATACCTGAAGATACCGCAGAAGACCTTGTCGATAAGCTTGTAGAACTAGATTTCTATATTGATGCAATCGAGGAGAGATTCTCTGAAGCCAGAGAAATCATGGATGAAGCTATTGAAGAAGCTGAAGATGCTATGGACAAGATTGCGAAGCTAAGAAAAGAGCGTGCCGACATTATTAATAGGTACGGCGAAGAAGATGGACAGCCACTGCTTGAGGTTGTTGATGAAAAAATTAGCAGAGCGACAAAAAAGCTTGACGATGCCTACCAAAGAGGTATCGGCAATGAGGATGCAAGAATGGGAACTCTCTATTCTCAGGTTGACGAAATTCTGAGCAATAATCGTGGATGGAGAGAGTATTCGCCATCCCCATGGGGAGATAGTACAAATCAGAACCTTGCTGCTCTTGAATTAGCAATTGCAAAAGCTGGCGGAGTAAAGAAAGCCGTACCAGTTACGGGAATAGATTTCGGAGTTCCAGAAGGCACAAGGCTTTCTTCAGGAAAAGCAGAAGAGTATTACCAAAACCTCACAAGCCACTTGATAAACATGATTGAAAAATCACAAAAAGAAGGCGGTAAGTGGGAAGCACCATGGCATAAGGCTGGAAACCTTCCAAGAAATGCTTCTACAAAGAATATGTATTCGGGTGGAAACATCTTTGCTCTTATGCTTGCAGCCGAAGAAAAGGGCTTCACAACCTCTCACTGGGGTGGATTCCAGCAGTGGAAGAAGCTTGGAGGAAGCGTAAAGAAGGGTGAAAAGGCAACCATCATCCTCATGCCAAAGCAGATGTTTGGTGAGGAAATCGACCCAGACACAGGGCAGAAGGTTAGAAAGTCAAAGGGCGTATATTTTACGACCGCACATGTTTTCAACCTTGACCAAGTTGAGGGAATTGACCGCGATGAGTTCTTGAAGCTGCCGACAGATGCTCTGACACCAGAGCAGAGAGTCACAAAGCTTGAAGACGCAATCAAGGAAGTTGGTGCAACAATCAAGACCGGAGATGGAAGTAGGGCCTACTACTCTCCGCGTGAAGACCATGTTGTGATGCCTCCATTCGAACTGTTCAAGTCCCCAGAGGGATACTACGGAACACTCGCCCATGAGCTTGTTCACTGGACAGGGCATTCGTCAAGACTTGACAGAAAGAACATGAACCAGTTTGGTTCTCCTGACTATGCAAGAGAAGAGCTTATTGCTGAATTTGGCTCAGCTTTCCTGTTGGCAATGTTTGGTCTTTCTGCAGAACCAAGAGAAGACCATGCCCATTACTTGGCAAACTGGTTGCAGGTTCTTCGCGATGAGCCAAATGCTCTACAGGAAGCAGCAACGAAAGCTCAAGAAGCATCAAAAATGCTTATCGACAAGATGAAGGCAGTTCTGGAAGAGATGGGCGAAACCGCATCTACTGCTGAGTCGACGGTAGAAGAAAAGAATGCAAATATTTTTACAGACCCGCTTTACGGAATAAAGAATGGACTTGTTGAGTGGAGCAAAAACATTGAGAACGCTCCATATTTCATCAAATCCTTGACAGACCCTGATGAGAAATACGGAAATGTAAATAGAAGATGGGAAAGAATTGCGGAAGCAGCGCTATTCCTGAACGGAATAAACAACAAAATCTAGGAATAGTAATCAGTACATACACCGCAATACTTACTCGAATGATACGTTTAGAGTATAATTTACGGTACTTACCAATTAGGAGTCATCTTTTATGAACGATGAAATGAACATGAGCCTCAGCGTCACAGGAGATGGCGAAGTTCTGAAGTGCGCAAAAATGGGCGCTGACGTCTCTGGCTGCGGGTACACGCCTGGTTCAAAGCTTTGTGCCAAATGTGGTGCGATGCCAACTCAGGTAAAAATCGTTCCCGTTGACGAACCAGAAGACGAGATGGAAGACGAGATGGAAGACGACGACCGTGCAATGCCTGCTCCAAGAATGGGCAACAAGCCTGCGCCAGTCGCCATGGAAGACGCTGGCATGGAGCCAGAAGAGCTTGAAGTCGAAGACGAAGAAGACGAAGAGTCCATGGATGAAGAAAAAACAGCTTATTACAAGAAGTATGGCTATGACCGCTACGTCAAGAAGTATGGCAAGAAGCCATGGATGATGGACGGAGAAGGTCCTGACGAAGAAGAGGATATGAGTGACGAAGAAAAGGCTCTCCTCTGGGCTCTCAACAAGAAGCGCAAGGCTCGTGGTCTGACGGCAACCCAAAACGGCATGGACGTAAAGGGTATGGGCGAAGAGTATTACGAAGAAGAAGACGAAGAAGACGAAGAAGAAATGTCTGAGGACATGCCAGAAGACGACGAAGTCGAAAAAATGGCAATGCTCGAAAGAATGCGCAAGAAGCGCATTAAGTCACTGGGCATCACACCAGAGGCTGTAGGTCCTCGCGGCTATCTTTGCGCCATCGAAAGAAAGGCATACCCAGGTGGAGCGTCTGTTTGTGACGACTGCCCAGGCGGATGTGTTTCAGAAAAGGGACTTCCTGGCTTGCTTCATGTCGAAGGTCTTGCTGAGCAGATGTTTAAGGGAACAGTTCTTGACTCCGGATACTCAGCAAAAGCAGACATGTACGTCATTGATATCCAAACAAAAACTGGCGCAGTAAACGAAGTCTTCGTTGACGGAACAACTGCAGAGGTCATGGGTTTCCACAGGCTTGACAACTCCGTATTTGAGCAGAAGTCGGCACAAGACAGCATGCAGATGATTCAGTTCTATGAAGCAGCAGACATTGCTGTTAAGTCAATTGACGGCCACGTAATTGGTGTTGAGCCAGATTCTTTTGAAGGAATCGATGCATACGCAGTAGAAATTGATGGCTTCGACGGTAAGTCATATGACGTCTTTGTTTCTCTTGATGGCGAAGTTCTGGGCTACGATAAGTACGAGATGGACGAAGCAGAAGAGATTGAAGCAGAAGCTGCAGAAATTGCTCTGAAGCGTGCGTTCACTGAAGACCAGCGCACATCGATGGCTAAGGAAGGAACAGCAATGCCAGATGGTTCGTTCCCAATCAAGAACGAATCAGACTTGCGTAATGCAATCCAGGCCTACGGTCGTGCAAAGGACAAAGAAGCCGCAAAGCGCCACATCATGAAGCGTGCGAAAGAAATGGGCAAAGAGAACCTGATTCCTTCAAACTGGGTAATGGGTGGCGGAACCGAAAAGAAGAGTGACGTTGTTGACGCAAGTTTGATGGCTTCTCTTATCGAATTCGAGCTTCTTCAAGCCGAAACAGAAATCAACTAGAGCAAGGACTACCCGACATGACGGGTACGTTTAAAACGAAAACAAGATTTTATACCTCTTCGCAATTTGTGACCCCTATTTCAGGGCGCAAGCATTTCGTTGACTCCGCTATTGATTTCAGGCGAGGCCTTATTGAGAACTCATCAATGGCCGTTCTTAATGCCGATATCGCTGTTAAGGCTGCAATGGGAGCAGGGCTCTCTTCGTCTTCTGCTTCTGTCGGTCAAAAAGCACAGGGCGGCACATCTCCCGATTCTGACGGCAAAAAGCGCGTCAACAAAGGTGGCGTTCCTGGAATGGAAGAAGACGCCAACGGCTATAGGTACATGCCTGAAGCAACATGGGGTCCAGATAAGGTCCTAAATCTTTTTCCATCTCAAGAGAATAGACAGTCAACAGACAGAACTCCAAACTTTGGATTCATCGACAAGGGTCCAGTCATCACTCCAGAACAATACGTTCAAAAAATGGAGAACGAACCACGAATCAGGATGTCCAAATACAAAATCAACTCTAGAACTGGTGAGCCTATAGAGGACACTGAAGTTGAATTTGACCGAATGAGATTCGGAAAAACTTTTGATATCAATCCAGATGTATCTGATGAAATATCTGAATCAGTTTCAGAAGAAATACAGGAAAAAAGTTTAGGAAGAAGTCTTAAAGAAAGAATGCCCGGCGGAAGCCTTATCGGAAGAGCTGCTGCTCGATTTGGCGTAATTATGGATGAACTTGGGAAGATGAGATGTCCTCCAGGAACTCCAGCCGCAAACCAATTTACCGACATGACGGGTTCAAACTGTTTTGGCACATCGCCAGGAACGTTGATATCCGAAGCAATAAACCTTGCTCAAAACCTTGTTCCAGAAGACGATTCAAGACGTTCCTCTCGCCTCACAAGAGGCATTGTGAATCTTATGTTCGACTTAGAAAACGGTTTGTTTGGCAACAACGTCTGGTATCACGCAGACGGAACAAGAATGAAGCACGGCGAGTGGCGCAAGTTTCGCGAAGCTGGTGGTGTAGCAAAAAATGAACGCTGGATGGTCAATGGTGTTGAGAGAGTACTTGCCGAATTGGACTCTCAAGATGCACGAATGGAAGACCTTTATAGCAAGCTTGGCATAGACGTAAGCGATGTCAGAAAAGCAACAAACGAAGATGTATTTGAAGCTTTTCAAAAACTCAAAGATTCAGGTGTAATTAGAGCTCAGCTTAGGGGTAGGCCATCGGCGGCTCAAGTTGAGGCGATGATGACTGCTCGCTTGCAAAACATGGACGCCCACTGGATAGCAAGAAGCGCTGAAGAAAGAAAAATACTACTTGATATCGAGGTTAAGCGGTATAGGGAGCTAGAGAGAGCCCACATGGAGGCTTTTCTAGATGAGGTTATTAAAAACCCAGAGCACATGAAAACTATCGGTGACGTCACTTTTAACCCAGCCGGAAGAGACCGCGCATCGTTTGGGATATCTAGGATAGGCCCAGATGGCAAGCCAGTTGGCTCTATAAATATAGACATACCGATGTCGCTCAAGTTTCAGGACTCAATGTTGCCAAATCTTTCTCCAGATGAGAGGCTACGCATTTGGGCCGAAGGTGGACAGTCTGAAGTTTTGAGAGCAATGGCTGTTAAAGATTTCCTTGTTAATTCTAACTCTCATGCTGGACAGATGATAGCGATGGTTGATGGTGGTCGTGGCCTTGGTCGACACGACATGAAACACGAAATAGCCCACTCAATCCAAGCCGTTGCGATATTCAACCATATGAAGAGAGAGCTAGACGCACGTGGCTCGCTCGTTATAGACAATGGAGAAAACAAAGCGCCCACCGTAATAACGGACGTAAGTCAACTTAACTCTGACATGCTTATGGCGTTGATGGCTAGAGAAAACTTTATGGGCATTGACCTCAACTCACTAAAAGACCTCAGGTCTAGAGGTGACGTTGTTGCTTTTCTCGCTGGAAAATATATTGACGAAGTGCAGGCTCAATACGGAGGCATGAGAAGAGCGGCAGAAATAGGTGCAGAATTATGGTCACTCCGCAGTTCTGGTTTAATTTATGGCGATGACGTTGATGCGGCTCTTGAATATATGGATGATGTTGCTTCTGGGGCGATTACAATTGATAGGACAGTTTCGGACGAAATTTTAAACAGAAGAGTTTATGAAGAATACCTCGATGGCTCCCGAAGGATACGCGAAGCCAGGGAGGAATCCGAGAGGCTCGCTGAAGAGGCTGAAGACGGGGAGTTTTTTGACGCGGAAGGAAGGGCGTCTGCCGAAAGGCTTTCTGCTGCCAGAGAAGCATACGCAGCAGAAAAACGCGCAGAAGTAAAAGAAGTAAAAGAAGCAGCAAAAACAATGTCTGAAGAAGACATGATTGACTTCCTCGCCGATGCGACAGAATCTTCTGATGTTCTGACAGAAATGCTTGATTCAGTAGAAGAAGCAGGTGAGGAACCTGACTGGATGTCTGTCATGGACAGAGACACTCTAGATGCAATGTCAAAAGCGGTTGTTGATGAATGGGTAAAAAGGTTTACCGTAAGAAGAAGCCCTGAGGCTATGGAAAAGCTTCAGAAAATGATTGACGACAAGCGTGAATCAAAAGGAACACTTTCTCCAGAAAAGGTTGAAGAGCGAAGATTTAGACAGTTCATGGAAGGTGCTGCTGAGCGGGCACAAGAAATGGGCCTAGAAGACCTTGTTCAGGCATACTCTGACTGGGAAGAGCTCGCTACTGGAGAAGGCGTTGATGGCGTCGACAGGGCACGCAGAAAAGAAATGCGTGATATGTACAGGGACGAGTACATAAAGAGAAGAACAGAAGGTCCTGACTCTGTTTCCAAAGAAGACGCACGCAAAGAATTCAACTCAAAGTTTAAGACACTTCGCAAGCCAAAGACAACGGCTGCTCGCGAAAGAGAAAAAAGAGCAAATCCGAAGAAGTTTAAAACTCATAACGGTAAAGATGGAGCACGAACTTTTGCTACCGCAGAAAGAGAAAGACTTCTCGAAGGTGCAACAACAGAAGAAAAAATTGCTCTTGTCGAAATGGGAAGCGGTGAAACTGACGTAATCAACATGATGAATGGCAGTTCCGAAGGAATGGCATCTGCTAGAGCTATCCAGAGAAGAAACACCAGACTTAAGAAAAATGGAGTTCTTCCTGATGAATTAAATCATCATGAGGCGTCAATAGAAGAACAGGTAGAAAACTTCTACATACCACTTCTTGAATTGATGGACAAGTCCTCCCTGTCTCAAACTGTAGAAATGCACATCGACAGCAATGATGATGCTATGAAGTACGTGGAAGACCTTCTTAATGGCGGAAGTCCAGAATTCACTGTCGGTATTGGAACCGGAACACTGGTTACAAGCAATACAGACTTTTCAGACGGCAAAAAGATAGTTATCCGCGTCCCAGAGGGAAGTAGGGCTGTTTTCCCGGACTGGTCTTTTTATTCTGACTCCGACAACGGTGAGCAGAAAATGATGATTCCACCGTCAAAGTTTCACCTTGTTGAAATTCGGGATGACGGAACAGTCGTTCTTGAGGTTGGAGAACAAAAAGGAACCGAAGAAGTTCTCAAAGATGCGATAGAGGAGATATCCCCTAGCGCTGGTGACAGTGACTTTGCATACAGAGAAGGCCTCAAGAAGAAGGTTGGCAGGGTAGTCGACAAGAGAATTGCGGAGCGTCGCAGACAGGGTATGTTTGACCCAGAAAAGCGTTCTCCAGTTGAAGAAGAAAGATTCTCTGCTAGTGCAGACAACGCTGCTGCTGCTGCCGGTTTTGAACCAGACCTTCCACCAAGGCCAACCACTCCACCGCCAACAGGCGATTCACCCAACAAGCAGAGAGGAGTGAAAAGAAGACAGGCTTCAGCTGCGATTGACCGCGTAGTAAATCCAAACAATAGAACTGAAGACTCATGGCAGAAGGAAAGAAGAGCTAGACAAGAGCTGGATGCAATACACGCATACATAACCGGTGAAGGCGCATATCAAAATAGAACCAATCGAGTCGGTCGTAAAATAGCTCAAATGATGGAAGAAGCCTTCGGCACATCAAACATAAACGAACTAACCGAAGACCAAAAGTACGACTTAATTGATTTAATTTCTCAAAGATTAGATGCCAAGCTAAGAATAGACAACAACGGCTCTTATGACGACAGAAGAAGCTTATCGCAATTCAAAAGCAGAATTCAAGACCACATTGACATTTCAAAAATGCTTGATTCAAATGACTTTAGCGACCCATATGGCAGCGATGGCTATGACATCGATTGGTCATCAATAGACACAACGCCTGATAGGCCTGAAAGATTCTCTTCCGGAGCCAAATGGGGGCAGATGCCTTCTAGCAACGAACAAATAGATGGTCTTCTTGATGCATCAAACAATGATGGATTTAATGAGATTTATGGTTCACCACAAACTCGTGAAGAGCGAATTGCTCAGATGGTTGAAATGCAATCCGAAGTTCTCACTTCATTGAGAGAAATGATTGACAATGTTCCCGGCTCTGGAGACGAATTAGGACTTGAAGCCTCAAGCATTGACCCAGTAATCATGGACCTCATCAAGAACTCATCCGACGAAGAGATATATCAGATTATTTCAAAGGCCGCTATGGACTTGCATCAAAGTTTTGACTCACGACCACGTGTACGAATGAGACAAGATGAGCTTGATAACTTCCTGAAGACTGGAAGATACGGAAGAGAGTCTTCTTTTGATACCGATGCCAATAGATTTTCTTCAGGCAGGATAAGCAAAGGCATCAGGGCTAGAGCCAAAGATAAAGCAATAGAAATGATTGCTGAAAGAATTGGCAAAGATGAGGACTCACGTGAAATAGCAGAGATGGTCCTAGACACTGTTTCTGCTCTTAAGTACGGCCCAGAAGCCGCCCTGACGCGCTTGGCGATAGACCTCGGAAGACGAGGAAGCCGAGATATTGCTGAAAGAACATTAGAAGAACTTGTTAGTAGAGGGAAACTCACAGACGAGCAAGCGAAATCTATATTGTCAAAAATGGACAGGTTTGCCCCAGACGGTCTTCCAGAACCAATCAAGAGAGGCGTCGGTTCGGCTGTTCGTGCCGCAGCAGACGCAATCGATACTCCAGAGAACAGAGAAAGACTGGACAGGGCTCGTGAAGCAGCAGGAGAAGCTGCAGGCAGAGCCAGGGAAGCTGTCGGTGAAGGTGCAAGAAACGTAGCCGAACGAGGTCGTGAGAGACTTAGAAGACTTAGGGAAAGAGACGACAGAGGCGAAATTCCATCTTCTCCAGAAGATGTTCCATTTGGCGACTTTGACCCAGCGGATACAATTTTTTCAAGCGGCAGAAGACTCGACAGAAGAGTTGCTAGCTCGGAAGCTGGCCGTGAAAGAATCATGGATGGGGCAAAGAAGACCAGAACAAGATTCAGCAGCGGAGAGACGCCAGAACTTAAAGAGCCAAAGAAGCCAAGCAGGCCACGAGAGCCAGATAATGGCCCCATGACTGGAAAGTTCATCGACATCTTCAAGGGTGTTAAGTCATATAAAGAGATGCTCGATAGATACAACGAGCAAGAAGTTATCTTCTTTGACTACGAGACAACTGGCTTTGACCCCAAAGTTGAAAGACCCGTTCAAATTGGTGCAGTAAAGATGAAGGGCGGAAAAGTTGTTGAAAGGTTCAATATCTTCGTAAACCCAGAAAAAGAACTTAGCGATTGGTCAAAAGCAAACCTCGTAGATGCTGACGGTAATCCACTAACAAACGATTGGCTAAATAATCAGCCATCAATAGCAGAAGCACACCAACAACTTATTGATTTCTTTGGGCCTGATGCACTTCTTGGTGGACAGTTCACCCCGTTTGACCTTGGGTTCCTTGAAGAGTCACTCAAGAATGCCGGAATAGAATGGACTCCTGCTGGCGTTATTGACAGCAAGGCGCTTGCAGACGAGCTACTTCCAAAGTGGACACCAGAAACCGGCGATGGACCATTTGCTTTGAACGACGACGGCAGTAAATATGCTACTAACAGCCTTGGGCCCCTATCTGAGTACCTTGGCGTGGACCTCAAGGCATGGCATACGGCAGATGCTGACTCTGAGGCATCTGCAATGATTGTCCAGAAGATTCTTGAGCGTGCGGCCGAAAGAGACGACACTCCAAAGCATCTGCTAAAAGTTGAAAACATGCCTGCAATCGTCAACGAGCGTAGAGCAAAGCACAAGTTGGCAATGGATAAGTACTTTGCTGACATGAAGCAGTACAAGGCAGACATGGAAGCCTATAACGCTTCTAAATCTGACTCAGGAGGCGGAACAAGATTCTCTTCCGGCGGGAAAGCCGACCCCATGGTCATCAAGACAAATGGTCGATACGGCGACACCAGCGGAAAGAGCGATTTTAGCTCAGATGAGCTAAAGACAATAGACGAAATAACCGAGCGTCTATCCAACTCTGATTTGAATCTGGCGTGGTTTTCGTTAGAGAACGAAGACGGAACAGCCACATCTTCGCCATTGATTAACTTTAACGGCAGGCCAATAGCTGTTGTTCGTATTGGAGAACAGAACATACCGTTTTATAGAAGTACCGGAAGTGGCGGCAAAGACCCAAGCAGGTTTGTTCCAAACAAATGGTATCCATTCTGGGGGTATAACGCGTCTGGTCAGTGGTTTATAAAAAACGAAGAAATGGAAAACTATTACGGGATACCAGAGCTGGAAGAAATATCTAAACAACTGGACACCCTTACGGATGGTCTTCCAAAGTTAAAGGCATCAACAGAGTGGCGTAGCGTCGCAAACATAGAGACCGGCCAAATGGATGATGATTTTAGAGGTTTAATAAATGGAACTGCATTTAGAAATGCTGACTCGCTTTATAACAGACGTGACATAACAAATCACATTACTGTATCTAAGAAAAAGACGAGAGACGAAATAAAGTTAATGAAGAGAGATGCCTTAAAGGCCTCAAGAGATGGCAATACTCCTCCAGGGGTTGATAGGTTCTCTTCTGGAGAAACATATAGAGAACTGGTTAGAACTGAAGGAAGGCCATCAGAAAAGCAAAAAGAAGCAATTTCTGATGTTAAGGACATTCTAAGAAATAACGAGTTTGGCATTGCTGACGAGTTTGACGATGAATACGAAGTAGTAGACAGTCCAAGAAGGGCTGAACTGAAGGCGAAAGTTGCTGAAAAGATTTCAGAAGCTTTCTCTCACGACATAGAAGCAAGAGAAGATGTCGTTGTTACCGCTAAGAATGGCGAAAAAATAAACCTAGGAAAAGATTTCAAGATTGAAATAAGCGAAATATCTGTAGATGTTGACACTTATGACGAAGAAACTTTAGAAGCAATCAAAGAGCAACAGTTTTACGATACTCCTACTGGCTCAATGAGCGACTCCCCAAGCACTTTAATATCGATGAAGATATCAATAAAGCCAAAAGACGAGGAAGCAGCAAAGCGCCTTGAGCAGGCAGGTATCCCGGAGCTTCTATTGCCAGACTATTTTGACGGAACCCCAGGGGCCGACGATGTAAGGGTTGGATTCTCATCAAGAAACTTAGTAATAAATGGCAACGAAATGCATGCAACGCATGAGTCACTATTCCTCAGGGATGAAGCTCAAGGGAAAGGCATAGGAAGTCTATTCAACGCTAAGAATGAAGGAGTCTATGAAGAGCTTGGCGTTAGAAGAATCCTCACCAACGGTCAATCCTCTGAACTTGGAGAATCTGAAGGTGGAACACATTGGCCAAGAAATGGTTTTACGTGGGCCGGAGAACAGAGCAAACAGGACTTTATTAAGGTTATAGACCGAGCCCTGAAGAGAAGAAAGAGCAAATTCTCTGAAGAAGAATACGCAAGAATAAGTTCTTTATATAGAAAGAACCCCTCAACTAGGAAGTTCGAAACAGACGCATCAGCAGAAGAGCTTGTCGATTTTGCTTATGCAGATGAACTGTTTAAAGAACAGGATGCAAGCTTCATGTTTAAGCGCGACATTGAGCTCGTATCTGCCGGTAGTCCGAGATTCTCTTCAGGTGGAACAAGGTTCTCTTCTGGGGCGTCTGGAGCAGCAAGAGCTGGAATAAACAGAGATATATATGAAAGAGAAGGGGGCAGACCCTCGGACAAGCTGGAGCCATCATCTTTGTTAAGAAAATCATCAGACGGAAAAGACTCTTCTGCTCTAGAAATAAATGGCAAAACATATGACATTAAGTCACTCAAAAACGAAGACGGAAACTTTTCTGTATTTATAGAAAATGAAGACGGTAAAAAAATTGCTGAGATTGTTTTAAACCAGGAGCCAACATCTTATGCATCTATAGTTTCAATATCATCGGAAGAAGATGCACAAAAAGCTGGAGCGCTAGAAGGAATTTTAGACTCTTTGTTAATAAATAATCCTGACGCAACGTTTAGGAAAACAGAAAAAACAGCAGAATGGTTCAACTACGTAACCAATGGCATGGCTGACTATGGGCTTCAGGGAAGCAGACAGGTTGGTTTCTCCGGAAAGTTCAGCGATGGAGAAAGAGCTACACCCGATGGCGACTATACGTTAAGTTCGTTTTTAAGATTTAAGCCGAAAAGAAATTCATCTAAAACGCTAAAATCCGATAAAAATTCTTTTTCAGAGTATTCATATAAGTGGAACGGGGAAATATTTGATATCGGAGGAGAGTCATTAGTATTTGGCGCACCTGAAGATGCGGAATTTGAAGATAGTTCTATAAAAAAGATAAATCTGAATCCATTTGAAATACTGGGTCTTGAGCCAACTTCAGAAGAAGGCAGAGATGCTGCCATGAAATGGATGTCAGCAATACACGGCGCATCAATATCCATAATATCTGACGGTCAAGAATTTAAACCTAGCACCTATGTTAGTGCTCTTCTTTACGCCTCTTCAAAGGGGGATAAGAAAGCAGCAGAAGAATTAGACGCATTGGCAAAACGTTCAAGTGATTGGCTTGCAAAGCTAAAAGAAAAAGAACAAAAGATTGAAGAAACTGGAAATGCTTTGCCGCTCAATTCTAGGCTTGTTCACCAAACGTCATACAAGCCAACAATAGATAAAGACGGATATCTAGTCCTTCGACCACTAGAGGACTTTCCACAAAAATCGAACGATGGCTCTGACGTAACTGTTAACAGAACAACGCTGCATTTAGCAATCAATCACCTTGCAGAAGGTCATATGTTTAGGCAGGAAACACAAGGTAAGTCTTACATTGTAATGATGCCTCTTGACTCTTTTATGGACCAAAACCCAGATAGCCTCGAAAATCTTTCAATAGTTGACACTGCAGCAACACCCCCACCAGGAGATGGCTTGCGCATGGCTCCAGGAACATTCAAAGTTATAGAGGTCGATGAGGGCGGGAATGGTCGAAGGATGGTTGAAGATGCTCTCAGAGAAGATGGCGTAGGCGTTCTAGTCGGTGGTGACAGGTCTTCCGGAACTCCAGGAGCAGATAAAGCAGCCGAAGCTAGGGCGCGGATGCTTGGAGTGTCTAATAACGTTGCGTCTGACCTGCCGTTAACAGTGTTTGAAACTATTAACAGGACAAGCATATATGAGCAGTCTCGCTATGCCGATGTTCCTGCAACTACCGAAATTATGCAAACTGCTAGCAAAAATACACTCATGAGAATGGCCAACAGAAGAGAAAACGCATGGACAGCATTTGATAAAGAAGTAGTAGCAACAGACTTTTTGTCTAGCGGTGAAGTAAAAGCCCCAGCAGAACCAAGAACACGGAAGCCAAAGCGAGTAAAGAAGTATAAGGGCTACGACCTTAACGAGCCAGACAATCCGGCTCCTAAGCCGGGAGAATTCCCTGATGATGTTGTTGAGGCTGCAACAAAACATAGGGCAGAGATTGAAAAGGTAGAAGCGGAAATAACAAAGCTTCTCATTGACTTGGCCGAAAAGAATAAAGCCCGTATGGAAGGTCTTGATTTTAGGCTTAAAGCTCTGAAGTCACTAATGCGCAAGATAGCTGCAGAAAAAGACAGCGAGCATGGTGGAGACGCAGAAAAAGCAGCGAAGTCCATGTCTGATGTTGTTAGGTACACGATGTCCTACGGCCCAGAAGATTACGTTGCTGGCGTAAAAGACGTTGTAGCAGAAATGCAGAAACTTGGGTATGACCTTAGAATTAAGAACTACTGGAAGGGCGGCGACCCATACCAGGGAATCAACGTTGCCGTAACACACCCCGATGGAACAAAGTTTGAACTGCAATTCCATACTCCACAATCTGTGGCTGAGAAAGAAAAAATTCACGTAATGTATGAGGAGTACAGAACATCAAAAGACCCAGGTCAGAGATGGGAGTTGTACCAGCGGATGGTTGAAATAGCTAACCAAATAGGTGTACCTATTCCACCAGAAGAACTGCTAACTATCGGCCAAGTGAAAGAACAGCCATTCCAGGCGGAGTAAAATGAAGAAAAGATTTTTCACAAAAGGTAAGAACACCAAATTATTCGTTCTTTTTATTGACGATGCAAAAAAAGAGATGTACGAGTATGTCTTGACAGAGGATGGACTAGAAGAGACATCAGACCTTATGAAAATAATGATTGATGGGTTTCAGGGCATAGAAGAAATAAGCGAACAGAAGGCATCAGAACTTTATAAAGACAAAGGCTTTAAAAAAGCCATGAATAGCCTTGGTAAGTAAAATGAGCGAAGAATCTACAAAAAAGATTGCCGACGTAGCAAGAAGAGCCTATGAAACACGCATTGGCATACAGCCAGACGTCGACGACTCTGCCAGGCCTGTTAGTGGCTATTTGGTCAATAGGTCACAGGACACAAAAAGAAGAGCAATGGCAAAACTGGAAAATCCAGAAGGAGCTACTGCCCCGTTTGAGACAGTAGAAGGAGACCCGTCTGGCACCGACGCTATATCTCAGGGAGAAATAGAGATAATTCTTAAGCCTGGCGTTGCCAAGAAAACCTCCTACACTCGCGGCGATGCTGTGTCTACCGGCGGAAGGGCCGTAGCAATGAACTCCGACGCGCAAGAAGACATACTTAATGCGATAATCCACGATGATGGACCAAATGCCAAAAAGACAATGGCCAGGACGATGATTGGTCTTCTAAAATCGTCTCTAGACGAAGATTATACAGGGGTTACTTCTCTCCCTGATAATGCAGGAAGACTTACGCCTGTAGACAAAGAAGACCCGTCTGCATCGCAAAGAAAAAATGAGTCGTTTGAAGCAATGATTCTAGGTGGGTTTGAAATAGACGATGTTGAGGGTGTTCATTTCCCTTACTCAAAAATCAAACAAATAGCTGAAGATGAAGATATTTCTGACTTCTTCAACAACAACTTTGTTATGTCTCGCCTAAAAACTCTCAACAATAACGCTGAACAAGCAAGGGTTTTTTCAACCCTTGAATCAGCGGACAAGATAAGAACGGAATCTGTAGTCGCTCTCAAGGAATATAGGGCAGCAAAGCGCATTAAGAAAATGTACGAATCTGGAGGGGTTGGATATGTGAAGATATCTCACCCAAAGGGAGTCAACATAGAAGACCCAAGGACGTATGACAGAAACGCATCTCCTCTTGACAATGTTGAATCAATACTAAAAGCAAAGATAGCCAAAGAACTGGATTCAGAAATTCAGAAAATATTTAACAAAAAGCCTGGAATGAAGAAGGAAAAGTAATGGGTGCTGTTCTTGTTGCTACGGCCGGAGATAAAAAAATATATTACGTTGTCGACTCTAAGGACTCATCAAAAGATGGAGTCATTGAGGATGCAGATGGAAAAACAACTGAAGTCCCATTCTTTTCATACATAGGCAAGACAACCGGAATTCGACCAATCAGAAGCACCGAATTCCACAAGTTTTTATGGGATGAGCCGTCTGAAAAAAACAAAAAAAGATGGATGGAAACATTCATACTGAAGGTCGAGGAGCCAGATAAAAACGAGATGGACGGAGTAGTAGTCCAGGACTCAACTGGCAAGGCTAGAAAAAAGAAAACAAATATTGACAGGAAAGCAAATGCTTTTATGAACAATAATCACATTAGCAATTCGTATGGTCTTCAGTTTTCGACTAAAATGATACTATCTGATATTAAGCGCGAAAAATAGGCAGGAAAAAGATGTCAAGAGAATATTGGGAAAAAGCTGCTGGAGAAGGTGTTCTTCCAGACTTCGTCCCTCAGGAAAACGTAACTGGAGACATCCTTAAGGGCCGAGGTCCAAGAAGAGGAAACCTGGAGCGACTTCTTCGCTACTGGAGACCAATCATGAAGAAGCCAGGTGGTTTTCGTCGCTGCAGGGTAATTCTAGCTAACCACCCAGAACTTTTTCCATTGGAGAGAATCTGTGCTTGGTTGCATCACGAAACTACTGGTCTTTGGCCAAACGAGGGCTGCCACCACCCAGGAATGAAAAACTGTCGTGGAAAACTGAAGAAGATAAACATGTCTGATTCTGACTTCAGAAAAAAACTTAGGAAAATAGGCGCTGCTGGAAAGCCTGGTAAAAAATCAGCCGAACAAGCAGAAGATTTTGACTACTTCTATAGCCAAATGGACCACCCAAACATGGGTGAGGACAATCCCGTAGTGACGGAAGACGACCTTATGCATGCAATGAAGGTTTTGGTTGACTTCTGCGAAATGGAAAAGGATTTTGTCAAATTTCTGAGAGATGACGAAAGCTGGGAAATAGAAGGAGAAGATTCCATGGGCAGGACAAAGTCTGTTCCATTCTCTTCCCTTGAAAGAAAGACCGATTGCTGCGGCTAATAAAATGAATAACGAATCATGCTGTGACGATAGACAAACACATGTGACAAGAGTGATTCTTGGCGCATCTGTTGAAAGAAGCCGCCCAATGGTGGTTAAGTCTGCTATCGCAAAAACTGGCTTGATTGTTGACTACAAGGCTGCTGCCAACAGAAGCGGCACAACAAGGAATTTCTCTAAATCTAAAAGCGATGCAACTTCTGGCTATAGAGAAAAGTCGGCAGTGTTAAGCACCCTGACATCGCTGGCCATACCTGGAGACATCTCTCCAATCAGGTCACCGATACGTTCAGCGGTGTACAGAACAATTACCCCAGGCAAACCTGGCTTTGGCGGCAGCGTGCCAACGAAGCCAAACAGGGGCTACAGATGCCCAGAGGGCTATCAGTATGGTGGAAGATTTACCGACTCTAGGCTTTCAACATGCGGAATGAAGTTGTTCGACATTCCTAGCCCGCTCGGAATGGCTCTTGCTGCTATCAGGCGTTCCGTGAGAAGGCCGAAACTTGATGGCATAACATCTGGTGTTCTTGGTGGTATTGCGCCACCAGGAGACCCAACAGTAAGACGAGACCCGAACGTACAGATACCAAAAGTGTCTTCGTTTAATAAAGCTGCCTTCCTTGCTCAGATTAAAGAAATGATTAATGGGCTAAGTTCTACAAGCTCTCCAGCTGCACGAATGGTCCGTAGAGATGGGTTTGTTCTTCAGCCGGTTGTTCCAGCACGAGTTCTGCGTTCGATACCAGACAACAGGGACATGGAGGGGGCCGCTTATTTAACTTCAGTCCTTAATCCTCGTGGATTTGGTAAAGACGAAGTTGGCTTGCTTTCAAATACTGGAGTAAATTCGGTTACTTTCGTTCTTCCAGGTGGTTCGACGATTTCTTTATCCAAAGCTCGTGACCTAACGGTTGGAGAGAGAAGAAAATTAGGCAAGACAATACGTACTGCCGAGTCAATGGCAACACCTAAAGACCCAACTGGAAACATGAAATACATTGCTGACCAGATGGGTGATGGTATTGCCTATTCAGAGTCGTTCGTTAACATTAAGAACCCAAATGAAATAGTCAACGGTAAGCCAAAGTGGATAACTTCTGTATTTTCTGAAGCCAACAGGCCGAAGAAACCAGAAGAATTTTCAGCCAGAGAAACGGTTAGTAGTTCTGCCATTGGTAAAAAAATAAACTCGCTGGATGCTGCCGTTGAGCACATTCTTGGCGGTGGAAGCCTGTCTCAGATATCTCCAGATGTCTTGGCAAAAATCCTTGCTAGTAAAGAATTGGTAAAACTGCAAAAAATCAATAGCAGGCAATCAATGGTTGTCATAAACGGACAACAGTACATTCTTTACTCTCCTAAATCAGACTATGCGCACCTTGCCGAGAGGTTCGCTTCTGATGTTCAGCAGTATCTAAGTCTTGAATCTCCAGATGTTTTGCTCGTAGGAAAGCCTTCAGATAAAAGAAAGTATTTAGTTCAGGGCGTTGAGTCTGCTGTTCAGGGAGCAGTATTTAATCCCAACGCAAAAATGTCCGACTTCAAACCAGAAGACGTTGCAAAAATGATGGTTTCTGATTTCTTGACAGACCAAAGGGTAAGGGATTTGTCGTCAGTGCATGCCCTAACTACGGCAGATGGCGAAATACCGATGTTTGCTCAAAACCCAACATCTGGATTGACCGAGTTGAGCAAGATAGAAATTACAAAACGAATGAAAATGTCTATAGCGGAATTCTATAATTCCGGCACCCAAATAGACTATTCAGAGTATTACCAAGCTCTAAAGATAGAGCAGCAGCTTGCCTATAGAAGAATGATAGAGCAGCTGATAACGAGAGCTAAAAACTTTAAGGTTGCAGACATAAGAAGAAGATTGAAGACAGACGGGTTAAGTGCTGGTGAATTAGCTCACCTAGAGATAATCGAGAAAATATACACAGCAAGAATGAACGTTTTATCTTCAAGCAAAAAAATGCTCACCAACTACCTAAAGGGAATGTGATGCAGTTATTTTCTGTTGTTTATGACCCAAGTACGTCTTCTCCGTTTGGTCTAGTCGTTGAGGATGCAAGCGGAGAAAGGCATGCCTATGGTCTTTCTGAAGCTGGACGCTATTGGGAAAAATCTGGAAATACTTCTATCCCAGAAAGAATGATTACAACAGGTTTTGCTCCATATACAAAGTCCGCACAGGAGGCTCTATCTTTGGCAATAACTGGCGATGTCGTGGTATCTCTGTCAGAGATAAAAGAATATGTCAATCCTGAAATGGTTTACGCGGGAAGAACAATTAGAAAAAATACAAAGCAGCCTTCTGGTAGGACTTTTTCTATATCTAAATCTTATGGAAAATCAAAAGTTCAAATCGCTGAGTATTTAGCAGAAAAGTTTAAGTCATCCATAAAGCAGGCAACAGTAGTTTATGAAGTCAAATCTGCGAACATAGGCTTTAGCGAAAAGATAAATACACCTAAAACCGTAAGTTCTGAACCCGGCAAAGTATGGCTGGTTGATAGGGTTGGGTCGTTTCTGGGAAGAAGCGCTTCTCGTAGAATGGGTGAAAAAATAAACTCTTCTTATAGAGATAGTTACTCTGAAAATAACAGAATAAACAGAAGAGTAAAGTCTCTTATCGGAATTGAAGAAATAGACCTAAGCCACTATCCAGTACCTGAAAGAATGAATATTTCTGGCATTGAGAGAACTAGGAGAATCTGATGACCAAGAAGCAAAGGTTCAGAGCTCCAAGGTTTGATAAGGCTGATGCCGAAAAGCTTGCAGCATCCATAGGATGTTCAGGAGCCCATCAGGATTCCGAAGGTAAATGGCTCCCCTGTGCATCAGAAGAAGAAATGCAGCGTCTTTCTAATGAGGCCGAACCAGAAAAAAAACCAGTTGGCTTTTATGACAAAAAAGAAGGAAAGCCAAAAAGAAAAAAGCGTGGGAAAAGAAAACGCTATGTAAATGATGAATGGGAAAATCTAAGGCAACGCGCACCTCTTGGTTTTGACAGTCTTCCAGGTGGTGGCATTGTGTCTGGAAATAACCCTCCGATTCCTGCAGTTGGAGAAACTGTTACAGCTTTTGGTGGTGGAACAATTCCTGGTATAACGAATACTGGAATCAAGTCTGCCCTTGGAGCATCTATTGGAGAAAGAGCTGGTGGCAGTTCTTCTTCTGGAAGTGCGAGAGACGGTGTTGACAGAGATGGTGACGGAGTAATAAATGACGGCACAGAAGACGAGCGCCCATCTAAAAAGAAAAAACGAGACGAACGTCCAGTGCCTGGAGATGGAGTTGGTCCGCCAAAACCAAAGAACAGAGACGAAATGCCACCAGGGGGCAATGCTGGTCCGCCAAAACCCAAAAACAGAGATAGGCGTCCAGTGCCTGGAGATGGAGTTGGTCCGCCAAAACCAAAGAATCCTCGCCGCAGAGACACTCCGATAAGGCCAATACCTAATGCTCCGTTGCAGGGTAGAGATACACCTGCGAGGCCAATACCAAATAGCCCAATTGACAGTAATCGCGATGAAGCGGCAAGGCCTTATAACAAGGGCAAGTCAGAGAGTGTAGAAGACGTCGAGACCAAAGCAAGACAGATGGTTGGTCCTGAGTACGTTAGAGACAATGACCCAGACGTGTTTATAGACCCAGAGTCTGCAAGGTTTCGCTCTAGGCAGCTTGGGTGTATAGGAATTTCTAGAAGAATATCTAAAACAGGTAGAGCCGTGTGGATGCCTTGCACAAACATGAGCGATTATTCAAGAGTTTCTGGCTCAACATCTCTCGGCAGAAGAGGCCAAAGAAGAGAGATGGAAAACACGGTTAGAACGATTGTGTCAAGAGAACTTAGAAAAAACAAGAAGTAACATTTTTATTGTTCGTATAAATATTTACGCACAATAGTTACTAAATATTGTTAGTTCCACTATTGATGGTAAATCTCTGTTATTTTTGATAGTTAAGGGCTGGGTGCTCACCTAAGTCGCAGTTAACCATCCATTATCAATCTCACAAAGAAGTAGGAAAATCATGTCGGAAGACACTTCAAGAATCAAGGAACTGCAGAGCGCACTCCGCGTCAAAATGGCAGACAACAAGGCTATCGCCGATTCATTCAGAATCGAAGATGGCGCTGTGGTCGTCTCTGCAGAGCAAAAGACTGCGTTCGATAAGAACATGCAGGACATCAAAGAAATCAAGAGCCTCATTGAGGGTCTTGAGACCATGGGCGGCGTAAGCAGCTGGTCATCTGAGCCACAGGAAACTGTTTCTGGTGCATTTGCAGCAGCACAGAATGACATCAAGCAACTTTCTTCACGCGAAATCAAGAGCATCGGTGAAATGTTCCTCGACTCAGCAGAATTCAAGGCACTTAATGGTGGCAAGAATGGCGCAAACATGGCAGCAGCATGGCAGGCAGGCGTTTCGCTTACCGGCTTCAACGTCAAGGACGTTTACTCAGCACTTCCAAGCGGCACAATGGGCCGTGGTGCAGACGCAGTATTCGGTTCAATTCAGCGCGATGCGCTGGTAACTCCTCCAATGCGCACAAAGCGCGTTCGTGACTTGTTCCCAGTTCGCACCACAACCGCTGCAGTTATCGAATACTTCCGCCAAATCGGTTTCACGACCTTGGCAGCACCTGGTGTTACCAACTCCACATATTCGACCAACAACGCTGCAGCTCCAGTTGCAGAGCGTGACGGCGGAGCATTCGGCATCAAGCCACAGTCAGCATTCCAGTTCGTCGGCGAGCAGTCGCCAGTGCGTACGCTTGCTCACTGGGAAGCTGCACACCGCAATGTTCTCGCAGACGAGCCACAGCTTCGTAGCATCATCGACAACGAGTTGATGTACGGTCTTCGCCTCCTTGAAGACTCACAAATCCTCAACGGTGACGGTACCGGCGAAAACTTGCTCGGCGTTTTGAACACACCTGGCATCCAGGAGTACGCATGGTCAGACGGCGCTGTATCTCCAGTTCCCGACACCAAGGCTGATGCACTTCGTCGCGCTGCAACTCTCTCGTTCCTCGCATACTACGAGCCAACCGGCATCGTGTTGCACCCGAACGATTGGGAAGACATCGAATTGACCAAGGACTCACAAGGTCAGTACCTCATCGCAGTTTCGGTTGCAATGGGTGGCGAGCCAAAGGTTTGGCGCATGCCAATCGTGGACACTCCTGCAATGCAAGAGGGAACAGCTTTGGTTGGTGCTTTCGGTACCGGCGCTCAGTTGTACGACCGCGAGCAAGCAAGCATCCGCATCTCAGAGCAGCACTCGGACTTCTTCGTGCGCAACGCAATTGTCATCTTGGCCGAGCAGCGCCTCGCCCTTGCTGTCAAGCGCCCAGAAGCATTCGTGACTGTCGACTTTGACGGTGCACCTAGCTGATAGCTAGTTAATAGCAAAGATGTAAGCCCCCTGCAGAAATGTGGGGGGCTTCTTCTATTATTGGATGATGTAGAATATAAAAAACAAAAAGGTGCACCAATGAACGAAGAAGAAATATTCGAAAGTCTTTTAAAGATTGAAAAAAACATCGTCGTAAAAGATGATTTTTTTGATGTCGAATTTCCTGAGTGGGGTGAAGACTATTCAGATGAAGCGCTATTCGGTGATGGAATCTCTTCCAAGTCTGCAAAGCTAAAAGACCCCAAGGGTGGACTTACTGCGGCAGGAAGAAAGCACTTCAAGAGAACGCAGGGAGCAAACCTCAAGCCTGGAGTAAAAGGTGCTGCCGACACTCCCGAGAAGATGAGACGTAAGGGTTCTTTCCTTACCCGCTTCTTTACCAACCCATCTGGCCCAATGGTCGACGAAAAAGGAAGAGCAACGAGACTGGCTTTATCAGCAGCAGCGTGGGGCGAAAGAGTTCCCAAGAATGCAGAAGATGCAGCAGCACTTGCAGCAAAAGGTCGCAGACTTCTTGAAAGATACGAAAATACAAAGAAAAAGAAAAAAGACGCTTTCGATGACGTTAAAACAAAGTCAAAGAAAAAGCCAGCATTCTGGGAGCAGCCTTCACCATCAAAAGGGAAGACTTCTAAGCTGACAGATTCTCAAAAGAAAAAAGCTAAAGCTCGTGCCAAGGCAGCCGGTCGTCCATATCCAAACCTTGTAGACAATGCATGGGCAGTTAAGCAGAAGCCATGAGTCAGAGATTTTGGTACGGAGCAACTGTCCTAAACGTCGTTGATGGTGACACTATTGACTTAATGATTGACCTTGGATTCAATGTTCATCACAAAATCAGGGTGAGACTTTATGGAGTCAACACTCCAGAATCAAGAACAAAAGATTTGAAAGAAAAAGAGCTAGGTCTAAAGGCTAAGGAATTTACAAAAGACTGGCTATCTAAGCATCAGTGGGTATACGTAAATACAATTCCCGACAAGAACGATAAGTACGGCCGTGTACTTGCAAAAATATACACAGATGAAGAAATAGCGCGCCCAGAAGTAGCTTGCCTCAATGAAGACATTATTGAGTCTGGTTACGCTCGTCAGTACTTTGGCGTTGGCGATAAAACTTGGTCAGAATTCAAGAAGGAAACAAAATAGCCATGTCTGAAGAAAAATCAATTATAGAACTCCTGATGGCTGGAATGCCTGTAAGAATTGTCAACAGGCCAGAGCCCCCAAAACACTTTCTTCAACCAGAAGAAAAAGAACTTGCTGAATCTTTAGTAAAGATTGCAGAAAAGTATGGAAAGTTCAACGAGGACGGAAAAGGCATCTGGGCTGGGTACAAGCCAGCATCCAGTAATCAAAAAGCCAGAATAGGCGTTAAGTGCGAAAACTGTGTCCTATACGCAGGCGGCGGGCAATGCCGCATAATCCTTCAGACTGTTGAGCCTGAAGGAAAATGCAGATTTGCAGTTATCCCTGATGGCGTTGTTCAAGTAGCTATGGGTGGCCCGACTACTTAATCGGACATGCGCCAGTAGCGCAGTCATCCATGTCCATTTCACCGATTCCCTTTGGAACGTAAAGAGGAACAGTGAAATCAACCTTGCTAAGAAGCTTTTCGTATGCTTCTTTTGTGATTTCCTCATATGGAGCCAAAGCAAAGTTGTGGTCCGAATGGAGAAGGAAAGATACGGACTTAACTGAGTTGTCGTAATTCTTCTCAAGCCATTCTTTAATCAATGGAAGCTCTTCTTTGCGGTAATAGACGGTCACCGAAACAGCATTGTCTGCCCATTCAGTTTGCATCTTCTTTACCCACTCAAGCTGTTCTACTGCTGTCATGTCTTTTGCGAGAACCGCATTCTCTGGAGACTCACAGGGGAACTCAACCACGTAGCGAGTGTGGTCTTCGCGTCCATCAAGACCCATGTCCCATTGAACTTTGTATCCACGCTTACGGCATGCCTCAACCAATGGGTCAGCAGAGCCAAAACGCACTCTACGGATGTAGTGGCGAGCATACGCTGGGTGAATTCCCGGAGCAATGCCAGGGAGAAGAGACAGGGTTCCAGAAGGCTGGACAGTAGTAAGCCTCACCGACTTAGGGAATGAGTTCTCCTTGGAGTAGGACTCGTCAAATTCTCTAAGATGCTTGTAAGCCTCATCAAGCCACGAAACTTGCTCTTCAGATGCTTGAAGCACTCCTGTGATTGACTGACCAAGACGAGCATTCTGACGAACGATTGCCGTGGTCTTCTCGTATGGGTAATTCATTCTGGTGATTTGCTTTTGAACCTTGTACAGAAGCGTGCTGATTTCCTTGAACTGCTTAAGCGACTCAATGTTCGGAAGGAATATTGTTGCCAAGTTGCAAGACTCGCCATCACCTAGCGCTATTTCTGCGCAAGGGTTAAATCCTTCGATTGAGTTATCCAGTCGCTTCTCTCCAAGACGGCCAGTGGTACGAGCCAAACGACGATTAAGAAGGCCGTATGGCTCTCCTGAGCCGTCATAGCCCTTCCACAGTTCGGACATAATCTCATCAAAATGGTCAGCGTAAATACTGTTGTTCGAGTTGGCTCTCCATGCAGGAACATTTCCCGATGCCCAGTTCTTTGCACGAAGGAAAAGAACGTCATCTGGGTCACCCATTGCTATTTGCGCCGACCGCCTAGACGAGCCGGAAACAACAATGCGACCAATAATGTTACAAATATCCAGAACATCAATAGACCTCAATTTCTTTCCTGCGCGGTTCTCCAGAACCTTGCAGATGTCTTCAATACCGTCAACGAGCGCGCCAGGTCCGCTTGCTGTTCCACCAAACGTCTTGAGTGGTGCTCCAAATTCGCGAATCAAAATTGTGGAGTAAGAGAACGACTTGCCGGTATCAAAGTATGAACGAAGAACACTATGCAACAGGCGACGCCATCCTTGACGTGAGTCTGGAACAATGATGTCTGCATCGTTGCTGCGTTCGTGAGTGATTGATACACCGGTCTTTACTTTTGGAAGTTCGTGAATCTTGGAACGCTCTACAGAAAAACCAACGCCTCCACCAAGCATGAGGTAGTCAAACAAAAGCTCAAAGTCCTCAATCTTCTCAATGTTCGTGAAGTAACAGTTATTAAGAGAAGTTGCGTTGTACTTTTCTACTAATGGCGTTCCGAGTTGCCATAAAGACCTGCCCGAAAAAGAACAACGCAAGTTAAAACAGTGGTCGAATAAAGTCTCAGCTTCATCTTTTGTGAACGGTACGCCAATGTCAATAGCACCATTAATAACACGCTGGAGTGTTTCTGCCCACGTCTCATTATCGCCATTCTCTTTCTGTCTGCTGTATGTACGAAGAAATACTATTTCTCCAAGACCGTTGAATCCCCAAGGGGCTTGTTTCATTGCGTAAGAGTCAACAAATGACTGTTCTAAGTGGCTCATTTTCTTCCTGTTCATTTAGTCACCCATGGTGGTGGGAGTTACTATTGTAACCTACAGGAAAATACTAAAAGGGTCTACTATCTACGGAAGTTTTGGTCTTTCAACCAAGCCAAGTTTTTCTGCTTCTCTAAACGGAATGTATTTACCTTTTCTGTGCAAAAGAACTTTTGCACGAGTGAAAGGTGTTATTTGTCTCTCTTCAAAAATGTCTTCTTCAACAAGAATTGTTTGTGTGTCAATGATTGTTTCACTTGAGCCTTGACCAAAAATAACTATTGGTGGACCGGAGTCTCCAGTGCAGTCCCCAGTTTCATGGCCACAAACAATGCATGGCTTTCTATCTGCTCCAAGAACTGTTACGTCGTTGAAAAGTCTACGAGTGCCGTCCCCATTCATGTATGAATTTTCGTAGAACGCGCTCATGACCAATTATACCATTAAGGCAGTTCTTGAATGTAAAACCCGTTGCTATCTATCGCATCACGTAATTCCGTGTAGGCCTCATCTGGGAGCTCTTCGGTAGAGATGGGTTCGGCCAGTGCCTTGCGAAGCATTTTGGGAAAGCTTGAATTTCTCAACACTTTATCTGCGCTTCCAGGATAGGTTAGAATTTCTCCCCACTCTATTTCATTGTTTTGTAAATATTTATAGGGGACAGCGACAAGGTCGCTTAGCATTTTGTCGCCAACTATTGACGCATGGGCTACGGTTATGCACTCCTGGACGTCTTCTTTATTATCGGCATAGGCTTTGGCTAGGTCTAGACCTTTGGTTTTTCGCGAATCGGTGGAGCAAAAGCCCTCGGCAACCATAGTTATGTCGGTTACCCCCCAGTACCTTCTCAGGGCAGTACACAGATGGCCAGACCTGGTTAGCCTTTCGGCGTGCTCTAGGTCCATTATGGGCTTCTTCATTTGACAGATTATGACAAGAGTGTCCCTGTCCCATCCCATGAAGTTAAAAGTAAGGTCTTCCCCTACTCCAAACTCCTTGACAGACATTTTCTTAGCCAATTGAGCAGAAGTTATCGACAGGGCGATTTTGCTAAAATTATTGTCGTAACTTGATTCCACAGGGCAATAATAATCACAAATTGGTCGTTCCTAGGGGTACTTCCACCGCAGGCCCGCCACATTCGCTATTATGTCCCCTATGGCAACACAAAAGAAAAAGACAACAGCAAAGAAGGCCCCTGCAAAGAAGGCCGCCCCTAAGAAGAGCACGGCAAAAAAGGCCCCCGCTAAAAAGGCTCCTGCAAAGAAGAGCCCTGCGAAAAAAGCCCCTGCCCCCAAAACACCTTCTGTTGTCAATGTTACGAGCACAACAACAACCTCCGGTACGCCCGACTTTAAGGTGTCGTTTCAGACTGCACCAATTCATGAGGCGATTGACAAGACTGTCGAAAATGCAACAGTCGTAATTAACGACATTGTGGACAGCGTTGAAGAAATGGTGTCTACCCTTGACTCAGCACTTCCGGAGAGCATTAAGAAGACATCGTTCTTCAAGAGGATTTTCCGTCGTAAGAAGTAGTCATAAATGACTACAGAACACCGCAAGGCCCCAAGAAAAAAAATCATATCTGTAACCAGAGTTGGTGAATGGGGCAATGTTCGCTATGACCACCTTCTTTCCTGTGGACACATAGAGTCGAGACCAAGAGAAGCTGACACCAAAACGAATACCCTCGCTTGTGCATGGTGTTTTAAGTCGGTGAATATGGGTAGGGAACTTATGAAGCTCGGTTCATCGACAGTTCTCTATGAAGAGGACTCTTCAAGTTCGGAATCTCGAATAAACAGCATCAAGGCTTCTATCGCCGCAAAGTTCAATGTTCCACTCGATTCTGTTGATGTAGTTTCAACTGTGGATAACGCTGAATTGAAAATTCAGTACGCAACGGTATTTCTTTCTTCTATTGACGTTGGTAGGATTACAAACACCTAGCCACTAACGGAGGAATAAATGGCCGACAAGTTCGATGAAGCCCCACGGGATGGAAACTGCAAAGGCCATGACACAAATATGTGGTTTCCCGTTTTTGGACCTTCGCCCACTAGGGAAGAACGAAAAACAAACGAGAGAAACACTGCGCAGGCTTTAATTATCTGTGGTTCTTGCGCAAAGACTGAACACTGTCTAGAGTATTCGCTACGCCACGAGCCCTATGGGATTTGGGGTGGAAAAACAGAGTTACAGCGTGCAAAACTGAGAGCAATTAGAAGCATAAGGCTCTCGCGCGACGCAAGAATATTTTTTCCAGGGATAGGGACAAGGAATGCCAACGGAGACTTCACCGGATGGCGTGAAATGGAAACAGAGTGAGTCAACCTAAATATCCACACACCCAAGAATTTCTATCTCGTCTTGTCGGTGTAAGAGACACATCTGCAGGATGGGAAGCCAGATGTCCATGCAGAGACGACGACAGAAATCCGTCTTTGTCGGTGGCAGAGGACGAAAATGGTACGGTCCTTGTTCACTGTCACAGAGGTAATGGGTGTGGCGTAGACAAAATATGTTCTTCCGTTGGGCTTAAACCAGCAGACCTCTATCCTGTCAAGATAGAAAAGAAAGAACGCCCACAAGAAAAGGAAAAGCTCACTCTTGTAAAAGAGTATGACTACCTTGACAAAGATGGGAACCTGCTGTTCCAGAAGCTACGGTACGTGAATCAGTGGGGAGTAAAAACCTTTAGACAAAGAAAACCATTGCCAAATGGCGATTGGGCTTACTCGTTGGGCGACACTCCTAAAGTTTTATATAACTTGCCCTACATTGCGCAGGCAATAGAAGCGAACGTACCAATCTGGTTGGTCGAGGGTGAAAAAGATGCAGACACACTCATGGATATGGGTATTGTCGCAACTACAGCTCCGGGTGGTGCTGGTAAATGGCTTGACATAAATACAGAATCACTCGCTGGCGCAACTGTTGAGATTGTTGCCGACAATGATTCAGTGGGTAAAGCCCACGCAATAATGGTTTGTGACCAGCTTAAAAAGGCTGGATGCACTGCAACCATATTCATAAGCCCTTTTGCAAAAGACGTAACAGACCATATAGAGGCTGGATACTCTCTTGATGAGCTTGAATACTTTGACCCATCTGACTTCATTGAAGAAGTAAAAGAGACAGATGAAGTAATCGAAAAAGAAAAAGACAAGGGTCAAGAAACTCTTGACAGGCTCTCAAAGATTCTCGGCAATGATGAGTTAAATACTCTTCAGAAGATAGTCAAGGCATCGACAATCATAAGTTCGTTTTCGCAGGATGAAGCACCAGACCCAGGTCGCCTTGTTGATTGGGAGACGTTCTTAGCAGAGACAGACGATGATACATACGAATGGATTATCCCTGGCCTTTTGGAAAAGAGCGAAAGAGTAATTGTTGTTGCAGCGGAAGGCGTTGGAAAGACAATGCTTGCTCGACAAATAGCAATTTGTTCAATGTGGGGAATTCACCCTTTCACATATCAACCAATGGACCAAGTCAGAACTCTGACAATCGACCTTGAGAACCCTGAAAGAATCATCAGGAGAACGTCCAGAGCAATCGGTAAGGCTGCGGAAAACAGGGCGAAGATGTATCGAAAGGTAAGCTCGCCTACGGGCAGTCTCGTTGTCAAGCCAGACGGACTAGACTTACTAAAAGCGTCCGACAGGCTAATCATCGAGGAACATATCGAGAAGAAAAAGCCTCAGCTTGTAGTCATGGGTCCTCTGTACAAGGCTTTCGTAGACCCAGGTGGAAGAACTTCTGAATCCGTTGCTGTCGAAGTAGCAAAATACCTTGACTACATCAGGACAACCTATGGTTGCGCTCTATGGCTTGAGCACCATGCACCGCTTGGTCAGAGTATGTCAACAAGAGACCTGCGTCCATTTGGTTCCGCAGTTTGGTCTAGGTGGCCAGAATTCGGCGTATCCCTACAGCCAGACTTTACCTCTACCGTTCCCTATGTGTACGATGTGAGACACTTTAGAGGCGCTCGCGATGAGCGCCATTGGCCTACGAAAATCAAGCGTGGCAAAGAATTCCCGTTTGAGGTGCTTGAATTTGCTAATGTTTCAGGAGAGCATCGATGAATAGGCGCGCTAAATGGCAGATGACAAAGGAAACAAGCCGGTAACCAGGGAGTTCCTGTCGGAAAGAGACGCCCGCATTTTTAAGATGCGTCAAGCTGGAACGTCTATACAAGAAATAGCTAGAAGATTTGGCGTTAGTAGTGGTGTTGTCTCTAACGCAATTAAGCGACAACTAGAAAAGCTCAACAAAGAAGCAATGCTTGCTTACCCTGAGGTTCTCAGGATGGAGCTTGAGCGTTTGGACAACCTCCAGCAGGCGATATGGCCTATGACTCAACATCGCAAGGTCAGAATGGATGACGGCTCAGAGGTGTCTGTCGAGCCAGACATGAAAGCAATACAACAGGTACTGTCAATCATGGATAGACGCACAAAGCTATTGGGCATGGACCATGTCAATGTAAATGTGCAAATGGAAGCAAATATGTCCAATGCCGACCCGGTCAAGGTAACGCTTGCTGGAGCAATTACCAATCAAGAGACAGAGAAGTTTGACCCAGAGTCCGAAGCTAAGAAACTTCTTGAACTTATGGGAGCATCGGGAATATTACCCCCAGACATGATTAAGCAGCTTCTGGGTAACAGAGAAATAATTGATGCAGAAATAGTCGAAGAAGAAGAAGAGGAAATGACTCTCAGTATTGAGGAGTCAAAAGAATGATGGAAAAGAACAAAAAAGCCAGAGAAGCAATTGACAAAGTCATGGAAGAAAATAAAGACATATCTATTGCCAACCCTGCAACAGCAAATGGTGAAACTGTTGACAAACAGGTTCTTATTCGTGCATCAGAGGCAGACAGAGACAGATGGAAACAGGCTGCAGAAAAAGCCGGAATAACACTTTCTGCATGGATACGAGATTCTTTAAATAAAAGCGCATCTGAAGCCCTGGATTGCCCACACCCTCTCAACTTTAGAAGGTTTTACCCATGGGCAGAAATTTGCTTAGCTTGTCACACTAGGTTAAAAGGTTAGTTTCCCTACCTAGCCCTGTATAAAAGTAGAATATCTTCTATGGAAAATACACCAGAAGGCAATTCGGGGCGACGAAATAAATGGCCTGACCAGAAGAACTCGGAACGAATAGCTGGTGCCGGGAGGGTAAAAAGGAAATTCCTCTCTGACAGGGTTGCCCCAAAAAACAAATCTGAGTTTTCTGAGCGGACCCCCATAAAGGCTCTCCCGGTTGAAGAAACCCTAGAGCTTCCCAAAATGCCTGCGCCTGACCCCAAAAGACTTTTTTCCGAGATGCCTACAGAGCAGATAGTGGAAATGGTTACCCCAGCATCTGCTGAGCAGTACTACGAAATGTGGAAAAGGTTTAACAATCTTGAAAACATGACCGACAAATCAGAAAAAAAATTTAAATCTGAGTTTGATAAGTGGATTGCCAAGCCAGAAAATGCTGTTGACTTTTCTGACAAAACCGTTGCCAGAGTAAAAGAAATCTTCAAAAAAGTTATAGACGAGTCACCAAAATTTGTTTCCGCTATTCAGAAGTTCGGTTTCCCAATAATTGTTGCAAAAACAGAAAATGCTGAAAAAGAAATAGTAAAGCAAATGTCTGGGGCCAAAGATGAAGAAGCACGAGAAAACAGCGAAGTAGCTATCGTCTCGGATGCATTCACTACAAGTATTGCAATACTTCCTTCCGCTATTAAGTCGCTGTACCCAGACGGGGAAATGCTAGAAGAATCATCACTCATAAGTAGAGCGTCTATGCCAAAGATGGGTGAACCACTAATCGACTCCTCAGTGAACGGTCAAGTGCGTCATGAATGGTCTCATTATCTTATTTCATCTACTCTCAATAACTCAGAGAGGCTTTCTGCTACTTCAAGAATGAAGGACAGAAATAATGCAAGACTTTTTGGTATTGCAGAAAAATACATGTCTGATTCGACAATGATGCCTCTTTTGGATAAAGAATTCTCTGAGACAAAAACTATGCCTAGAACAATAACAAGATACGCACACTCAAATATGTTTGAGATGTTTGCTGAAGGGATAAATGCTTACTTGCACCCTGACACAAACTTCGAACGTTTTGTTATAAATTCTGTTCTTAGAAAAGACATACAGTCAGCTCTCGGTGAGGACGAATAAAAATGAGCGGATACGAAGACGAAGACGACATGCTTCTAGAGCAGTATCAGAGGTATGTTCTTTCCAATCCTGGAATACCGGAAGACTTTGATACTTGGGTTCAAAGCCAGGGAGAGACACACAGGCGTAAGCCTAAAAAACAGCGCCCTAGAAAATTCACGGACTACGGTGATTAATATGGCTTTGCCTTTTGATACAAAAAATCCAGATTCTGCTCTTGCATCTATAAAGATATCTAACAGCATTTTCTTAAGTCAAAACAATGACTTAATGGATTTAGTTGTAGTTGCAGAACACAATGATACGGTAAAAAAGAATCACCAAAAAGTCATTGAAGATTCGGCACAGATAGATTTAGAAGAAGAAGAATAATTACTTCTTCATTACTGCTTTCATCTCTTTTTCGAGAATCTCTGCATACTCGTCGGAATGACGATGCTGCAAAACAAGCAAAGCCCTGCGACGTGCTTCTTGACGCTTATTGGTCATCTCTTTGCGTAGCTCGCGTTCCTCATCGCTGAGGCGAGGGCGACCACGAACAAGTCCTTTATTTTTTAGTACATCGTACTCAGACATAAAGTCTCCTTTTTTCTAGGTTGTTTTTAACCTATACACAAGCTGGTTACATTGCAACACCGGACGTCAAATATTTTCCGTTTTATTGTGGTGGCATTAATTCCCAAGGATGGTAGTGTCTGGGCGTGGAAGAAATAGACCGCTATCTTGCAGAGCTTTCAGAGCTCTATTCTTACGACAATTTCTTTAGGGTTTCAGTAGAAAGCGTCATAGACCGAATTCTTGAAATCAGAACATCGCTTCCCAAGCCTCGCGAAATCATTATTGACGGTGACGAGCTATCTAAATACTTTAGAGGGGACAAAGGAGGGGCATCTGATGACTAGAAAAGAATATGACCTTCCACAAAGAACGTTCGACTTCAAGAAAGACCTTTCTTTTGGGCATCAGGGCGAGGACCTGGTTACTGGTTTTTTAGATTCTCTTTCAGCCGGAAGTTTTGAGGTCAAAACTGACAGGTACCGAAATGGAAGAATGATTGTGGAAACCAACCAAAACCCCAAAGCCCTCCGTGACGAAAACGGCGAACAGGTATGGGTTCCTAGTGGAATAAACGTTACTACCGCAAAATGGTGGGTTTACGTTTTTGCGCTTGACGGCTCGTTCGTGATGGTTGACACCTCTCGACTGAGGCGCTATCTTCGTGCGAACAGAAATAAGTTCAATGAGTCAACAAAAAAATCTCTGGGCGGGGAAGACAACCCTGCTCGTGGGTTCTTGCTAATGGCCAACGATGTTCAAGATTTACTCATCAACCCTAAATACGATTCGGACACAGAATAATGGAAATGCCAGACCTACCGCCTTCTGAAAAAAGAAGCGAAGAGCGTAAGCAGCTGAAATTTTGGATTGAACAGTGTCATCGTTTTGAACAGCGGATTCTTGAACTAAAAGAAGATATCGCAACCCTTGAATCACAAAAGCTGACTGCTGAGGCCTTGCTCCATCACTGGTTCCCGGAAGTAATGGCATCTAGGTCAGAGTCGTACTTTGCTGCTGGCTGGCTTGTAGACCTAGACAAGAAACTGCCAGAAATGGACCAAGACATCCACGATGCAGCAATGCTTCTCGGAGAAATTCCAACATACTGGAACAGAGACTCTGAACCAGAATCAGCAGAACGCCGAATATATCCGTAATCACTAGGGCTAGTAGCTCAGTGGTTAGAGCGCCATTCTTATAAAATGGTGGTCGCGGGTTCAATTCCCGTCTAGCCCACTAGACAAAATAAAATGTATGAGAAAAGACGAATCGCAACTACGTTTATCAGAAATGCCACAGCCGGTGTATTTGCGCTGGGCCAGAGAACCTGAGCGCAATAGTTACGATACAAAAACTTTACTCGACTACGACGGCTATAGATATCTGCATACCTGGCAGGCAGGTTGTTGCGCCATGTGTGGCAATGATAAAGCAAGCATGGTTCTTGACCATTGCCACGAGAGTGGACTAGCACGAGGATTTCTTTGCAGCCCGTGCAACACAAAAGAGGGAACTAGTTTCAACGACGTTGAGTGGGAAATCTACAGAAAGTTTCCACCAACTGTTTTGCTTGACTTGAAGTTTTACTACAACGACTTCGGCAGAGCTCCATACCCTGTGCAGGCCGAGATATCTAAAGAAAAAGTGGATACAAAGGTCAAGACCTGGGATAACGAATTTTGTTATCAGGTCGTAAAAGAATACTGCAACTACAAGTCGAGCCTTCATTGGATAAATTCATCCGATATGAGGGAATTAATTAGAAAATCGATAGCATACGTTAGAGAAGCAACTAGAAACGGATAAACATGGAAAACACCGAAACAACAATCGATTTTATCGACAACTGTGTAAAGTGCGACAAGTCACTGATTTCAGATGACGGAAAACGTATAGGTGGATTAATGAGAAGCGTCAAGCTTGGTAACGCAACAATTTACGGCACCAAATGCTGGGAATGCGTAATGGCTCCCGATTCAGAAATTTGGAAAGAAGAACAGGACTAACATCCAATTCGGGCCCTTAGCTCAGTTGGTTAGAGCGCCGGACTCATAATCCGTTGGTCGTGGGTTCAAGTCCCACAGGGCCCACCATTTACACAAAGGAAAAAATGCCAGAATTAAACGCAAACACACCACCAGTGCATTGCTATGTGAGGGGTAACTTCCTAGCAAACCAAAAACATAGCCACGACCTGAAGTTCCCTGTTGTTATCTTCGGAGTTGCATCCATTACAGACAGGGCACCAGTTTTCCACTTTCTGATGGAAGATGGCGGAGTTTGGTGGAGAGCTCCAATTAACGCTTTCTGTATGTATGAGGACAGCCCTGTTGTGGACATCCATGACCTAGTAATGTGGAACTGCTTCTCTCCGTACATCACTGTCACCACCTTTGAGCACATGCGTGGCAGGTCAATGACCTATGTGGACCGCCACAGAGAAGATGTAAACGGCAAGTACATGTTCACTCTCGACTGGCACCATCCGGACAACAACATCATTGACTCAAATTATTCAATAAATTCAGCGAACCACAAATGCGGCCATGTAATTGAGCGAACAGACGGCAACTTTGCTATCCAGCCAAACAATCGCGTACATCTCTGGGACCCTTCACACACAACTAAGAAGGGCGTTCACCTGATTGACCGTGAGGTAAGCGACCACATCTGGGGCGTGGAAGACGGCTCTAAATGGCTGACCTCTGATGATTATGCCTATAACTACGATGTCCAGAACATGGAAGAAAAGTAAAAGACAATGGATAAATTTATCTGCATTTCATACCCAAAATCATTGTTTGATGATGACCATGTTGACTACTGCGACATTGTAGAAATCCAGGACGACCGAACCGGCATCATTTGGGTTCGTGGTGTCGAAAAGGAAAAGGCAATGACTATCGCCAAGGCTCTCAATGACGCAAGCAACAACCCAAAGGGGTGAAAATAGGCTCTCTATCGAGCCTGTCATGGCGATGTTCGCCGAAAAGGACCTCTGCGTCAACGACATAGGCGAGGTATGTGGGTTTTCTCGTAAGACCTACTATCGTCTAGTCCAAAATGGCGTCCCTTTAACCTGGGCCGAGAAGATAGCCCACAGCTTGGGCCTCCACCCAACGGAGATTTGGGGCAGTGCATACACCATGCTCTGTGCGGCCGAGGACGAATTCTGTGCCCAGGAATCGCCTTCCGCCAATTAAACGCCCCACAGGGCTTCCCAGGCCCCAATCCGGGCCCCCACGCCCCCGCCCGACCGCAACTATCCGGCATCGTTAAGTTGTATTAAAGAATCCAGCGCGCAGCGCTCCGCGAAATTTTTTAGAAAAACCAACAAGATGCAAAAAAGCCCGCTAAATTTATCCGAGAAGAACCGAGAAAGTTGAATATTATGACCAACCCTCAACCGTATGTAGCAAAAAACGACGGAGCTACCATGCGTCACCGTCAAATGAGCCTCCGTTTGGTTAAATTTATCCACGAATACCGTGAAGAGAATGGATTTCCCCCGTCAGTACGAGAAATCTGTGCAGAAATGGGCTATAACTCGACAAGCTCCGGCAAAACTCTTCTAGAAAACACGCAAAAGCGTGGATGGATTCAGGTCAACACGAAAATTCCACGAGGAATCAAGATTCTGGACGAAGGAATGGCCGTGTTGCTGCAAGAAATTCAGGAAACTGAATAAAAAACGCCCCTTTGGATAAATCTATCCGGACAGAATCTCACTTCCGTTAGATTTTTAGGGGTACCAGCTCCTGTAAGGTACAGAATTATGACACTACGTGACAATAACCAGTACATGAGAGAGATTGTCGAACGATTTGAGCGTTACGACCACCCTAAAGCTCGTGCCTATGTGCAGTACTACAAAGAGAATGGCCATTTCCCGCCCGGAGTGTGGGATGACGTACAGATACTTGACATGCGATTCAACATGCAGATTGCAATGGGTGAACGCCCTGAGGATATTGAAGAAGACTAGTCCTTCTGGGGAGTTTGGATAAATCTAGTGGAGATTTTGCGAACTCAAAAATTTGCGATTTTGACCCCCCCAGCCCGTGACGTCCCCCCGGAAGGTTTCACGGGGCTGCCTAGACCCCTTTCCCCGACCCCATACCCCACTATGTACGGCACACGGCATAGCACACACGCAATCACATAGCACATACGCAACGCACACGCAAGCACACAGCACACAGCACACACGCAGTGATACACGCACACGCACACACGCACACAATCGCTTATGGGTTGTATGGGTTGTATGGGTTGTACGGGTTACGGGTATCGCACACACACGCACACACGCAGTGTGTATCGCAATCGCACACCACACCACATCACACGCAATCGCCCACCACACCACATCACACGCAATCGCACACATACGCAAACGAATACACACACATCACATCACACAGTGACGTCACACGCAGTGACGCAACACATCATCACATCACATCACATCACAACGCACACATACACATACGCACACACAGTGACACATCACATCATCACGCACGTATCGCATACACACATCACACGCACACACACGCACACGCATAGTGTCATCACATCACATCACATCACATCACATAGTGACGCACACGCAGTGACACACGCACATCACACATCACACACACACGGTGACGCACGCACGCACGCACACGCATAGGTACGCATAGGTACACACATAGGTACACACGCATACACACACGCACACGCACATAGGTCGCTAGGCGTCACGGGTTGCCTTCGGGTTACACACACACATAGGTACATACACATACACACACATAGCGCACGCTATGTCACTCACCTACATAGGCATACACCACATCACCCCATAGGCATACACCCCTACCCCCTATGCCCCCTACCTACATAGCCCACATACATACACACCCCTACACATCAGCTACCCCTAGTGAGGTGAGGCGCAAGGTGCTATGGGTAGCCCTACGGGTATCACACACATACCTAGTACCCACCTAGTACCTACCTAGTACCTACCTACATAGGTACACATACATACATACCTACATACCTGCCTACCTGCCTACCCTATGTACCTACCTGCCTAGTATCCATAGCCCTATCGCCATTAGCCCCATTAGCCCTATCACTATGCCCATACATACCACTGTCGTATCCATACATACACGCTACCCATACACACCCCTACATACCCCATTGCCCAATAGGCGAGGGACACCCCACCTACCCACACCCCATACACATACCCCATACACAAATGCTTGACTTTATCCACAAGGGGGATTACTGTAAGAGGTATGGAAAACAGCACCACATACAGCACCTACTACAAGAGGCGCATAGCAGTAGCCAGCATCATCACTATCGTAGTGATGGTACTGTCCTACCTGCTAGGCACAGACATTGACAATGGCTATGACTACACCTGCCCTATGGCGAGCGTGACAGTAGAGCAAGGCGAGACACTTGCCAGCATCACAGAGAGATACTGTGAAGGTCACACACTCCAAGCAAGTTGGGACATAGCAGAGAAGCGTGGCACTAGCGCAGTGGACATAGGCGACATCATTCATCTAGGGGGCAAGTGAGGTGAAGCACATCAGCGAACTACTAACAGAGGTCGTGGCAAAACTTGTCGGTCAAGAGGGGGAGCAGATAGTATTAGAGGAGAGCGACAAGGAGAACGCAATGTCATTAGACGACAACTCACACACACGAACACACGACAAGTTCGCACTCTGCCCACGTTGTGAAGGCTTTATCCCAAACAACGACACCCCAGGTGCTTACCCAGGTGCTATCTCACGACTAGACAACAAGACAGAAATCTGTTCAGAGTGTGGAACGATTGAGGCAATGCTTGATTGGCAAGGTGAACTCACTGATTGGCGTAAGCCACAGGAGTAAAAACATCACGTCACCTGTACTATTCAGGTATGAATGATGAGCCAAAAGAACTAGCACTCGTAGCCTTCTCAATGGAGGAACTAAACGAACTACGCCGAATACTCAAAGGCCACTGTCGCTCACTCGCAAACAGAGAAGCGAGAGGCGACGAAGTCCCGGCAATCAAAGTGGAGCTCGCCAACACAATGCTCCACAATGTAACTGACACGCTGTTAGAGGTTGAGACATACGACATCATTGGTGACGCAATGAGAGACGGCACGTTTGAGGAAGTCGTTAGAAGTTGGCAAGGCGACACGGGTGCTTGACGGGTATCCACTACACATAACGCATACATAACAAAAGCCCCCTCTCCTGATTGCTCAGTGCGAGGGGGCTTTTGTCTAAGAGGGATTGGAATGGAAACGCTCCCCCTTAGTTCTTGTTAGAACGGCTCGTCATCTGCTCCGACATTAGCGAGTGTGCGCTTTGTGTTGGGGCGTGGGGCATTGGTGCGAGCACCACCCTGACCACCTTCTGAACGCTGACGGCGAGTTACCTGCTCAATGGCTGAGGTGTTGATAGCGATTTGCTCTGCTACTACCTCAACTGCTGAACGGGTGTTGCCTTCTTTGTCCTCGTAGGTGCGCTGTTCCAAGCGACCGATTACTACAACGCCAATTCCTTTTTCCAAAGTCTTTGCTGCGTTTTCTGCTGTGTATCGCCAAGCAACAACATTCACGAAAGAAGTCTTTTCCTGCTTTTCGTTGTTGGCGTCGTACCAAACATAGTTCACTGCTACTGAGAAGCCAAGTCGTGCTTGACCACTCGTTGTAAAGGTGAGTTCGGGGTCTTGGGTGATGTTCCCAATTACCGTGATTGGACTGTTATTCATTTCATCTCCTTGTGGGGCTAGGAGACTTACGATAACAGCTCACTACACCTCACGCAACACCGAAACGCCATTTTCTTTTACGACAACATTTTACACAGGGTCGTGGTTGTGATAGCCTCTACGGGTGGGCTAGGGTGACCAAATGACAGACACACCCAAGACCCCCGAACAGAGCGAAGCCTTCATAGCAGTAGTGACAGCAGTCGGAGACGCTCTCTTTCTGCTCCTCTCTGATGAGACATTCACAGAGGACGAAATAGAAAGTTTTAGTGCTGACACCAATGAGGTAGCCATTCTTGCTCTCGGAGCGTTTGACCCACAGGTGATTGACACAGAAACACTCGGTGACGGCTCAAAGAAGTTCACATTCAGTATGACTATCCCGACTACTGACACTTTTGACACATTCTGGAACCACTACAAAGAAGTCCTCGGAGAGTACCCCACAGATGACGACGATGAAGACGACGAAGACGAAGAATAGTCAATAAACACAAGTGTCCTAGACACTAAAACACAGGTGTAAAATAGATACACACCAAACGCCCCCCTACTAACAGGGCAGTCCTATCCCCTTATCAAAGGAAAGACCATTGCCAAATAACCAGCGTTACCTACTGCCCTTTCTCATTGCCTCGCTTTTTACGGCGAGCACTGCCCACGCTCTAAGCGTAGATAAGGGGGTCGGCTCAACAGCTGGTCAAGAGACCACATCAACACTCGTGGTCTTGGCAAAGCCTCTCTCTGCTCCTTCACACACAACTCTTGCTTTTGACAAGACCCCCAACGCTCCGGTAGAGTTTTGGGAGAAAATGGCTGTCTGTGAAACCAACAGCAATTGGCAGAACACGGGTCAATGGGCAGGTGGACTAGGTATCTACACAAAGGGCGAGTTCCCTCAGTCAAGTATGGGCACTTGGGAACGCTACGGTGGCGAGGAGTTTGCTCCCTCTCCCGACAAAGCGACCAAAGAACAGCAAATCATCATTGCTAACCGTATTTCCGTAGAGGGTTGGAAAACCACAGTGACCCGTGACGAAGTGCGAGCAAAGGCTATGGGTGTCCCACAGGTCTATGAGTGGCATCAAAAACCCGTTGGGTTCACAGGGTGGGGTTGCTACAAATCCAAATCAACAGGCAAGCACCGAATGGCGAAGCCTCTGTTGCTCCACTACGACCCAAAGATGGTTCCGATAGTTCAGTACCATTTCAACCAAAGAGGCATCATTGTTCAGGACTTACAGAAACTAATCGGCGTTACTCCTGACGGTCACTACGGGGTAAAGACAAGAGAAGCACACATTCGTTACCTCAAAGAACACAAACTATCAACACTTGGAGTTGGTGTTCTACCGACATTCCTTAGTGGGAACTATCCAAAAGACAAGACAAAGCGTTGTCCACAGTGGGAGGGTCGCCTTCGTTTTCACGGACTACAACCCGTAGACCGTTTCTCTTACATAATGTGGAGAGAGAGCCGTTGTCAAGAAAAGATAGTTTCTAAACCAAACTCAAACGGTACAAGAGACTACGGGTTGCTACAAATCAACTCATCTTGGGTCACAGTAACAAAGAAACTGTGTGGTGGCAAGGATATGAAAGTCCTACTGAACCACAAGTGTAATCTCAAGGTGGCGAAGTATCTACTTGACAACGGTGGGCTTGGTCATTGGTCTGCTACATCAGGTTCAGACAAGTAACTACGGAGAGACTTTTCCGTTAGCAATCCAGCTTTCGTAAGTAATTGGCATTTCCTTAGAAAACAATGTCTCAACAGCGTTTGCGTATTTGCGAATGTCAAGTTGTGCGTTCTCGTCTGTCCTGAGCGAAAGAAAGTTCATCAAAGCACGGGCGTTCACTGTCCAATAGAACTGAGTGAACATTCCCATTGGTAGGACAGTTCTCGCCAACTCCTTAGCAACACCAAGAGCCAGCATCTCAGCGTAAGCCTCATAGGCGTTACTGTTACTCTCAGTAATTATCTCGGTCGTTCTCAGTGCCGTACTCATATCAGCCTGCTTGAACTTGTAAGCCCCGGGCTTACCTGTCTGCTCTCGCACCTCAGCAAGCTCAGGCACGAACATCTCATTAGGAACCTCTGAGTAGCGAGCCGAGAACTCATTGAAAGAACCAATACGGTGACGAAACCACTCACGGGCTACAAACACAGGGCACTTGATGTGGAAACGAAAAGCGTTATGCTCAAACGGAGTACCGTGACGCTCTCTCATTAGGAAGTTGATTAGTCCAACTTCTGCGTCTGTCATCTCGACTTCATCTTCCCTATTGCGAGCAAAACTCACACGGGCTGAGTTCACAACAGAATAATCGTCAGCCATACAGTTGTCAAGCCGAACGAATCCGTTACCAATGTTTAGTGTGTTGCTGTCTATGTTGTTCATAGCGAACATACTACTCTGCGCCCTGAGCAGGGGTCGAACCTACAACCTACGGATTAGAAGTCCGTTGCTCTATCCATTGAGCTATCAGGGCTTATTTTGTTACGAGCATACTCGCTCTCGGGATAAAGTTTCTCTATCACTGTTGGGACTTTACGACACAATCCACAACGCCCCATAGAATGATAAGCACTATGTCTGTGTATCGGCCAGTCTCGACAACAGCGCAAAATAATCAGTTGATTCCAAAACTCATCACTCATTAGCACCCCCGATAGGAATCGAACCTACGCACATAGTTTAGGAAACTACTGCTCTATCCACTGAGCTACGGGAGTTTGACACTACGCCTGCGCTGCTGCGTCAAGGAACCATTGGTTGTGTGGGCAAATGTTCAAAACTGCGTGTCGCACCATAAATCCGATAAGAGCAACATCTCCACCTTGGGGAACCATTCGTGCCAAATCACTAAGAGACATTCCTTCGTCAATCGCGTCACAAGCAATTTGACCGAACTCCACAATCCACTTGCGACCGTGAATGTTTACTGCGTCAGGGAAGCCTTCCATCACTGCGTCAAAGTAACCCTCGACACCACCTCTAGACTCAGGTGCTGTCACGGGTGGGTTTGTTGATTCAGGCGTAGTAGCTTCAACTACAACAGTTCTTGTTCCACACCCGACAAGAGTTACGCTTGCGAGTATTACGAGTATTGCTTTTTTCATTTTCTCTCCGTTTGTTAGATACACAAGTATCGTACCCCTAGCAGGGCTCGAACCTGCGACGCACGGATTAAAAGTCCGACGCTCTACCAACTGAGCTATAGGGGCGTGATTAATCTAGGTAGTAATCGTTTTCTCTCTTTTTACGCCTTGCGTCTCGAGCGTTTCTTTCTGCGTTCTGAGCAAAGAAAACACCAGCGAAAAAGATAGCTGTCGTCTGTATCAGAAAAATGATTAATTCAACCATTCCTTAAACCTAACACCTAAAAGCACATAAGTCAAGCATTTACGCAAGCTCGCCTGCTCCCGGGCCCCGTTCACTCGTCAAGGTCGTCGTCTGGCTCAATCCCTATGGCATAGCCAAAGATAGCGTCCCAACGTTCTTCTTCAGTCATTTGTCGTGCCTTCTCTGTAACCGAGTAAAGCCATTGACCGTCATCTGTTATGCCTGTGACGGTGACGAGCCCGAGCGCAACTAGCGTTTCTAGTTCTCGCTCTATTTCCTTACGGGGGTCATCTTCGTCATAATCCACAATAAACGAATAATACCACCAGCCCGTGGTCGCAAAATCAGCAAGTAATCGTGGTCTTATCAACAACAATGTTGTCCGTGCTAACGAACTCCAAATCTGCGCTTCTGTCGGTGATGCTCATAAACAATGCGCCGTGATGCTTATTTGACAAGAAAGCAGAGCCCTCTACGGGTGTCCTGACACGACGTAAATCTTTTCCACCAGTGCCGACAACGAACTGAACAGGCTGTGTGTCAAATCGTTCGTAATGATGGTCGTGTCCACTCAGCAGGACATCAACACCATACTGAGTCATCAGGTCAAAAGAGTCCTTCATAAACTTGGAAGAACCGTGAACTCCTGACGAGTATCTAGGGTGATGGGCCATCACAACAACACACCTCGATGCGTTCTTTTGTAGTTCCGACTCGAGCCATAAGTATTGGTCTGAGCCTTTTCCACAATAAACGAACCGACACTCATCATTCGTGTTCATTACCACGGCAACCCAATCGCTGTTGATGTCGAAAGAGTAATACCCAGGCTTCGGATACTTCACCCACGTCGCATAGTAACCACGAGCCCCGGCTTCTGCGTACTCGTGGTTGCCAGCAACAGGTTTGGCAATAGGTATCAGGTCAGACCAAATGGGCGCAAAGTTCTCTTGGAAGTTCTTGATTGTATGACTTTGATACTGAATGTCCCCTAGAAGGAACAGGTGGTCGGGTTGTCTACTACGAACGACAGAAGCAACATCTGCGTCTACGCAAGGATACTTTCCACTGTTTCGCTGTGTTTTTGAGCAGGAAATGTCACCAACAGAAGCAACAATCACGGGTTCAGGCTTTGTCTCAATGGTTGTTGTAGTCGGGGAGTTGTTTGAGCAGGCGTACAGAAAGACGATAAACGCACTCATAATCTTTTTCATCTCAGAACCAAGCCTTTTTGATAGTACGAGCAATGTATTTTGCTCTTAGTTTTGACCCAGTGCTACCGTAGTGAACTCCGTCAGGATTTAGCAAGCCCCTGTTCTTTGTGATAACTTTGTCCCAGTAGATAATAGAAAAACCGTATTTATCCGACTTTTTCTCCAACATTGCGTTCCAGTTACGGGCTGACGGGTTGTTTTTCTTGCCCTTCCACACTGTCACCCAAGCAACTTTCATTCCTTTGAGTTCCCTCATTACGGAAGCAACACGAGTTCCGACATCTTGATACTTCCAAGCAGGGCTGTCGTTTGTTCCCAATGCGATTACCCAGCAGGTATTTTGGTCAGACCTTTTCTTCCAATACTTCACAGCCTCTAAGCCAGTGTGCCTATCGTTAGGCAACTTACTCAACACTGAGCGACTGCCGTGAGCAGAGATAACAGCGTTCGGGTATCCGAGTTTCTTGTATTCCTTTTGTTGGAACTCTCGGGAATGGACACTGAGCGAGTCTCCAATGTGGACAATGTTTGAGCAACCGTCTGTGGCTCTTGCTTGCTGAGGGATAGCGATAGCAGTGACAATAAGTGCTGAGAGTAGAAGCTTCTTCATTCCGGGCCCCGTTCCTAGTAGATAAGACGGCAGAGCCCTAGTCCGAACACAGGCTCTACCGTCTTGATGTGACAGGCTACTAAGGGAAGGCTGGTCTGCCAACCCCTTAGAAGTTGGCTCGGGGGACTTGTGCGCCACACGCATACTCGGCAACACGACCCCACGGACGGCAGTCACAGTAGACACAACGGTCAAACTGAGGGTCAAAGTAGTGAGTGTTGTAGTTTTCCGACTTTTCTGCGTCCGACCCCGAAAAAGGGACAGGGGCATTGACGGTAGTAGGGGCAAGGATTTCGCTGTTTGTTTCCATACCTAAATCTTAGACAAACCCACCCATACCCGACAAGTTTCACTACGGGCAGGTAGTTGGGACTATGATGAGTTCAGATAAATCTATCCATACGGATAGGAAGGACACACGGAAAATGGCACACGAACTAGAGTTTGACCGTAAGGGCTTGGCGAAAATGGCTTACGCTGACCGAGAAGTGCCGTGGCACAGGCTAGGAACGCCTATGAAGGGCTTACAGACGGCTGAGGCAATGCTGGCAGCAGCACAGGCTGACTATGACGTAGTTCTTGCCAAAGTTGCCGTAGTAGACGACGAAGGCAACTTCATCACCAACCCTGACGGGACTCCTGTGCTGGTGGACGACAGCCGTGCCACAGTCCGAGTGAACCCTGACGGCTCATTTGACGGATTGTCCACAGTTGGGACAAGGTATGTAGTCCAACAGAACCGTGAGTGCCTTGAGTACGCCCTCGCCATTGTGGGTGCGTCTAAGGGTGACGCAGTTGTGGACACTTGTGGAGTTCTCCACGGTGGGCGTGAGTTCTTTTCATCTATTGACTTGGGTGGTCTAATCATTGACCCCAAGGGAGTGAATGACAAGATTGAGCGTTACCTGCTTGTTCGCAATGGTCACGATGGCAAGACAGCGATTACTTTCGCAAACACAAGCATTCGTGCCGTTTGTAAAAATACCGTTATCGCTGGAATGAACAATGCTCAACGGGTATTCACGGCTCGCCATACAAGAAATGTGGAAACTGCTCTCGCAGAGGCTCAAAGCATTCTCAACATCTCAACCGAGTGGGCTAAGTCGTTCAGCGCAACAGCCGAGAAAATGTTGTCAATCCCGATGAGTTTGAGTTCAGCAAGAATGGACACGCTTATCGGTGCTCTCTATCCCGAAAAGCCCCAAGAAACCGACAGACAAAAGCGCAATAGGGACAACATAACTATGACCATTCGTGCTCTCTATCAGACAGAAAGAAACTCTGCTGGATACGGAGACAACGGCTGGTCTGCTTACAACGCTGTCGTGGAATACCTTGACCACTACCGAGACGGTGGAGTTACGGAACGGGCGATTGCGTCTATGGACGCAAACTCATCAGTCACACACAAGAAGATAAAAGCCCAAGAAGTTATCTTGTCATTCGCTTGACACACCCACGGGTTATCATTGTTGTACGGACTGAAGGGACGGAACAATGGATTTCTTTGATGAAGAAGACGACGAAACGTTCGCAAGCCCCGAGGAGCTCGCTGTCTGGCTGAGCGAGTTTATGGCTCAAACATCAGACGCAGAAGTAATGTACCGAAACCACTTCTGTACTATGATTGCTAACCGTGTCTATGACGAGTTCGGACACGAAGGCCTGTGCGAACTGATGATAGCAATGGACAAGAAGGCTGGCTGGATTTCGGACATCATCATTGAGAACAATGACCTCGATGAAATACTGTTCAAGAAGTACGGCGTGTATGACCACAACATTGTCTCAAAAGCTCGCAAAACAGAAGCCGTTCAGGAAATGAACACAAAGATTTGGAAGTTACGCCGTAAGTACGCCAAAGCAATAGTGGACGAGCTGATGGTAGCCCCGTCTGACCCCACCCCGATTGACCCACTGCTAGAAGAACAAGAGACGCAAAAGCCCACCGACAGCGACAACGGTGGGACTTCTACGGAGTAGACAACGGGGGGCGTTGCCTGCTCAGATTTGTGAGGTTGCGACTATTTAGTAGTCGTCATCATCACCCCAGCCGATACCAGCAAGGGCGTTAGCGTCAGCCCAGCCGTCAGTTTCGTACGGCTCCGTACTGTCATCACGGACAACGCAGTCGCAGTCATCTTCACATTCGCAGTCTTGCTCCCACTCACAAGCACCCTCGTGCTCAAACTCCAAGTCGCAATTTACGCAATACGACATAATGTAGGGGGCAGTTTCGGCAATTTCGCTGTTCATTTCCATACACACAGATTAGCAAGACCCACCCCAGCCCGACAAGTTTCTACATTCCCATCAGGTCAAACAGCAGTTGTGCTGTATCTACATCATCTACGGGTGAACCACCGTCTACAGCCCTATTGACCACGCTTCTCTTGCGTTCTATGAGGGAATAGATTTCCTCATCTATCGTGCCGTCTGTGAGTAGATAGGTAGCCACCACGCTTCCCTTCTGCCCTAATCTGTGGCATCGTGAGTATGTTTGGTCTACATCAGCAGGCGTCCACGGTAGTTCCACGAATAAGACATCTTGCGCCGATGTCAGCGTGTGACCCGTCTTGGCTGCCTGAATGGACAGCACGATAACCGGGGCTTCCTCTACCGGCAGCGTTTGGAACTTCTTCTTCTGTTCCTCTACTTCCTCAACGCTCATTCCACCCTGAATGCGTAGGTTGCCGAACTTCATTGCTAACTCATCAACAATGTCTCTGTGATGGGCAGCGATTACAACTTTCTTTCCATCTTCTATTCGCTGCTTTACCCATTCTTCTACTACGGGCATCTTTGCTCTTGCTGACAACCTTCGCAGCACAGACAAGCGAACTAAATGTTCGTTGCTTTCTGCTTTGATGCGAGCAACAACGGCAGCAGACCCTACGGGTTCTCCAAGTTCTCTCGCTATTTCCTTTGCTCTGTCAATGAGATACTGAATAATGTCTACTTCTGCTTTTTTGTATTCTTTCATCGCAGCAGCACTTCCCTCAACCAATACGGGGCTGTGGATGACAGGGGGCAGTTCCGATAGCACTTGGTCTTTTGTTCTCCTGATGTAGCAAACACCACGAAGCCGTTCGTTTAGTTCGTCAAGGTGTGAATGTCCACTGATGTTCCATTGACCGAAGCTGTCCTGAAAAGCGTTACAGTAACGCCGATAAAAGCCCCACAAACCACCGAATTCTTTTAGTTTCCCAAGAATGTCGAGTTGTGATGCGTACTCTGACGGGCGATTAGTAACGGGTGTTCCTGTTAGACAAAGAACAATTCCGTCTTTTGGTGCGCTTTTAGCAATCTTTTGTGCGCTTTTGGTTCTCTGTGCTGTAACAGTTTTACAGTAATGGCTTTCGTCAAATACATAGGAACGATGTTTAGACAACTCTTTTTCCCATTTGGTAATGTTGCTGTATCCAACGACAACGACATCATAAGTTCCACTTTCGGGGAATTCTTTTCTGTTCGTTACAACCGAAACTCTCCGACTAGGAAGCCAACGGGCGTATTCAGCTTGCCAATTGAGAACAAGAGAAGGTGGGCAAACAACGACTGCTGGGTAACTATCCATAACATACTCAACGGTGGCAATGGCTTGGAGAGTTTTGCCTAGACCCATTTCATCAGCAATAAAAGTTCTGCGAGCATTGGAAGCGTAAGCAACGCCTGCCCTCTGATAAGGAAGAAGTTCTGCCGTTAGTGACGGAATAGAAATCTCAGCATCTACTGAGCGAGAAGCCTCAATGAGAGCATTTAGATTATTTGTGACATTCTCTGAACACGACCTTAGTTCATCGGACACCTCAATGTCAAAGTATTCAGCCCACCTGATGACATCATTCGCCGATGTCAACGGGGCCCTCCACGCCTTCTTGGTTGCGTTCCAAGTGATAGACGGTATTTTCTTGACGCTGTTGATGACTACCTTCTCATACGGGAATGTAATAAAAATCCAATCGCCTTCTAGCCAAATGGAATTGACAGCTTTCCTAACCGGTGGGGTGATTAGCAGTATCTCTGTATCAACCTCTATGTCGTGCTTTATTGCGAAAGCTCTTGCTTCGGACATAGAGGTAACCGGAACTCTCCATACCTTTGAGACCTTGTCCCATTTAGCCCCTGCGATTTTTTTGACCTCATCAACTTGGTCTTTGTCGTAGGGAAAATCGAGAATTATTTGGTCGTCTACAAGTCTTGCCGTGCTCATTGCTATTATTCTACTCTCTGAAACAAAGGAGAGCGAATGCCCTTAGAACAAGAACCAACGGTAGAAAGTCTCAGCAAGAGAATTGACGAGCTCGAGCAAATCGTCAAGCAACTCAAGACAACTATCGAGAGAATGGAAAGCTCTACAAAGAAGCTTCCGGTAATTCCACAAATTTCTATTCCCGGCTCACTTGGTGACAACACTCTGTCTATTGGCAAAAGACAAGCGACACTCCACGAGAACGAGCAACGCCTAGCGTGGGAACGAGCAACCGGGGCTCAGTAGAAAGTAGAGTGCCACAGAACTAGGGGAACAGCGACGAAAACCCTAGCCCTGTGGCAGACCGAACTCTATCATTAGCAGATAGAGAAACCCCCACACTCTGAGAGAAACTCAGCAAACTGCGAGACATTCTCAACATTGAACGGATAGTGCGAAGCCCACGATTCTTTTGTGCCCACTCCGTCACAAGCGTTACACCAACCGTGTGTGCGACCTGTAAGAATCTGAACCTCTACCGATAGTTCACGCTCAGGATGTCCAGACTCAATGCCTAGTGCGTCTCTGCGTATTCCAGTCGCTTCACACAAAGCGCAATCCTCACGGGGAAGGTTTGCTATGTATTCGTAGTAAGACTGCTGATGAGCAAGAGCCCCACCATTTTCTATTTCCTCACGGAGAATGTTTGCCAACTCCAATGAGCCTTCCTCATCTAGTCCTTCTCCGTCATTGGTATGACCACTCACTTCACTACATAGGTGAGGTGCGACTATTTCGCAATAATCCCACAGTGGTCGCCACCACCAAACATTGTTACGAAAATACTCACCCTTCTCGCTTGAAGGATTCTGTCCGTAAACATCCATACCCATAGTCGCTTTTCCTCTCGGCTCGCTTGTTTCTCTCAACATTATCTCAACCCACCCTCAACCGACAAATCTTTATCTGTGAGGCGGGGCTCACAGATAAAGAAGCACTCAGTGTCGGGGGGTGACACTGAGTGCTTACTGGAGAGAATTGCTGGGGCTAAACGCCCTTGGCGATGAGCAGGTCTATCAAGACGACGAGACGCTGGGCGTCCATCTCGCTCTTTGTGATTCTGCCACGCTTGAGCTGGTCGTCCAACTTCTCCAACTGGAGAAGGGCTTGTTCTATTGGGGATGTCGCTGTTGTTTCCATAAGAACAGCCTAGCATCACCCACCCCAGGCCGACAATGTTTCACGTGAAACATTTTGCCCGACAAGAGCCCCGATGGCTAACTTGTCGGGCAAGGGTGGGTCGGAGTAAGGTGGAGGTATGAACACGGCACCAGAAAAACTGACCAACCACCAAATGCTCAACAAGATTGAGGAAGTGATGAACTCCTTCGAGCATCGCCAAGACTGGAGCGACACGGACAGGAAGGTCTTCCTCAGCCTCCACGAGGCTTGGAAGGCACTCGCTGAAGCAGTCGCCCTCTAGGAAGTGAACGCCCCTCCAGTGGGGGCGTTCTTTCTACGCAAGCCCCGTTTGCGTAGAAAGAACGCTTGTGGCTGATTTGTCGGCTAAGGGTGGGTCGGTGTAAGGTTTGGGTATGGAAACAACAGCGACAACAAAAGCAGCAATCATCGCAGAGTGGTACGACAACCGCTTCGGTGCGGAAGTGTTCGGAGCACTCATCAACATTCTCCGTCTCGCAGGAGCAACGGAGTTCACAATCCCAACCGCTTGGCTTGACTTTCAGCCCAACGGTCGGGAAGGCGAGATTGCTTTCCGCTTCGCCCACACGCTCTCTTGGGAGAACGGTGAGACAGCACCAGTCATCAAGGCTCTCCGTGAAGTAGCCCGTATCAAGTCGGTGGATTGGGACACAGACGCTCCGAGAGATTGGGACTACGACTAGTCCCAACTTGTCGGCTAAGGGTGGGGTGAACTAAGGTATGGGTATGACATCAACAGCGAAATGGATTAGCGAACTCCCAACAGTAGAGGAGTGCGACAAGGAGATTGCTCGCCTCTCTTACTGGCTGGAAACAAAGCGATACGAGATGAGCGCACGAGAGGCAGTTGCCCTCGCTGACCGTATTCGGACTTGGGAGAAAAAGCGCATTTGGGCGAGACGCTACGGAAAGTGTGACTACTGATGAAGAAGTACAGCGCAACAATCTCTCTGTTCATTGACGAGTTTGAGGCAGAGGACAGAGAGAGTGCTAGGGCGATTGTCGGCAAATACATTGACCACCTCATTGACATTTGTGAGGTCAATGAGGGCGAACTCACTTGGGGTGGGGTAGACGAGTCAATAGAAGAAGAACAGTAAGAGAGACGGGGCTCTCTTACTTCTTTTTCTTTATCGTGTAGCCGTTTGCTTTGAGGTCTTTGACTATCCGTTCTGGAATGCCACCCCAAATGGGGATACCAGAAGAGGCCAGTGAGCGAGCGATAATGTCAAGCTTTTTCTTACGGTGGAGTTGTCTGAACATTCTGAAAGCATACAACGATTTGTCGGCCTGGGGTGGGGTGGACTAAGATTTAGGTATGGACAGCGACAAAGACCTGATGGAACTACTGGAACAGATAGAGAAGATTATGCGCCCACTGGCCGAGTGCTGTGGGAAAATCCCACAAGGCGTATGGTTAGAGCGCACCTACTGCGTTTACTGCGAGATGAGTGCCGAGTGGTGCCAGTGTGATGTGTCCGACTTCTGCGACTGCTAGCAATCGGCCAGACATCTGACGGCCTTGCTACGCAGGCACGAGGCCGGGGCTACGTGCCTGCGTGATTTGTCGGTCGAGGGTGGGTCGGAGTAATGTGTGTGTATGGAAACAAACAGCACATACCCAACACCCGAAGCCCAAGCAGTAGCCGAAGGCACAACCGTTCACGAGAGTGGAGCAATCTCTCTCGACAACCCAGCAAGCATTGAGCACTTGCGTTTCGTGAGCGCAATCAGCGCACTCTCACTCGAAGCAAAGACGGGAATGAAAATGACCCGAGTCCCAATGACACGCTTTTGCCGTGAGAACTACGGAACAACGAAGCGCACCCTGAAGGGTTGCTTGCGTGAGATGCTCGACCTCTACAAAGAGGTGTACGGGCGTGAGAGCGAGTTTGAGAAGTCCTACAGCCAACTGTAGAACTCTCGACCACAGGAACGGCAGCCTGTGGTCGACAAACCCCCTGAGCCCCGGCTATTGGGGGTTTGTCGGTTTGGGGTGGGTACTGATAAAGTGGAATCGTGAACAGCAAGCCAAACTCAATTTTTGACATTTTCGTAGACGGTTGCGAATGCGACAACTGCCAAGAGAAAGTGTCAAAGCCAGACCTATTCGCCAACATCATCACGGTCAATGGAAAAAGCTCCATTCAGGTGTTCAACAGCGATTACAAGCATTTAGAAGCAGTCAAGTACTCAAGCATCTTTGATGCTATGGCAGTCATTAGAGAGAACGGTCTAACGCTCCTAGCGTCAATCTGATGACATACAACGAGTTTCTATTCCACTTCATCAAGAGCCTCCCCAATGACGGAGAGACGCGCATTGGACAGCACTACTTCAACACGCTCAACGAAGTACGGCCAGAAATAGCCAAGAGAATCAGAGCGATGAAGATTGACCCGTTCTATTTGAACTCAGTCCCCGAAGAAACGGAAAAGGTGGTACGGGGCTTATGGGAGCAGAAGCTGTGAACTTGTCGGTTTGGGGTGGGGTGAACTAATCTGTGTGTATGGACAGCGATTACCAAAACGAATACCAAGACCATTGCGAAGACCTCGCAAACTCTTTCCTCTGTGACACGGCAGAACCAAAAGAACAGCCCGATTACGGAGACATTGAGAGCGATGGAGTTTTCTAATGGGAGTATTTGAGCAAGCACAAGAAGAGATGTGGAGAAACGCCGTGAGCGTTCGCATCTCACCGATTGACCTTCCCGATGAACCAATGAGCGAATGGATGTGGGATGTTGAGATTGTCGTTCCAAATAATCAGTGGGAGAACTCTGATGAAGATGGGAACTTCACGATTGAGCAATGTGGCATTGACTCTTTTCATTCGCTTGAGTCAGCTTTTGAGTGGGCGTACAAGTGGCTCAAGGGTCGTGGCTATGATGTCTCCAACATTGAACTTTCATTGACCTCAATGGTGGGCAGTGGGATTACTCACAACAACGATTTACAAAAAGTTATGGAAGCGAGAACAAATGCTTGAGGCATTGCCAAAGGAATGTAGTGAGTGCGGGGCTCACTACCCATCACACCAGCAAGAAGGTCGCTTTATTGACTACGGGTGGTCTTTCAACTACCTCACTCTCGGTCACTACGGAGGATTTACCGATTGCGTTCCCGACAGGGGAGATGATTGGGATGATGAGAAATACATTGTCCACCTTTGCCACGATTGCTGTCTGAAACTAATACGGGCATTGCCTAGTGTCTTTAGAAAAGCTCTCGGTGACTTAGGTTGTCATCCAGGCAATGTCGGACAGCCAGCGTGCTGTGAGTATGCGTGGACAACAGACAATTCAGGCTTTCACTACAGAGGGTCGGCTGATGGCTCTTGGACTTTGGTTGGTAAGGACTGATGTACCATTGAGTACATGAGTGAAGAGCAACAGCCAAAAGAACAGCCACAAAAAGCTGAGAAAAAAGTTACCGAGGTGAACATCACCAAGCCCCGTCCCGGGAAGCTAAGGACAACAGTTATTCGGAAGGTTTGTTGCCGTCGCGGAAGATAAGCCACTGTCCGTAGCAAGAGTTGAGAACAGCGCACAAAATAAGAATTATCGCTAATACTGTCCCTACAAAGAAAGACATGTAAGCGATAACAAGACTCAATCCAATGTGAAGCAACCCCTTCATGACGGGGTCTTCAGGAATCCATCTATCAATAACTGAAATCAGCTTTTCCAATGGTTTCTCCACTGACTAGGTGAATGACCTTCCTCAGCCTCTGCTTTATCTTCCGGAGATTCATAAAGACGAATGGCGTGGATACATGGGTCTCCACCTTCTTCCCACATTTCTTCTTCTGCTTTTGTCTGTGGCAATCCGTCATGGGTTTCGCAAAGAGGTGGTGAACACCAACCTTGTTGCATGCCATAGGTAATCCATTCGTCAAAGTTGTTTATCTCGGCCATGTCTAATCCTTAGAAAAGTGTTGGGTCATTGTCTACGCCGTCTTTGACGCAGTACTCATGAATGTATCGGAAATCTTCTGTAATTATTGAATGGACGCTTCTGCCTTTTCCCTTCAACCAAACCGTAGCTTGCCGGACGACAGTGCTCGAGTTTCTATCTAAGGGATGGCCACACTTCTCACAATAATAAAGCGATGGCATTTTCATGGTTCGCATCTTATAGGAATAGCCCCGCTATTCCTACACACAGGGAGAAGGGCGAAACTTGTCGGCTAAGGGTGGGGTCTTGCTAAACTGGCAAAGCCGAAAGGCACACAGCGAAAAACAGCGAAAGGAAAAGCAGTGGCACTTACAGCACAGGAACTTGCGAAGCTCCCGATTTGGGAAGCAGAAGCGTTCGGGCGTTGGCTCGCAGGCGAAGCGTTTGATGACGGTTCTGACGATTATTACGATTCTTCCGAGGGAGAACTTTACGCCGAGTTCGTCTCATCTTGGGTTTCGGGTGGAGGTCTTTACTCTGACGCCTCTCGGGCGTGGAATTCAGGTATCGCTCACCGTAACGGTTACGCTTCAGCTCCCGAGGGAGATTACGAGGAACGCCCTGATTGGCTTCCTCGTTACGGCACCCCTGAATGGGAAGCTTACGAGCTTGCGATGGACGCACGAGATTACATGGAAGAAATGCGAGGTTATTAGGATGCGAGCGATTCACAACACACCAATTCCCGACGAGCAAGAGTTCCCTATCCCCGACGATTGCGTTTGCGACGGTGACGAGCTTTGCGAAGCTTGTCAGCGTGTCATCGCCGACGACCTGCGTCAGCAGGAGGAAGAGGAGGCGGGGCTCCTCTTGTACTTGTCGGTTGAGGGTGGGGACTAATAAAATTAGGTCATGCTGATAACGACATATTGCAAAAACGAAAAGTGCGCTGAATTTGAGAACGACTTTGACGACCAAGAAGTTGATTTAGACGGCGATTACACACTCAAGGATTGGGTTGAGTACGAATGGGATTGCCCAGAGTGTGGAGAGACCAGCACCCACTATGAGCAAGCGAAAGACCTGCATCATGGTTATTGGTCAGATGACTACTAACCGATAACGCAATGCTTGTTGCGCTATCTAAAGGTATAGACGGGGCTATACCTTTAGATAGATTATCGCAGAGCTTCTTTTCCTTCTTCAGTGATTTCGCAAACCTGCATCGCCGAACCGGCCGAAGAAGGTCGAGTTTCACCGGTAGGAACAATCAAGCCGTTAGCACGAAGTTCTGAGCACCTCTTCCAATAGCAACACTTTGGCTTCGAAGCAAGTCCAGTGGCTATGCCAGCTTCCTCATCAGTTAGACCACCGTGTAAATATTCAGCAAGTAACAGCATCGCTTGTGAGCGTTTACGAGGCTTGACATCTTCAGCACCCATCGCCGAAGTGGCCGGGTCTGCACTACGAAACATTGGTAAGTCGTTCATAAGTTTCCTTCTATTTGTTTTCAAGTCTAAACATTATGCCAAGCGTTTGAACATCTGTCAATCTCACCACTACGGGAGCCCCGCCCCCGTAGTGGTGAGATTTGTCGGCTAGGGGTGGGTCGTGATAAGTTGTTTACAGACAAGGAAGTAAGCCAAGTCGGTGGGGAAGCCTAGAAAGCACCACATTGTTGAAGCCGAGAGGTGGAGATGTGAATGACGGTGTAGCCCACATAAAAACCACCCAATAACAGCGAAAGAGAAAAAATGGGATACGACTACGATTACGACTGGGACGACCGAGACGAACTCGCAGGTCATCACGCCGCAGGCGCAGCCGAGGCACGAGCTGAGGACGAGCTGGACTGGGAAGAGGAGGAATAACCAGTCCCCTACGGGCGTAGCCCCGGCTTACCCCGTAGGGGTGATTTGTCGGTTAGGGGTTGTCTTTGCGAGAATGTAGGAGTGAACTCCATTGGGGGGTTCAGGAAGGAACAGCGATTATGTGTCAATGTGAAGACCGACCCTGTTGTGGTCACCCAGCAGAGGAACTTGCTGATGCTCGTTATTGGGCAGAGCGTGAGTATTACGGCGATGATTATGACCGTGATTACGACGAATACGACGGAAGCGACGAACGCTGTGAGGGCTGTGGGGGAACATTTGATGACCCTGAAGACGACGAAGCGTGTCTCTGTCGTGGCACCGATGGCTCTTGGGGGCGTGAAGACTCTGCTCTTGAGTCGTCCATTTTCGGAGATTGCTAGATAGGCTCTAGACAGTTGTAGGGGGTGGGTGTCCTGGATATTCGCCCACCCCCTAACAACCTCTCACCATTTGCGGTGGGGCGATGCGGTCTTTGGGGCAACCACATAGTCAAGACCCTAACAGCAGCGGGGCTGCTGTAGTGAAAGAATCCGAGCTGATAAATAATTCTGATTAGTTCTGACATTGTTTGACGCAAGGTCACTTCTATTAGGTATGACGGCACTTATCCCTTCACCATCTGCTTACCATTCCAAGTCCCCTGATGAGTGGACACCACGAGACCTCTTTGAGCGTGAGGTGGATTGGTATTGTCAAGGCCATAGCCGTGTTCGCTACCGTTCTAAGGAATGGATTGAGTTCACAGAACGCTTTGTACCGTATTGTGAAGATTGGAACGGCTGTTGGGTTGCTGAGGAAGCGTGGCGTGAGTTCACGCTCTATCTAACTCTCCCTGAAGGCGAGTACTACCCTGATGAATACCCTGAGGGGTGGCACTTCAGACGAGGCTATTAGAGTCTGAATCTACCCACACATACGGAAGGTCATCGGGTATGCCTTCCCAAATACCACCATAGAACTCAGGTGCTTTACGAATGAGATTACTTCTATGGGAATCAACAATGTCCATACGACCCCACCATTCAGGAAGGTCTGTTTCATCGGGCTTTACTAACTCAACAATTTTGTCCATTGTCGTGTCTTTGTAACCTCTTGACTTCCACTCAAGACACATAGCAACTCCATAGGCAGACAGCCCCGGCAAGTTGTCTGCCCACATACGAGAAGCTGGGTGGTTTCTCCAACCGTTTGTCATTCCTAGATTCGCACGAAGAATCTGAAATGTCTCGACCCGTTGTTTTCCTAGCCTTCGATAATCGAGAACCTTTGCAATGCTTTGGAAATCTAGTTCGGGAACAAATACTTGCATAAAATCTCTTTTCAGTAGGCGGCCAACGATAGTCACACTTTTACTAATTAGCAACACAACTACGGGGCTCAGCCCTTGATTGTTGCGATTTGTCGGCTAAGGGTGGGCGTTGCTAAATTGTTCGTATGGAAACAGCAACACAAACAGACCACCCGTACCTAGTCCAATTACGTGACGAAGACGGCGCACCTATCGGTGCTCTTTACTTTCGCAACCTTGCGAACGCACAGGGCTACGCCTTCACAATGCTCGGACACGAAAAGAGCACAGGGCTCGTTTGCTCGGCAGAAATTATGACGAAGCAAGCAGATGGTTGTTACATCGTCACAGAAGAAATGGAGTACTAGAAATGGGCGACAGGGCAGTAACAGGATTTAGGGAGACACCCGAATCACCAACGATTTTCATTTACCAACATTGGGTAAATGGTGACCAGTGTGACGTTCTAGCAAGCGCATTAGAAGCGTCACGCCCTAGGTGGAAAGATGATTCATACGCCACCCGTATCTGTCTCTCTCAAATTGTTGGGGAGAGTTGGAATGGTGAATTGGGCTACGGCATTTACGCAAGTGGCACATCACACGGTGCCGATTACGATTACATTTTGGTAGTTGATTGGTCTCGTATGGTTGTGATGGTTTGTCGCAATGATGATTCGGATTCAGTAATTGGAGAATTGTCTTTTGACGATTTTCTTCTACACCCACAAACAGCAGTATCCGACATTCTTGACAGCGTGAGGAGTTGATAACAGGGGGAGCCCCGTCTCCCCCTGTTATTGGATTTGTCGGTTGAGGGTGGGTCTTGCTAATCTGATTACATGAACACAGCGACAGACATTCAGTTAGCAGAAGCACTACTCACGAGCCTTGCCCGTGTGATTGTGCGAAACTCAAAAGACCACGATGAAATGGTTTCACAGTTCATCACCACTTGCACCACCTATCGCATTGAGTTGATGACCAACATGGCAGAGAACCTTTGGCAGAAGGTTCTCACCGTTCAGGAAGGAAACAAGTAATGGCTTGCCGATGCGACTCACTTGGGTATCAGTGCCCTGATTGCGACAGGTTCTACACCAACAGCGAACGCTACGCACACATTCACGATGCGAAGTTTGACCGTAATGGCAACTTCACAGGGCGTGACAGTTGGAAAGACAACGATGAGTTTTTTGATGGGGACTGGGACGACTAATGGGATTATTTACTTCCTACGTTTTTTATCGTGTTGGCAAGAGTCGTGGCGAGCGAAAAGCGAGACAACGAGACCACGGGGCTCCGGCTTGTTATGACGAGCGGTGCGATGATTACTACTACTGCAAAGCAAGTGAGAACTGCAACGGTCAATGCACTTACGAGAATCAAGAGTAGCTCTCGCTTGCGCAGCCCCGCTGCGCAATAAGCACGGCCATTCTCGATTTGTCGGTTAGGGGTTGACGTTGCTAATCTTTGAGCATGGAAACAGCAACACACGCCGAGCAGATTCTGCAGGCAGACCGTACTATCAGAGACCGCAAGGTTACTTACGTCTGGAAGAATCAGACTCTCGATAAGGATTGGGACGGCACGCCTGCAGGCGAACAAGTCGAGATAGAACTACGTCACGACACCAAGCGCAAGCAATACACCGCAACTATTCGACTTGTTTGGTGGCAACCTAATGACCGTGGATTTACCGTCACCATGTACGCACCATTCGACAACGTGACTTATCCGTCTTCACGCTTTCATAGTCAAGGCGTGAACCGATACAGCGATAAGTCGTTTGCGCAATTCGAGACAGATTCTCTTTCTATTGTTTCTGAAGTTCTGCATGAACTCGAGAACTCCGATAGAGACAAGTCGACAGACACAGTCCTTGTTCGACTACTCGATAAAGTTCTAACTTTCTAATCGAGAGAGGCCAAGCATCTTATGGTGCTTGTGTCTCTCCCTACGGGAGACGGGGCTCCCGTAGGGAGATTGTCCGGTTTGTCGGTTAGGGGGTGGGCATACTAAGGTGGGTGCATGGAAACAGCGACAACATACACGGTAACCATTTCAGACAATGTGTTCTGCGATTGGAGAACGCGCGGCCTTATTGACAACATCAACGAGGACACCGAGCGTTGCGTAATCGTAAAGAGAACGAAAACACTCTGCACACTGACAATGGATAAAGAAGCACTGAACTACCTCATCAGTGACTTGGAATACCAAATAGAAATCATTCAACAGAACGGCGACGGAGATAGTCCGGCAATGTTCAAGAGGGCACTAGCAAAACTCAACGCAGCGAAAGGATAAAGCAATGCGTAACCCATTCATCATCAAGACCGGCCCAAACGAGGGCTACACCTACTTCCGTCTCATCAAGGCGAAGGCGTATCTTCGCTACTTGCGTATTCGCTACGCAAGGTAGTCGAGAAGTATCCGGATACTTACAAGCTGAGTATCCGGATACTTTACCGGCTGCGTGTCCGGCTATTCTTCCCGGTTACAAATCAGCAGCGGGGCTTCTGCTGATTTGTCGGTCGAGGGGTGGCGTTGCTAAGGTGATTACGTCTACAGCGAAAGGGGACACTATGCCGAACACGGCTATCAAAATCCGTAAAACCAAAAGTGGTAGAGGCGCTATCTACAAACTCGAACCAGCATTGGTTACTGAGTCGGGCCCAGTCGAGTACGTCATTTACGAGTGCATCTCGAATAGCCCGACATACGGTGGAATGGTTTCGCCAGTGAAGGTCACAACTCTCGTGGCCTGCGTACCTTCAGAGAATGGTTACGACACAAAGAGAGCACTTTTCTCTCGCCGATACGACGGCAAGAAACTGTCAGTACAGAAGGCCTTCGAGCAGATTGGATACTCAGCATGAAACACTATTTCATTGTTTGCTTCGACGCAGAGTCGAACACTTGGGATTGGGATACGGAGCAAGAGGAGGCCTCACTCACTGACGGCACTTGCTTCGATGAGAAATCTGGAGAATGGGTTTACGCCTATCTCGGTGATGGTGAGTACATCGACGACGAAGACCTACTGTCAGAACAACTGTGCAGCCATCTCAGAATGATGAACAACGAAAGGAAAGCTGCTGCCGAATAGCGCAGCAAAATTCCGGTGCAGCAAGCGAGCGGGGCTTGCTGCAGGTCGTCGGGAGTTTGTCGGCTTGGGGTAGGGCCAACTAAGATAAAGACATGGAAACAGCGATGAACATTCAGGTAACAACGGAACACGAAAATTGCGAATACTGCAATAACTTCATTGACGGAAGTGTTGAGCAATTTCTCTCCGATGACAGGTACAACGTTGCTAGCGGTTACGGGCACATCACTTCTGCTGGTGGCTACGGTGGCACAACGGCAGACGGTGTAACTCACTCCGCTATGGTGCGTTGGGCTACGGCCTAACAAAAATTCCGGCAGCGGAAAACACTGCGGCACAAACCAGGCAGCAATGCGGCCATACATAGGTGCATAGCCCCGCTATGCACCTATGTATTTGTCGGCTTGGGGTGGGCAGTGCTAAGGTAAAGACATGGCAACAGCGAAAACAAAAAAACTCAAAGTTCAAGATGTAGTTGGCAACGAAGTGCGTTTGCACTCTCAGCTGTGGATACAGGGATACTGTGACGGTATCTGCACTGGCTACGACAGCAAGCGTGGAGTGCTCTTCTTCCGTCGTCATGGCCAGCAACTTGATGAGGGTACTTACGAAGTACGCAACATCTCACAGTTTGAATTGCTGTAAGGGAATGAGGGAACCGAAAGGTTCCCTTTACCCGTATTGAGCCCCGGTATTGGCTGCATCGATTGCGCAGCAGAAATCACTGCGGCACAAAAGTACTGCTGCTAGTCTTCCGGCAAATCGTCGTATTCGTCGAGCCTGGAGATAAGGTCAGCTTTCTCTTCTTCGGTCATCGACAGTGCAGCTTCGCTTGGCCGGTACACCCACTCCCCATCTTCTCTCATTGCTACATCGAGCAGCCCGGCTTTCACCATCAGGTATAAGTCGCGGGCCAGGTCATCAGTTGTGTATTCGCTATTTGCCATCCAGGCAGCATAGACCGGATGGCAGCAAAAACACGGGGCTCAAAACAGATTTGTCGGTTAGGGGTGGGGGGTAGTAAGGTGGTTCTTGTGAGGGAGACCCACCGCCTCTCCTCCGATACAACCGAATCGCACCAGTCCCTCCGCAGGATAAGGCTCTGGACAGCAAGCCTCTGATGGGCGTACGACCATCAAGCATCCGCCACAGTCCACCCGTCCTCCCTCTCGCGCGATAACTGCTCTAGGCTCGGGGGTGCTAGCCCCAGTATCGGAGGTGGGGCGGGGGGTCTTTTTCTTTGTGCCAAAAGCGGGGCTTGGCACAAAGAAAGTTTGTCGGTCGTGGGTGGCCTGTTCTAAGATTGTCTTATGAAAACAACAGCGAACAACGAAACAAGGGCAGCAATGAACGCTGCGTATCTAAACCCATTCGTCACGACATTGACTCTTGACGAAGTGCCGCACAAACGCAAATACACAAAAGAGCTGCGGGCTGGAGATTTCGTGGCCGTGTTTGTCAGCACCTCTCAGAAAGTTTGGGAAGGCTATTTTTCTTGGAAAGAAATCCGGACGATTGCTGCGACCCCTCAGGCCTATGTCCTGAAGTTCACAGACGGAACAGACGAACGACACCCAAAGTTCTCAGCAGGTAAATGGGAAGTGATGAAATAACCCGCCGGAATTTCCGGCAGCCGCACGCACGAGTGGCTAGCCCCGCTAGCCACTAATACGTGAGTGCTCCTCTTTCGTAAATTGTCGGTTAGGGGTGGGTGGGTGTAATGTTGGAGACATGAACACAACAGCAACAACACACACACAGTCAGCCCAACTAATTGACGATGCAACCCGTGAGGGTCGCCTCTATCACTTCAACGGTGGGCAGGCATACATCAAAGCAAGTGAGGACGATGTTCTCCTAATCATTGACATGACACAGGAAACACCCGACTTCACTTACCACTATGGTGAGTTTGCCTCTAACTACTTCCGTAACAACCACCCACAGCCCACAGACAGGGAACCACTTGTTCCGTTCTACGCAGAAGTGGACAAAAGAAAATTGTCGGTTCAGGGTGGGAAGAACTAAGATAGAGACATGGAAACAGCACAAGCATTCATCATCGTCACTTGGTTCTTGGTCAAGTGTGCAGGACTCGCAATCTTTGCAGTCGGCGCATACACCACTATCCAATGGATTAGGAAAAATGTCTCATTCTTCACTTACGAAGATGTAGACCCATCAGAAGACCCCGACTGGGTTCGGGAAAACTACGGATAACAATCCGTAGACAGCGACAGCGAGAAAGTTCTTGCTCCCAGTTTGTCGCTGTACTGGTTGAGCAGAAAGAGAAAGAGTCACTTTCGGGTGGCTCTTTCTCTATGTGGAGCCCCGGTTCTCCGGACAAAAAGAAAGAGCCCCAGCAATAAAGCTGAAGCTCCTCTTTCCTTGTGACTCACCATTAGAGCTCTCAAGGAAGAGCTTATGTCTGGTCGTGAGCCAATCCAGCAAGGGGGACTTCCTTACCCGATAGTTGGTATCTGCCGATGTCCCTAACCCAATCGAGCTAAGTACGGTTTCGTTCCTCAACAGCAGTGTCCCTGACTGATAGGTAAACATTACCAGCATTTCTCCAGCTTGTCAACTCAGATAGTCGTGGCCTCAATCTAGGCAACGGGGCTCATTTCCCGATTTGTCGGGTCAGGGGGGGTGGTGATAAATTGGTCTTGTGAGCGAGGCTCTTCGCCTCTCCCACACACAACATAAGTGCATAGTCTCCCTTCTGGATAAGGCTCTTGTCACTGCGATATCCTCTCCACTCTCCGGAAGTGCGATGTTCCCTCCAGTCAGACAATCCGTCCTCCTCTGAATAGACCTCTCCTTATGGGGGTGACGACCTCGTGTGTGGGTGGGGCGAAGGGGCTCGCTCTTTCTTTTACATAGGGGCAAGCCCCGTCTTGCCCCTATGTATGTTTCACGTGAAACATTGGACTTGTCGGTCAGGGGTGGGTGCGACTAAGGTGGGGGTATGGAAACAGCAACAACATTGGAAACATCAGTCGGCAACCAACTCCCAAAGGGAAACGGCTCATTCTCGGTCACTACGATTGTCAATGGACTGATTATCACGCCAAGCAACTCATCAGCGATTAGTCAAATCAACTACCTCGCTGATGACAGCGTTCTTGTCGTGACATACAGCAACGGTGGTATGTACCACTACAAAGAAGTCCCAGCAACGGTGGTATTCCACTTATTGGTTGCCGAGAGTTTTGGGAAGTTCATCAACGCACACATCAAGCCACACTACGAGTTTCGCAAAATCTGGTAACAAGTCCCCCCAATAGATAGCCCCACCTGATACCCCGTCAGGTGGGGCTATCGCTTTATTACGGGGAAGCCCCGTTTCCCCGTAATAAAGATTTGTCGGTCAGGGGTGGGCCGCGATACAGTGGAGACATGAGCAGCGACACAACATACACAGAACAGCAGTACGAAACCATTGAGGAAGTTTGCATAGAACACGCCGTGTTTGGTTTCATTGAGGAGTACGGCCTGGTGGAGTCAGACTTCATCAAATGGGCTTCCGACAACGGCGTGAGCTATGAGGACTTACTGGACAACATGTACGACCACATCGACGACTTTGTGAAGGACTTGTCCACTTCTCGATAAGGCCGCCAGCCCTGACCGATTCCTCCTGGTCGGTCAGGGCTTTATTCTCTCCTGAGCCCCGACTGTCCGGGTGAGAGAGTTCCATAACGAGACTGTACGAACGTACGTACGGGGCTCCCATAGGGAGTGTTTCCCGTGAAACATTGGATTTGTCGGTTAGGGGTGGGCTGTAATAAAGTGGGGTTATGGAAACAACAGCAACATTTGAAACATCACTCGGCAACCAACTTCCTTCGGGCAACGGTACTTTCACAGTCCTTGACAGTGGAAACCTCATCATCAGACCAACCTCATCAGCAATCAGCAAAGTCAGTTACCTCATTGGCTCGCAAGTACTTGTTGTGAAATACAACGGCAGTGAGACCAAATACTTCTATCGGAATGTTCCCGTAGCAGTGGCGTTCCACCTGCTAATCGCTGACAGTTTCGGCAAGTTCATCAACGCTCACATCAAGCCCAACTACGAGTTCTGGACAAGTTAGCCCCACCAGCCCCCCAACAGATAGCCCTACCCGATACTCCTAGTCGGGTAGGGCTATCGCTTTTCCCATAGGGAAGCCCCGCTGCCCCTATGGGAGTGGACTTGTCGGCTTGGGGTGGGTGCTGCTAAATTGGAGTTATGGAAACAAACAGCGAAATCAGCACCGCCCACCTTCCCCACTTCTGTGGTGAAACTTGTATGTTGGAAGCCGAGCAAGTTGGCTACTTCACGGGTGACGATTGGGTAAATACCGAGCAAGAGTTCACCCACGAGAATCCCCATTGCGATTGGTGTGGCGAGTCTGATGATGACGGTGATGAAGATTCAGCGTGGGCAGACGCAGACGCATTACGCTCTATCGGTTGGGGTGATGACGAGGATTATGGATACTGTGGTGGTGACGACTACTAAGTAACAGGGGAAGGTTAGCCTTCCCCTTATTCTCTGCCTGAGTCCCGTTTACTGCTGTGACTAAGTCTCTTTACAGAACTGTACGAACATACGTACGGGGCTACGGATGAACTTGTCGGCCTGGGGTTGGCCCTGGTAATGTCTGGGTATGGAAAAAACAGTGACTATCCCGTACGCGCTACTACTCGAACTCTATGAGTCCCAGGTGTACGATGCGTACTACAACCCCCAGACAATCTACGGCCCTGGGCGACCAGAAGCCCTGGAGTTCATTGCCAAGATGAATGAGTTCGTGGCCGAGCAAGACCAATACGAAGAAGAGTAACCAAAGCCCTGGCCTAGCAGCTGGGGCTTTATCTCTATTGGAGCCCCGTCTCCAATAGAGATACCCCCGACAAGATTTGTCGGGCAGGGGTGGGTCGGTCTAAGATGGAGGTATGACATCAACAGCGATTCAGTATCAAACAGCACAACACGACCTTCCAATGCCAAAGGGCAACGGAACATTTATTGTCTTTGCAGACGGAACCCTAATGGGTCACCCCGAATCATCGGCAGTAGCAGAATGGAACTACCTTGTCCACACGGCAACGCTTGTAGTGGAATACAAGGGAAGCCCCAAGCAATACTTCTACGAAGAAGTACCTTCCTACAAGGTATTCCAAATGCTCGCCAGCGACAGCATCGGCTCATTCATCGCCAAGGCAATCAAGCCCCACCACCAAGTGTGGTCGCCCGAGCGCTAATCCCAGCAGTTCCCCCCAAGAACGGAGAGCCCACCCACCCCCATTTGGGTGGGCTTCTCTGCTTGTGAGCCCCGTTGCAGCCAGGGAGACCGCTGCGCTCCCCGGACACGAAGCAGCAGCTGCGGGGCTATAAATCACGATTTGTCGGGCAGGGGTGGGGGTTGCTAAGGTGGAGGTATGACAACAGCGAAGAGCACGCAGAATGTTTCACGTGAAACATTTGAGCGAATCAGTGAAGCGGCCGAAGAATTGCGTAAAGCACTCAAGGCCTTGAACCCAGAGACAGGGCAACTGCCCTCCTACAGCAATCCTCACCCACGAGGATGGACATCGTCTTGGGAGGTCGCCCGACCTTGGGATGACACGACAATCTCCAATGCAGTCCACTACGCATTCGCCCTCATCCTTGACGAGGGCTGGGAAGATGAGATGGCCGAGAAGCAGGCCGAACTTGACGAGTTCAACAAGGAAGACGAGGAGGGATGATGGACTTCATTCAGGAACCAAAACTGATGACCAGAGTCAAGAAGGAGAAGCCCAAGGAGAAGACCAAGTACAAGGTCAGAGGATGGGTCGAGGACTTGATGGAGAACCCGAACCGATGGGCAATCTATTCACGCCGACCGCTAGACCGACAGGGCATGGTCATGGCCTACAGTTCAATGGATGGATACAGGAAGCGCTACCCACACATTGAATGGGCAATCTCAAAAGAAGATGACGCTTACGCAGTGTGCGGCCGATACACACCGCCGACCGAGGAAGGGTAATCAGGGGAGCGGGGCTTACCTGATTACCGGTAGCTGAAAACTTGTCGGTCAGGGGTTGTTTCAACTAAGGTTTATTTATGAAAACATTTGCTGAGAGGGCAGAGAAATGATGAGAACGCCAGAACTAATTGCACAAGACCATCTTCAATGGTGCGTGGATAATCAAGACGACTGTTTCTTCAAACCAGAAGCAGAGTTGTACGGTGTCACAGATAAAGAGCAGTTTGTAAAGATTGCATCTGCAAAAGATGTCTATGCCCTGCTGGAAATCACTTACTCACTTCCACACAACAAGTACATCGCTCTCGCTATCCATGTAACAGGGCTAGCGTCTCCCTTTGATGAAGATGACCCAACTCCACCATCAGAAAGAGAGGACAGCAGGCGAGTCTCTCTCATCACTATCACCACAGAAGAGGGTATGGGGTCAGCACTAGCCTTTTCAGATACAGAAGAGATAATCACAGATGAAGGTGAAGCGTCTGGGGGTCTAGCAGAAGCACTGCTCGATTGTTGGTTCAGGTCAGCATCATGAAAAACCTGATGCTCTTCATAGTCACCGTCAGCTCGCTGGCGACCATCTTCTACATCACGCAACTCATCACTCGCCTTTTCTAACACCTGAGCCCCGCGTGCCCAATTGGGTAACGGGGCTGCCCCCACTAGATAGTTGCGACCACAACTATCTAGTTGCGCACTCAACTAATAAAGATAGTTGCGCACTCAACTAATAAATTCCGTTTGTCGGGGAAATGACCAGAGTGTCCGTACTTCATGACGGTGGTGGATGAGTCTGAATTTGTCGGTTAGGGGTGGGTGCTACTAAGTTGGTGGCATGACGAAAGCACTTTTCATCCCAGCGACAGGCGAACCACGCACCATCATTCTCCCAAAGGAGAACGCACACAAGACAATCCACGAACTAATCGGTGGATGGTTTGACTGTGTGTCCCTATCTAACGAAGTTGTCATGTATGTCCATGACGAAGGTCTGCTCATCGGGCTTGACCCCAATGTCACTGCCAGCACCCTGTACGGCAACCCCATCGCTGGCGATGTTCTCTTGGTCGGCACACTCAACGCACAAGGCGAGCGTGACGGCTACGACTACGACTTGCCCGAGTTCATGTTTGAGCCAACCTTTGTGGCACGAGTGAACGAAGTGAACAGCAACCCAATTCACCGAGAAATAATCTCTCTCTACATGGCACAGATGGACTTGACTCCACGCATTACAAGCCTGACAGATGACGAGTTCAACGAGTGGTTGGGGGCTAAGTGATGTTTGACGAAGAACCAATCGCACAACTTGAACGAGAGTTCACCAAACTTGAATTGTCGGTCATCATTGAAGCACTAATCAACTATCGCAGTGGTGGTGTAAGACCCGACTTTGACTCAGTAGACCCTGAGACAGTCACTATGGAGAACATTGACAAAATTGAAATTCCTGTCAAAGAGATGACCGAAGAAGATGAAGAAACAATCACAGAAATGATGATGTTGTTCATCGCTGGATTTACTCAGGTTCTCAGCGCAGAAGCTGAGATGATGGAAGAAGCAGTCACCAAAGGCACAAAGACGCTCATGGGTGAAATTACAGAATTCCTGAAAGAGCAGAAGTAATCCCCCGGCTAGATACAGGGGGCGGGGCTCCCTGTATCTAGATTTGTCGGTCAAGGGTGGGTAGAAATAAGATGGAGAACATGAACAAGATACAAGTATCAGCACGCAAGGGTGGCCTAGGGACAACAACAGTCGCTTGTGCTATCGCACTCACCTATTCACGCAATCACCCAACACTCAAGGTTGGCTTGGTTGATGGGTCTAGGTTCAACGACTGTCTATCAGTGATGGGTCTCAACCCTCAATCACCAAGCATTGACGGAGTTACCATTATCGGCAAAGAGACAGACGGCTATGACGTTCTTGTCATTGACGCTGGAGTTACTGACCGACTAGACCCTGACGCAATCATTGTGAATGTCGTTCGCAATGAATACCTGCCTCTCAGAGCAGAGACATTCGCACGCTTGAAAAGCGACTACACAGTCGCTCTCATTCACGAGGACAACGCTCTCACTGCCAAAGATGTCGCCAATGTTCTTGGGGCAAAGATTATGAACTTCCCTATCTCATCACAGATGAGCAGAGCCATTGACGCTGGAATGTTCACTTCACGATTTGAGCAACTAGGTAACGAGTGGGCTACCGAGTTGGTGGAGAGCCTTGCGTTTAGGAACGGCCACGAACTTTTGTCGGTCAAGGGTGGGGAGTAGTAAGGTAGAGACATGGAAACGAACACACTCAACGAATACAACGAACTACGAATTGGCGACAAGGTTGGCAGTGGTGGCGAACGAATGGTTATCGCCCACACGAAGCGCAACGAACGCATTGTTGGCGAACTCTACGCAACTTGGATTGCCATTTGCGTAGACGAGACAGCGTTCCACCCTTACGCCGTTTGGACAGTCGTGGCTCGCCCTAACGGCTGGCACGCCGAGAGTGGCGACTACTGCAAGACGCTTGATGAAGCGTTGGTCGCCTACAAGGAGCGAGGTGGAGAGGCGTGAGAGTAGACCTCTCCACTTCCATTGAGCAACTGGATTTTGTGCACAGCCTCTTTCAAGAGCTCGAGACACAGAATGTCGAGTTGCCAATGGGGGACTATCACCTCATTTATCACTATCTCGAGAATGCTCGAGAGGCCCTCATTGAGTTTGAGGAAGAACTGGAAAGCCAGCTCGAGTAGTTGGTTTTCTTTTTCCTGAGCCCCGATTTATTGCTGCATCCACCGGGAGCAACGGGGCCCCCGATGCCACCACTCCACTATCTACGAAACTTGTCGGTTAGGGGTGGGTCTTACTAATGTGGTACTCGCAACAGCAACTCCCACGAAAGGGGAACACAATGTCCACCACACTCACCGAAATCGCCACCGAAGCAGAACTCTTTGTTCATGACTTCTTGGGTGCTTTCACCAACGAACAGGACAGTCTCTACATGAGCAACGCCCACCTTCTTGTTGTCAAGGCAACTGATGACGGCGTAATCGTTGAGCCTGTCACTTCTGGCGAAGATGTGTACGAACTCATTGACGAAGTAATCGCTGAAACTCCGTTTCCTGTTCGTGCTTCTGACATTCTCGCCATTGTCACAACAGGGTGGGCTGCCCCACTCAACGAACAAGGCGAAGTAGATGGGCGACCTTCTGAACACGCACAACGCCGTCGTGTCCGTCTTATGTCATGCGTTCGCCGTAGTGACCTTCGTGTAGCAAGCGTTCTCCGTTTTGGAGATACTGACGAAGTAACTACTGACGAAGGAAGCGCAACGGGCGCACTTGCCGAAGCCATGCTGGCTCTTGGTAACGCTGGCAAGTAATGAACAACTACTACCGTTTCTATCGGGCAGTTTGGGTGGGGAGAGTTACGGCTCTCCCCACTACCGAGCTGTACGGTGCTGTTGTTGGCACTTACTACCCAACTGATGACACCGACCTTTCTACTGCCATTGCCGACCTTGCTTATGAAGAACTAGCTAGGCGTGGCGAAATGAGACCCCGGGGCTCAGCCACGCCTACTGTCGCAAAACTTGTCGGCTTGGGGTGGGTGTGACTAAGGTTGAGCCATGACCAACGAACAAGAACAAGAAATGTGTGAGCGCAACTACTGTGACGAAGTAGCCGTGAACACTTGCCCTAACGGTTTCCTAGTGTGCCAAGCGCACGCTGAAGAGGCATGGGAGAAAGACGGTATCCACTCATGAGCGAGACAGTTATCGCCACTGGCGAAATCACCAATACCTGCACCTGTCTTCTTTATGAGGAAGACGGTGAAACAAAGTCAATTGACGAAAAATACGGTTCTTCCTGTTTCGGAGACTGTTGGGAGTTCGCCGTTGAGGACTTTGCAATGATTACTGAGGAACTTCGCAACTCAAATGAGACCGACTGGTGGAAGGTTGAGGACTTGCGCTTATGGAGTGGCAATGTCTCAGGCTACTTTCACGGAAAGACCGTCTCAGCCATTATTGAGGGAATGACAGTCCGTAGCGAGTGGAACATGACCTACAAGGTATTCAGTGACCGTATTGAGTATTCACTCAGCCACCATGACGCAATGGGTAGCGCAAGCACGCTACGCCCTGTCTCTGATGATGAGCGTGAAGAAATGGGGCTCTACTGATGAGCATGGAACTTGACGAACGTAATTGGACAGAACTGGCGAACTGTAAAGACATGGACAAGTCCGTGTTCTTCCCTAGCACTGTTACTGGCATAAAGGTTGCTAAGAAAGTGTGCTCCACCTGTCCTGTATCTGCCGAGTGTCTGCAGTACGCAACCGACAACGGGCTTGAGTACGGAGTGTGGGGAGGACTTGGAGAGAGTGACCGACTTAGGTTGGCGAGGGACGCTAGGCGTGCCGGGCTCTAACCAAGCTCCGGAGCCCCGGGCTTGCGTGGGGACAGCAAGTCTCCCCACGCAACTCACTTTCGTGCCGGTGCGCTAGGGCTGGCCATGAAGGGGCTCCCTTACTTGACGGTGGTGGAAGAGAAACTTGTCGGTCAAGGGTGGGTTCTACTAAGGTGGCAGACATGGGATTAGACCAATATTTATACGCAAAGAACTACCTCTCACCAATGGAGTGGCGAGGTGAAGAAATGAAAGACAAGTTCAACGCTGTTGCTGACGCAATCGGAGTTAGGGACTTCATGGACAAGGAAATGCCTTCTATCCAATGCCAAGTGAAGATTGGCTATTGGCGAAAGGCTAATGCCATTCATGATTGGTTCGTACAGAACTGCCAAGACGGAAACGACGATTGCCGTGAGAGTTATGTCTCTGTTGAGCAACTAGAGGAACTTCGCAAAGTCTGCAAAATGGTCTTAGAGAACCACGCACTAGCAAGCGAGCACCTTCCAACTAGTGCTGGCTTCTTCTTTGGTTCGCAGGACTATGACGAGTGGTACTTCCGAGACCTTGAAAGCACCGTTGAAATCATTGACAACGCCCTCTCTAAGATTTCTGACGATTGGTCTTTCTTCTATCAGAGTTCGTGGTAAGTCATGGCTCTCAACGCAAAAGAAAGTAGCTTTGACTGGCTTGTCTGTGATTGTGGAAATAATCCACATTCCGACGGGTTTGACACATGCCTCAAGGACGGAACGGTTGTCCATCCAACGCCCGATGAGTGGGACGGAATTCATTACATTTGTTATCGCTGTAACAAGGTTTACAACGTGGACACAATGGAAGAGGTCACCGGGTAAGTCCGGGTACGGGGCTCCCCCCACCGACATACAGAAAATTGTCGGTTAGGGGTGGGCTCTACTAAGGTGGGTATTACCAGCCCACCACTACTAGAAAAAAGGAACAGGGAAATGGCACAGAAATCCATAAATGTAAAGGTCAGTACGGCAAAAGTCGTAAAGGCTTTGGAAACAGCACTCGCTAATCGCAAGAAGCAAATTGCCGATTACGAAAAGTCAGTAGAGAACCACAAAAAGGTTGTCGCTGATTGGGAAAAGTCCATCATTGAGCACATCAAGTCGGGCAAGGCAAAAGTTTCAGATGTTTCTGAAAACTCAAATTGGCGTACCGATACAAAGGAAGCCCGTGTGACCATCACACTCCCAGCAAGCCTTGTCTGCCCTCAGTCCCCCGAGAAGCCCTCAGAAATGTGGAACATCAACAATGACATTGAGGAGTTGGAGAACGCTATCGCTCTACTCAAAATGACAGACGAGGAGTATGTCTCCACAAGCACCTACAAGGGTGTCGCACGACTTATCAAGTAAGAGGTCGTTTCCATAACGGAGAAAGGGTAGGAGAAATCCTGCCCTTTCTTTATGCCCGAGCCCCGGCTTGGGCAGCTTTACCGGTTGAGGGAAAATTTGTCGGTTAGGGGTGGGGGGAAATAGGATTGACGACATGAACACAAACAAGACACAAAACCAACTGGAGTCACTGATGCAACTCCATTGGGACGTCATCAAATCATTTGGCCCGACAACAGCAATAGAGATTCGCTTTCACGCAAATCGTTCACTGAAGTCATACCAACTGCTAGCAACATGCTCAGAAGCGGGCTCTGTTTATTACACGCTCCACTACAACCCACGAGGCAACTATCCAATGTCACTGAACTACATCAGTGGTCATGAAAAAACTGACGTCACTCTGCCAATGAAAGCCTATTCGGGCTGGCAGTCCGATGTGCTTGCGTGGATTATCAGCAACCCCTTCTACACAGTGGACGAGGTCTACTGATGAGGGAGGTAGACGAGACACTGATTGATGCTTGGATTGAGCAATATAAGCCCATCCCTAATCACATTGGAGAGGGTGGCTGGATTATCAACGAAGTCCCCATCATGTTTGAGACATACGGTGATGAACTTGAATTCGTATTCAATCAACCTGCGCACAATGTGTGGACTTGGGTTGATGGAGATGAAGGAAGTTTCATTGTTGCTGGGTTCAGTTATGTGAACAGAATCGGCTATTTCGTCACCAAGGAACCATGGGCCCAATTTGAAGAGATTCAGGTTGATTACTACGAGGAAGAGGACGACGATGAAGACCTCTGACGTAATCAAAGAATTGTCAAATATTGACAAAGACGAAGAAGTCATCTGCGTCTGGTTCAAGAAGGAAGACTTCCCCCTCGGAATCAACGACGATTATGAGTACGAGACCCTTCCCAACACTCAGTGGAATGAGGTAGTCTCTAGGTTTGAGAGCACTAAATGGGACAACCCCACAAGCAGCTCGTGGACGGAAGTCCATAAAGACATCTATCAACTCGTAGGAGAAAAAGTAAATGCAAGCGTCTGAGGAAGTCAAGAGAGCATTCATGACAAACGCTGTTTCGTTTGTGTTATCTGAATATCCACGCGATGTAGACATCATGGATATCCCGACTCTCGTTGAGTATGTCGACAAGCGCGTCCTTGTATGGGAACCATTCTCGAGACGCTCCGGCATCGAACTGGCCGACATCATCGACCAATTGTTCGAGATGAATCTGCAGACACACATGCAGCTGATGGAGGGCGGGGCTCCCGAGCCAGCCAACCACGCCGAGTGATGGTGACCACGCTGCGTGGTTATTCAGAAATCCGATAATTCAACAGACTCACCCCAGACAATTTCTACATGACGGTGGTGGAAGAGAATTTGTCGGGTTGGGGTGGGTAGTTGTAAAGTGTTGTTATGAAGAAATTCCTAATCCGAGTAACAGAATCAATCAATCACGATTACGAGATTGAGGCAGAGACCGAAGAAGAGGCTTTGGCTATCTATTACTCGTACGACAACGACGAACTGAAAGAACATGACCTTGACGGTCAGGGTGAATGGGATTCACATCCTTGGGAAATTGAGGAACTGTCATGACCGTTTACCGAGTAAGCGTTTGGGCTTCCATTGAGGTTGAGGCAGAGAACGAACGAGATGCTGAAGAGAAGGCTCACGATGCTGTCCTCAACGGCGAGATACGGATGCGTGACTACGAGTTCACGGCTGAGGAAACCGACCATGAGGAAGCAGAACTGCCATCATGAAATTGTCGGTCAAGGGTGGGTCTAACTAAAGTATGTCTATGACCTTTCATCACTACATCAGAGTTCTTACGGAAGTTGTTTATCCAGAAGACGGCCCGTATTTCCATAAATGGGATTATTTCTCAATTTCCGACGAAGAGCTTCCCGAACGCTTTCGCCCCACCCCAAACAAGGTTGGGTCGGCTAGCGACAACAACATGAAGTATCTTCACCCTTTGTCGTCAGAACTGTACGACTGGCTCAACGAGGGTGGCTATTGGATAAAGGGCTGGCAAGAGATTAGCCCAGACCAAGAGAAGTGGCTTGACGAGAATGACATTCTCGCAGGTCAGCAAACAGAGACGACTCTGGAAGCAGAGTTCATCTAAATTTGTCGGTCAGGGGTGGGTAGCACTAAACTGACTGATGTCCCCAACTACTAGAAGGAACAGAAAATGCCAAATTGGGTATCAACCACACTGAGCGTAAAAGGCTCAAAAGAAGAAGTACAGCGATTCGTTGATGGGGTCAAAGACTCCAAAATCATTGAGTCCTATGTACCCTGTCCTGAAGAACTACATGCGACAGTTGCAGGCTTTGTCGGAGAAGATAAAGCCGAAGAACATCGCAAGCAACAGGAAGCCAACATTGCCAAGTACGGCTACAAGGACTGGTGGGATTGGCAGTATGACAATTGGGGAACCAAGTGGGGCGACTGCGATACGCACCTTGAGAAGCCAGCAGAGATGTCAAACGGCTCATGGGAAGTACAGGGCTACTTCTCAACAGCGTGGGGTCCAGCCGATACTGCATTTCGTAAGGTCTCAGCACTCTTCCCAACGCTGACATTCCTCTTTGACTACGACGAAGAGGCTGGTTTCTTTGCTGGTCTCCAAGCGATGAAAGACGGCGAGATTGTCTTTGAGTCAATGTTTGAGCCTTGTAACTACGAGGGAGAACTTGACTATGACGACTACGAGTCAATTGACAAGTACGAGGCTTGGAAGACCGAGAACAACGACAGAATCTTTGATGAGTATCAGTTGTTCTTGGGTGGGGTTCCCCAATGAAAATCAAGCAGGTCATAGACATGCTGAGTCGCTACTCACCAGAGGATGAACTGTGCATCCTCTGGTGGGACAAGCCTCAGTTTGACAACCTAGACGGACTAGTCCTTGACGATGAGGCGTGGGCTCGCATCTGTAAGGAGTTTGACGAGTGGGACAATGCTGGAGCAGATGTAAACCAATGGATTCTTGATGCGAGTATAGACTATGCAGAGATTTCTAATTATGGAGAAGAAAGCTGATGGATAAGAAAATCAAGAAACACGAATTGATGAGCATTCTCGAGGAGAATTACTACACGCTCTCCACAACTGGCTCTGAAGCAGTGGCTTCAATCTTTGACGACTACTCGAAGGGTCTGTTTGAGCCGAACCTCGTAGAGTGGGGTATAACCGATGAGCGTCTACTTCAGGTCATCAACAGTATGGTTGACGACTGGTGTAGGACCGGGAAGATGGAGACGCCTGCAGTCGAGTTCTACAAGCGCAAGGGGTACTTCTTCTCTGACAAGAGGTGAGCCCTGGAGCCCCGGCGGGTCGCGAAGGCGAAGGGCCCGGGGGAGTTACCGTCTAGACGGCAGCAGACAACTCCGGAGCTCGCGGCGGCATGCGGCAGAAAATCAAAAAATCGTATTTAATTCTGGACCGAGTCAAAATTTACTTGACGGTGGTGGATGAGACCAGAAACTATGACACACCCCCTGAAAAAATTCATTTTTTGAATAACTTTTGTCGGTTAGGGGTGGGTCCCAGTAGAATCCGAAAAACCAACTAATAGAAAGAAGGCCCAGTGTCTACAGGATTTATTACAGATGATTTGATTAATTCGAATCATAAGAAATTGTGGGGGAAAGCTATCGATGAATACGGAGACGCATTCAGAGTTCCACAAGATGTGGCCACAAAAATAAATGAAACAACTCGTGCTCTTTACACTCTTCAAGTGTGGCAAAGAAGCGGGGCTGCGGGGAACCCAGCAAAGTTCCTATCGGCCTACTCCATATATCCTGATGTGTTGATGGAAGTAGTGCGGGACTTCTGCTCTATGGAAATCGATTCTATGGAAGAAGTGATTGTCAAGACCGAGAAGCGTTCAGATAAATACGATGCTTTCATTGACTGGACAAAGGCCCATACATTCGAGCAGTACACCACTGAGCAATTGGTAGAAATAGCTGGATTCTCATATCCCACTACTCTGAAGTTCATCCAGGAGTCACCGGTATTCCGCAAGATAAAGAAGGGATTGTGGGAAATCCGTGACCCCAAGGCCGATAGAGAGGCCGATAAATAAAAATTGTCGACCAGGGGTGGGTCCATATAATCTGTCCCTTGTCAACCCGACAACATTCCCCATATTGACCATCAGACAAAATTTGTCGGTCAAGGGGGGGTGCTGTTAGTTTGTTCAATGTCAACCGCTACTAGAAAAGGAACTAGACATGACAGCAACACCCGATTCAACAACCACACTCCCTGAGTGTTGGCAGATGTTTGAGGACGCAATCACAAACGGCATTGACCGTGTTGTGCTTTACGGACCATCAGGCATTGGCAAGACCTATGCAGGTCTCAACATGGGCAACACCGATGGTGGAGCCTTCCGTCTCGTTTGCACCGAGGACATGACCAACATGGATGTGACTGGTGCATTCATGCCAAGTTCAGACAAAGGCTTCCAGTGGGTCAATGGCTCCGCTATCAAGGCTTGGGAAGGCAACGGCATCGTTGGTGGTCGTCTCATCGTTGATGAAGTGGACAAGGCATCAGGCGATGTGTTCGCAACGCTTCTCGCAATGCTTGATTCCCCTGAATCTGCAACTTGGGAACACCCTGAGACTGGTCGCATCGTTCGTCCTCGTGAAGGCTTTACAGCAATCATGACCACCAATGTGGAGAACATGGATGAACTGCCAACAGCATTGGCTGACCGATTCCCTGTTCGCATTCGCATCAATGCGCCACACCCAACTGCACTGCTCGCACTGTCTCCTGACTTGCGCAACTTCGCAGTCCGTATGGCTGATGCTGGTGAACGCCGAATCTCGCTTCGTGCATTCGCATCGTTTGACAAACTTCGCAAGGGTCTTGGCGATGCTCGTGCATCACAGATTGTATTTGGCTCACGCTCAGAATCAATCCTTGACGCAATCGCAATTGACAAGGTTTCCTGAGATGAATCATCAGACAGCAATTTACGCCGAGCCTGAATGGCTTGGACGCAATGACGCCGATAACGGAAGGTGGGTTGTATCGGAGTGCAACCCACGCCGTGGCGAACCAATGACTGCAATCGCAGAACGCATCATGCGTGTGCCGGTGATGAACACCGAACTCGCTCGTGTGATTCGTGCGCACGAGATGATGCATGCAAAAGTTTCTCCACTTGGTGATTCATTTCAACAGTGGATTCAACGAGGCATCGCAACTGAAAAAGCGATGACAGTCGTTGAGGAATTGCGTGTGAACTTTCTGATTCAACAACGTGGATTCGATGCAAAGGCCCATCTTGCAGACGGTGGAGAAACTGCAGACGGTGAACGCTTTGCGAACACCAACGACTGGCAGGGTGCTGTTCACATGGCAATCGCAACTGCTGGCACTGCAAGTAACAAACTGTTCTTGAACGGTGTACGCCGACACAATCGCATGTGGGGTGAATCGCTTGCCGACATTTCCAAGCGAGCAGTGAAAGAAATGCAGAAGGCGTACAAGACTGGAACGCTTGCATCAACTGCTGTTGATACTCGCACTGGTTTGTTCCCATACGGATTCTCTCACACCGAGCGCATCGCTGAATGGATTGACCGTCTCGCTTCAATCTCTCCTGAGGAACTTCACGAGGGTGAAGAAGGCGAATCGCAAGAAGGTGCAGAAGGCGAGAGCAACGAGGGTGCAGAAGGCGAGCCTGCAAAGGCATCACACTCCAACAAGGGTCGTGGTCGTCCTAAGAAAGGCACTGGCAAGCGTCTCACTGGAATCACACCGAGCGAATACACTCGCAACATTCCAATGTGGGGTGAATTGAACATCGGCAAACTTTCAATGCCACTCGCAACGAAAGGCAACATCGGCAAGAAGCGCACTGCATCAAACATCGGTCGCTCTCCACGCCGTATGCACCGAATCATGACCGACCCACAAATGCGTGTCTTTGACAAAGTGACACGAGGCAGTGGTGGTGTTGTTGTGATTGACGCATCAGGGTCAATGAACTTCAACCACGAGCAGATTCGCAAGATTGTTGAGAACGCCCCCGGTGCAACTGTTCTCTCTTACTCAGAAATGGGTGGCAAGGAAACTCCCAACGCTTACATTCTCGCTGACAAGGGTCGAATGGTCAAAGACCTTCCGAATCAGGGTAGTGGCAACGGTGTTGACTTCCCTGCACTTGAATGGGCAGTGAAGAATCGCCAACGCTCAAACTCTCCAATCATTTGGGTGACCGATGGTGGCGTGTGCGGAACGAACAGTGGATTCCACAATTCACTTGCGATGCAGTGCATCAACTTCTGCAAGAAGCACAACATCATTGTCGTGCCATTCGTTGATGAGGCAATCGCTGAACTTCGCAAAATGAAGAACGGTGGAAAGCCTGAATCTCGTTATCCCGAGATGCTTCGCATGGCGTGGAAAGAATCAATCGGAACAGAACTCCCAATCAGGGGATAAGAATTCATGGGCCAGTGGGGGAAGCTTCACTGGCCCATGACACCGCACACAGTGGGTCTCTTTGACCCATGGGTGTTGTTCCTTTCCCATGAGGTTGGAGACTCACTGTTGTGTCGGTAACATCACAATCAATTACTAGAAACGGAAAAACAAATGGAAAAGATTTATTCTTTCATCGGAGATGCGACCCACGAGGATTCGCTTGACGGTCTCAACTACTGCATCGTTCTTTGCGATGATGCACCCGGGGACATCGTTGATGAGGTAATGGAAGAATCTGAAGATGCAATCTTCTACAAGGTAGACAGAGCACAGATGGATTCACTCGCCAAGAGCATTGAGATGGACGTAGACCGTCATGCAATGGGTGACGGGTACCTGTTAGACCTCACAGAGCCTTATATCCTCGCTACGGCTGATTAGGACCGCTTGGGCCCACTGTCTCTCATGGTCCTAGCCCACGAGCGACAGAAGATAATTACTCCAGCGACTAGCACGCAGTTAGTCCAGGAGATATCCCAGCCGAACATCTGTGACGGCTCGAGAAGCTTGAAGATAATCCAGGCACCGGTGCCGTACAGAACCGACGTCAACATGAACCCAACAATGAGACCAAAGAAAATCATTCCGACAAAACCTATTACAGCTTTTTCTTCGAGAACTTCGTCCGAAGGTATGGGCCGGTGCTTATTAATCGACGGTGGTGGAAGAAACAGTTCCGACCTTCTTAGTCGGTCATCCTTGCGCATCGATGTCTCGCACAATCTGATGTACCCGCTGGCGACTCAAATCAAATTCGTCGGCAATCTGGCGGAGAGATTTTCCGGCCGCACGCATTTCGAGAATTCTATTATTTCGATTAATGTCCGTCGCAGGCCCTGGACGAAGAGGTCCCCAAACCCATCCCGCGATACTCGAGAGCTCTTTAACTCTTTCTTCAGAAAGTTGATTTTTTCTGTAACGTTGCCTGGCGTAACCAACCCAAGCTCCCAGATTAATTTCAGATTCTTCGATTTTTTCGACATGCGCGGCCGGTACGTGAGTGTGCCCTTCTCGTTCGGCGAACTGCTTAAGCGCTTTGATGTAAATATTGAAACGTGTGGTGTTGTCCATGGTCGTCATAGTAATACATTAACTAGTCAAAGGATGAGAGCACATTGGACATGAGCCCAGAACCCGTATACAATCCCATAAACAGATATTGCCGGTTTGGCAGGAAGACAGAGGCCCCCGTGGAGGATGAGGATTACAAGAAAATCTTCAATTTCGAAGAAAGCGAAGAATTGCTGAGTGAGCTCAACGGCTTTAAAGACCTTTCTCCAGAATTAGCAAAAAACATGCGGCGAGAATTGGCCCAGGTTATGGAAAATCCGGAAAATGTTCTCATCGTGGGTACCGACGGGGACAAAACAATAACAATTGTTACCGCCCCAGAGGAAGTAGTTGGAGGCCACGGCCCAGTACTCATCCCAACTTTAGATAAAAACCGAATTCTTTCAATGGTCTCTTCGGAATTTATTACAGAAATGGCCGAAAATTGTCGAGAAATGGAAGACCAGGACGGGGCTCAAGATTTCTGGAGCTTGCTCCTGGAGAATTTTTTCGAAAAAACGTTAGAATTGTCCGAACGTGGCGGCGGAGCTCTACTGGAAATTCCAGATTTTATCCCTGAGGAGGGTTTTTAAGATGACGGTGGTGGAAGACCTTGGTTACGAAGAGCCAGCTACCTGGGATGAAGCAGCGGAACTGACAGTTTCTCAGATTTTCAGATTTAATCTGGTGGCCCTTAATCGCCTGGACGATATGCGTGCGCAGCTGGATTATATGATTTCTAAAAATGTAGGAATTCTCCCAGTGGCCTGGATGTCTTCAGACGAGATGTCTGATTTTTGGAAAATACTCGGAGCTATTACACGTGCCGCAGCTGCGGAATCAAAAATTGAGTTTTTCGGAATTAATCCAGAACGTGCTGCGGCGGACGAAAATCTCGAAAAAATGATTAAAGACATTGCCGGGCTGATAATTCGCAAACAAAGAGATTACGGCAGCGACAATATTCTTCGATTTGGAAGATTAGGTCTCCTGGTCCGGGTTCATGACAAAATCGCGAGATTAGAGAATTTAACAGCTCGCGGCACTGAACCCAGTAATGAATCAATTTCGGATAATTACATGGATGTAATTGGTTACTGCACGGTAGCCATGATGTTCGAACGCGGTTGGTTTACGCTGCCGCTGCAGGAAAAGTAAAAAAGATGGAAAATGCGAAAGCCCCCAGAGGAACGACGAGAGTCCGCCACCTACAAACCCGTTACAGAAAAGCAACTTCGCTCAACTCTGGGGAGCTTCGCAATGCCGCGCCAGCAACTGAAAGGGAAATTGCTATGCGGCTCATAGACGATAGCACATCCATGGCCTGTGGAAAAGAAACTCAAAGAAATTCTTGTTTCCAGGTTGACGGTGGTGGATGAGCCTGCTATCGTGTCCCACTACTCGGCCCTAGGGCCACATAAGAGTGACGTCACATCTACAGCCACCTGATTGAAGTTCGCGGAGAATTCCGAGGGCCTACTTTGAGTTTGCCAAAAACTGGTTTTCAAAAAGTAAAGGTTCCCCCGGACCCCCTCCAAAGTTCATCAACTGACTGACTCTTACAACTCAATCTCAGTTACATTGCTAACTAACTATTATCACTACAACTTGAGAATTTAAGTCTCGATGAGACTTGACAAAACCTTCTCACGGGGATTAAACTAAGAAAATGACCGAGAAACCGAAACGAATTACTAAAAAAGTTCTCGAAAGAAATTCCGCCGCAGCAAAAATCTCAGAAGACCAAATTCTGGAAGTTTTTGAATTCTGGAAATTAACGTTTAAAAAGCGCAGCTCTGTAGCTCTGGACCATGGTCGAAGAGTTCTTATCGGCAGCGCTATTTACCACTACGGAATAGACGGCGCAAAAGATGCAATTATCGGCTGCACCAGGTCAGATTTCTGGATGGGTCGCAACAAACGCAATAAAGCGTATACGGGCATAGAGCACATCTTCAAAGACAACGCACGCATCGAGTCGATGCTGGAATTACTACCGGAGGACGGCAATGAAGCAAATTGGTAAAAAAGCAAAAAAGTCCGCCGCAGCTGCGGCCGGAAACAAAACGGCAGAAAAGCGATTTTCTCCCCAGGCTTACCCGCTGTACGTGTGGGGACTATGGGCGGAAACAGTTCGTAGTACTAACCCAGCAACTGGGTTCAAGCTTCTGGGGTACAAGTACCACACTGACCGGTTAACCATCGTCGGCTGGATGCAGATGAGTGACACCCGTGTCGAGCCCATGGTGTTTACGTCCGAGTGGGGAGTAGTGCCCATCTACGAGCTGGCGGGCTCCTGGCCTGCAGAGTACGGCCAGCTGCCGGATTATTACGAATTAATCCAGGACCGCGACGGAGCTCCGATGGTTGTCCCCCACGAAGACTTCGTCCTGGTGGATATAGCAATGTCGCAGCCAGACAGGGAGATGTTCGAGGCAACCAAGCAGCAGCACCTAACGAACTGCTCTCTATATGCAGGAACAGAAGATGGCGAGCTAAAAGACCTAAGTTCCTCGACGGTGGTGGAAGAGAATAAAGATGGCAAGTGAAGACTGTTACGTAGCTAGAAAAATCGAAAATTCGGATTTCCCAGGGATAGTTCAGATAAATCTAGCCGAAAATCTTGAGGACGTCGCGCTCTTATTGCTTGTGTCATTAATGGCCGCGCAAAAATATCCAGATTCAATAAGCGAGGCTGAAGTCCACAGGGAGATTACTGACCTAGCAGATGCTGGTAAGTGGGATGAGCTGGCATTCAAAGGCCTAAAGTGGATTCAGGAGATTGGGCAATGAAAAAAATCGAATGTGAGGAATTGGTTCGTATTGCCTACGCAACGTATAACCTCCAGATTCTCATCGCCGACGAAAAACATATTTTCCGAGCATGGTACGCGCTACTGGGAGACCTGGAGTATGAAGACGTGCGCGACGCATTTACCGAATTAGCAACTTATGCGGACTTTATGCCTCGACCAGGGGAGGTCCGCCGAAGGACGATAGACAACCTTAGTGGCGGCTCAAACCATCCAGATGCTGCAACGGCATGGGGGATGCTCCAATCGATGCGTAAAGCAACTGAGGGAGGACAGTTCTACGAGGGGGAGAGACCAGAAGCTCTCATCGAGACGCTCTCTCTCCTGGGGGCATCAGCCTACGACCTCCACACCAACGGAGATAGGGAAACTTTTATACGGGTATATAACAAGACCATAGAAAAGTTTGAAAAAAAGAAGTACAAGAAGACTTCCAACCTGACGGTGGTGGATGAAGATGCCTAAACTGGAATACCCAAACAAAAAGAGGGAAACTAAATGAAGTACATTATTGGTTCGGTACTTATTTACCTCACTTTTAAATCCCCACGAATCGACCCATTATCGAAGATAACGCTCTACGCCGCGATTGCTGGCGTGGTGTACTATCTTCCCTGATGAAGCGAAACCCTGGACGACCAACAGTAAAACCAACTAAGCCTTATACGACGGTAACAATCCGCGTAAGTAAAGAGTTTAAAGAAAAATTAATTCAACAAGCAGAAGCTGTTGATTTAACCCTGACCGACTATCTCATCGCTCTCGTCGAACGAGATAGTGCGTAAGCCTCAGAAGTCCCGTCACCCCGACAAGTGGTCAGAGATACACGTACGGCTGAAGGGGTCGCTCAAGAATGAGCTGATTGACTATGCACGCCGCCACGACCTGTCCGTCGGCCAGATAGTAAATTACGCAATATTCCTATTACTCCAGGAGGAGAAGGGAATCCCTGCCCCCGGTTCTCCCCAGTACTCTCTCCCCACGATGGAGGAGTCTATTGTCGCCTACATGAAGGGCGAGACACTCTTGCAACCCTGTGGGCAAGTTAGTTGCGATATGAAACTGACCCAGTTAGATGGCCTGAGTTTCTGTGATACCTGCAATCTTCGCATTTTGTAATTTGCTTTTGTAATTTTGAAAAT